ATGTCTTTTTCAGACCTTAAGCGTAAATCCCAGACAAACTTTGACTTCCTGCAGAAGGAATTGGAGAAATCATCCAGCGGTAAGAACGTTGATGAACGTTTCTGGAAACCAGAGGTTGACGCTTCTGGAAATGGATACGCTGTTATCCGTTTCCTCCCTGCCCCTGATGGAGAGACACTCCCTTGGGCAAAACTATACTCCCACGCCTTCCAAGGTATTGGTGGTTGGTATATTGAAAACTCTTTGACTACACTCAACGAAAACGATCCTGTTGGTGAAGTTAACCGCCGTCTCTGGAATAGCGGTGCTGATGAAGATAAAGAGACTGCTCGTAAGCAGAAGCGTAAGCTTCAATACTACAGCAACATCTATGTTGTGAAGGATCCTAAGCACCCTGAGAACGAAGGTAAAGTCTTCCTCTATAAGTATGGCAAGAAGATCCATGACAAGATCCTCGCTGCGATGCAACCTGAGTTCCAAGATGAAGAGAAAGTAAACGTCTTTGATCTGTGGGAAGGTGCTAACTTCAAACTGAAGATCAAGAAAGTCGCAGGATACTGGAACTACGATAGTTCTGAGTTCGATAATGTCTCTGCTCTCAGTGCTGATGATGACGTGCTGGAAGCAACTTGGAAGCAAGAGCATTCTCTTGAAGCATTCACTCACAAGGATCAGTTCAAATCATATGCTGATCTTGAGAAGCGTCTGAATATGGTGCTTGGTATCACTCAACGTGCTGCTGTTCCTACAGTAGACAGCGAAGAGTACGAACCAGTCGCTGCTACTGGTGGGTTCAACGATCCTGACATTACTGGTGGATCTTCTTTCCGTCAGCAGATGAATGCTCCCTCTCCTGTCAAGGAAGAGGCAATCGTTGAGGATGACGACGCACTGTCTTACTTCGCACGTCTTGCTGAAGAGTGATTAAGTTTCTTTGGAAAGGACTGAATCATCCAGTTACCTATCTAAACCTTTCGTTTGTTGGAATGTTATTTGTGATTCAGTTCGTGCATACTAAAGCACACCTTACTTTAGAAACAGATGTGCATGGTCATGCTTACAGAGTATTGAAAAAGAATCCAGAACTAGCAACACCTTCTTGCTACAAAATGGGGTTTTCAAAACGGTAAAACTAGGAAAAAATTTCGGGCAAAATTTTGCCTAGAAAAGTCAACCAGTTTTCTTTAGACGCTGACTAATATAGTTGGCGTCTTTTTTGTATAAATTTCTCTTTCTAAAATCATCTACAAATTGCTGGAAGTATGCTGGTTTTAACAAGTAAATAGAACGCTTCTTTTCATTCTCAGCGGTGTAGTGTTCGGCAATGGTAACGGGACGACAAATCTCGTTGCCATTTTTTAATGTCATAGCGCCGTTGATGTTCAGTTTATGTGTTGTATTGTAGAAAGTCTCGTCTACATGAACACCAGCAGGGTACTGACCAATCTCATAGGTTTCGTAGTGATTAATTTCACCATATGGATCATCAAATTCTGACTCTAGCACACTAGTTAACTCGAAGTTTGTCATTGGCCAATCATACTGAGCGTTAACCATATTGTTTGTCAGTAGAATTACCCAGTCAAAAAATGGATTTCCATACATTCTATCAGCAAGAGTATCTGGTCTATCAAGATCTTCAACTGTATACTTGTTGAAAATTACTGCGTATGATAATACATCATCATTAATTTTATATCTACGAAAGAAATTTTTAGCAGTTATAAAATCGGATTCTGAGAAAGGATAACTGATCGGTTTCTCGTCGTATTCTATGTTCGGGATTAGTGAGAAGTACATCAGTATTTGTCTGCCTCTTCTGAGAAAATAAGTTTTGTTTCTTGGAATGATAATGATAAACCAATAGCAACCATACTGCCATCATCATATGTAGCATACGTTCCATCGGGAGTGTAATTAATTTCTACATTTGTCATAGCACACATTTTATACTGTGCTACGTCTGGATTTGGACCATTGCCACGCATAAATGTTAATCGACAGACGTTTGGAACTTTAATAAAGTTGTTTGCAGCATTTTGTCCTTTTGAAAAATTTAATTCTGTTCCTTTTGAAAACTTAGGTAGCATAGAACGTTTAAATATTTTACAAATTTCTTTAATCTCTGTTGCTTCTAGTGCATTTCTTGGGACAAGTTTATAATTTAAGGAAATATTCCTGAGATCTGTTCCAGTAAATAACAGTTCAACGTTGGGGTTGAGGATAACACCACGAGTTGCACCAAAAACATCATTCTGACTTAAAGATTCGCCAGTAATTTTTGATATAACATCTCTAATAACTTTATTGCCTAAATTTGGAACTGCTTGAGAGAATGCAGTTCCTGCATTGTTTAAAGCATTTTGCATCCCTTCACCAAAATCACCAGATCCTGCTGTAGTGAGGGCATCTCTGCCAATATTACTGAATGCTTTACCACTCCAGTTCGCTTTGTATCCAGTAGAAACATCTTCTGGCATGTATAGGATAATTGATTGCTCTGTCTCAGATCCTTTATATAATCTTTCTGCAGAAACACTTTCGTTATATGTTGCAAGAGGTGTGCTACTATCTTTAGTCGCACCTTTGTTTATGTTTTGAAATGGTGGTTGATATTCAAAAAATTCAAATAATACATAATCAGAATTCGCTGTCATCGCTGCATCTCTTGGATATCTACGAGAACCAGTGGCACTTGAAAGAGTTGGAGCTGCTACTGTTTTATAAGAAAATGTTCCTGGTGGTGTAGACTCTAAGTACTTTGATTTGCTAATACTATTCCACTCAGAACCATCCCATTGATAATAAACTTGATACTTACTTCCCATCGCACCTGCAGCTTCGGTCTTTACAGTTTGACCTATTTTAGTGCCATTAGCAGTTGGTTTACCGCCAGTATTTGTTTTCATTACTTAGACATCTCCTTTGACTGCTTAGTTCCATATCCTTTAATCATTCTCTGACCTGAGATTTTATCGTAGAATCTGTCATCGGTTTCTTCCCATACAATCTTTTTATCGATAGGGAAAGTCCTTCCATTAACATCTTTCACAAAATCCTCGGTTGGCAAAAGAATAGCAGTGTCCCATTCTGTTGATGCAAGGTCAAGATATAATCCGTCTACATGACTACTGAGATATTTATGAAAACATACCTTAGGTATATCAACTCTGCCTTGCATCAGTTTCTTTGTAACAATCAATCTTTTCTTTGGGGAGAGGTAGTGTAAGTTAGCACCCCAAAATTCATTCTTCCCTGGTGCTTTAAAACAATAGAGCAAAGGAAATCTATCATAGTAAGGCAGATGCTTCATCTTTGCCTTATACTCAAACATATACAGATGACCTGCTACTGCATATCTACGCAGTTCATTCTTGTCTTGTTCTTTGACAGCACCAGCACGATCTTTCTTTTCGTCTAAGATGTACTTGTTAAAATTCTTTTTGTATTTACTTGCTTCTGCTTTTACTGCAGATCTATACCATGTTAGAGATTTCTTTTCTCCTCCTGTGGAATTAGATACTCGTTCAAATAATGTTTTGTATCCAGGGTCCTTGTTTGTAATATTACGTTGGACTGACGCAAATCCGGTTGCCATTTTAGACTCCTAAGTGATCTTCGGTTAGTATTAAGAAGTTCATCTGCCTGTCTTCACAATACTCTCTCGCAGCGGACCATTTAGTTTGGTTCTTTACGTAAGTCAGTGCGGCATTACGATAGGCAGCAGTTTTTTTATTTTTCTCATTCGGTGGTTGAGTTTGCTTTTTGGGTTTGATCTCAATAATATACTTAGTAAGTTTGCCACTCTTTTCTTTTACTTTAATGTAAAAGTCAGGGAAATATCGTCTTACCTTACCATCGGGTGCGCGATAGGGAATGATTATCTCTTCGCTGCCCCATTCAATTATTGAGGGATTACTATCACAGAACACCATGAACTTACGTTCCCAAAGTGATCTATAAACTATGTTTGTTGGATTACCACGATACTTAGTAGGATTTTTAGGTTTGTAAAATCCAGAGTATGCCATAAATATAAAGAGACCAACATAGGTATTTAGTGTGTCGATAGATCGTCTATTAACAACAATGGCAGTAAACGGCGGGATGTCGTTCAGTAATAACTTTGTTGTAAAGTTTATCAATCCACCTATTACTCCTCCAGGTGGACAATCATCTGACTACTTTGAAATGTTTTGCACTGAAGCACAATTGCCGAATACCAATACGGCACAAGGTCAAATGAATGGCACATATGTTGGTAGTGGATCTGTAAACTACCCCCACACAAGAGTATTTACTGAAATTCAATTGGGATTTATGTGTGATGCTAATATGTCATCGCTTAAATTTCTACAAGATTGGACTGATTCTATTTTTAATGAAGAGGGTGACAATGTTGTTGGCAAATCAAAATCAGCAATGGAATCTTCTGCCTTCGATGCTGGCAGACCAGAGGGAAGAAATATCAGATTAAAATATAGGGATGAATATGCATGTAAAATTGCTATTACCAAGACTGAAATTGGACCAAATTCTCCTATAGAAAGAGCACCTATTACATATATCTTAGAGCAAGCATATCCTTATGCTATTGATGCAGTGCCTCTACAGTTCGGTAGTAGTCAACTGACGCAAGTAACAGCACAGTTCTCTTACATGAGACACTATGTGATCAAGAATGATATTAGACTGTGAAAACCAACTTTTCAAATCCATGAAAGTAGGAAAATTTTTCCTGCTAATTTTTGGTCAAAAAAGTCGCACTAAATATTAATATGATATGATCTAAGTATAATGGCATTACCAAAAGTTGCATTACCAACTTACGAACTGGAAATTCCTTCAAATGGCAAAAAAATCAAATATCGCCCATTTGTCGTAAAAGAAGAGAAATTACTTTTATTAGCACTTGAATCTCAAGATGATAAGCAGATTGAAGAAGCTACAAGGACATTACTGAAAAATTGTATCCAATCTCGCGTAAAATTAGAAGATTTAGCAATTTTTGATTTAGAATATATTTTCTTGCAAATTCGTGCTGTATCAGTTGGCGAAGTTGTTGAAATGTTGCTAACATGTGAAGATGACGGTGAAACGCAAGTTAAGTACAATCTTAATTTGACAGATGTTCAAGTTATCAAATCAGAAGGTCATTCTGACAAAATCATGCTATCTGATGAGATGGGCGTGATTATGAAATATCCAGCATTTGAAGAATTTGTAAAAGTATCGATTATCGCAAAAGATACTAGCGACCAAGTTATTGAGATCATGGGGAAATGTATCGATCAAATTTTTGATGGTGAAGATGTATATGACAGTTCGACTACATCAAAAAAAGAATTTATTGAATTTATTGAAGGATTGACAAATAAGCAATTTGAAAAAGTTCAGGAATTTTTCTCTGAGATGCCAGTCCTTAAACATGAGATTAAGTTAAAAAACCCAAATACTGGTGTTGAAAATAGTTTTGTAATTCAAGGATTATCTAATTTTTTCGGATAAGCCTCTTTCATAATACGTTAGAGGGGTATTACAAGACTAATTTTGCCTTGATGCAACACCATAAATATAGTTTGAGTGAAATAGAAGATATGATGCCTTGGGAGAGACAAGTTTATACTAGTCTCCTCATGCAATACCTAGAACAAGTCAAACAAGAACAAGAAAAAGCAGCAAGGTAATAATGGCACACGGTTATCTTACACCAGAAGCAGTATCAGGCGAAGGACTTGGAATCCCATATAAGAGATTATATGATGCATTCAAGAAACTTTTTCGCAAAGATCTCCGTGTCGTTAATGCTAACGTAAAAGAAGTAAGGGACTTGTTACCTGGGGGGAAAGATAGAGCACAACTTCCACCATCAGGGCAGAAAATGCTTGGTGGTGCTGCAACAAAACTACTAACAGGTGCTACTTCTAGTGCTATTGTTCCCAAAAAAGCAGGTATTGTAAACACAGAGGCAAAAACTGCTATTGTTGGCAAAAATGCCACTGATATTAATAGAAAAGAACAAAAATACCTAGGAACTACTGATCCCGATACGGCAGGTGGTCCAAAGACCAGAAAAGGTGGAACTTTTACTGATTTTGGTTCTACTTCTTCTGCACCAGAAGCAAAACCGCTAAATGCAGAAAATTTCTTTGCAAAAGCGCAAACTGGTGTTGGTGATAGTGGAGAATATTTAACAAAATCACAAAGAGTTTCAGACTTTAGAAAATCGCAGGAAATGCGAACTGCCTCGGCAAATACTCCTGCAATTTCACCTGATAGTGGCGTCGATATTGTCGCTGCTGTTAATAGGAATACACAAGCAATTGTTGCTTTATCTAATCTAACGGAAGAGCAGACAAAATCGCAACGCTCGATGCATAACGAGCAACAAGCTCAATCAGATAAACTTGCTTCTAGAGCACTTGCTAGAGGCGAAGAAAAAGCATTAGAAAAAGGTTCTGATCGTTCTGGGTTTACTACACCAGAAAAATTCCAAAAGTTACTACCTGGTGGCGGTGGATCTGGCGGAGGCGGTGGTGCTGGCGGTGGACCTGGACTTGGTATTGGTGGTAAAGTTGGTGCTAAAAAGGTAGTACAAGCAGTTGGTAAGCGTGGTGCAGCACGAGTAGGAACACGATTAGCAGCAAAATATGGTGGTAAAGCAGCAGCAAAAGCAGCAGGTAAATATGGCGGCAAAGCAGCTGCTAAACTTGGTGTTAAGGGTGCTGCGAAGATAGGAGCGGGTGCTGTTGCTAAATCAGTTGGCAAAAAGATACCTTTAGTTGGTTTGGGTCTCGGTGCTGTCTTTGCAGCACAGAGAGCATTACAGGGTGATTTTGTGGGTGCTGGTCTTGAGTTAGCATCTGGTGCAGCATCAACAGTTCCTGGTATTGGCACAGTTGGGTCAGTTGGTATTGATGCTGCTCTTGCTGCCAGAGATATGGGAATGACGCCATTCGCTAAGGGTGGTATCATTACACAACCGACTAATGCCCTTATGGGTGAATCTGGAGCAGAAGGTGTTTTTCCACTAGAAGGTAGAAGGGGCAAAAATACTTTCGAGGCAATGGGAGAAGGTATTCTTGAGGCACAGAAAAAAGGTAAGAAAGAATATGCTGATCTACAGTCAGCAGGTCTTAAATTATATTTTGAAAACAAGGGTGGATTTAAAATGTTTGGTGATCTTTTTGGAAATATTATGTCTGGAATATTTGGTCCAATTATAGGTGGATTATCTAAAAGTTTAGGTAATTTTCTAGGTGGTGGATTAAATAAGCTCTTTGGTCTTGGTGGAGATAAAAATTTATCTACAGTTAATACTGGTGGACTTGCAGACTTTATTGGTGGTCTTGAGTCTGGAAATGATTATACTAAGATGGTTGGTGGAGCAAAAGATGAATCTGTGCTTGGTAAAACTATAGATCAATTAAATTCTGAAAAAGGTGGTCAGTTTGCCATGGGTCGTTATCAAATTCAAATGAGAACTGCCAGTGAAGTCCTTAAGAATGCTGGTATTGATACTTCATCATTTAAATTTGATAAAGCAGGTCAAGACAAGATATTTGAATTACTTTTAAAGAGAAGAGGTATTGATGACTTTATGTCTGGCGAAATTGACGAAGATCAATTTGCTAAGAACCTTTCTATGGAGTGGGCAGCACTTCCTGAAAATGCATCTGGTAAGGGATACTATGATGGAGTTGGAACTAACAAGTCTTTGACTAGTTTCTCTTCCGTTAAGGGTCAGTTATCTGCACTTAAGGCATCAGGATCGCCATTCCAAGCATCTGCTCAAACTGGATCTGGGGGATCGCAAAATCTTGCTGCTGCAGCACAGAGTTTGAAAGGAATGAGCACAGCAGACGGTCCTGATGGTGGTCAGAATGGTTGTGTATATGCTGTGAACAAAGTATTCAGCAAAGCAGGTATCACTCCACCATGGGGATCATCACTATATGTTCCTGATGCTGAGAAATCTATGATTGATGCTGGTTGGCAGCAGGTCCCATATGGTCAACAACAACCAGGCGATGTATTTGTTATGAAGGATCGGAAGTCTCCACCACAGGCACATATTGGTGTTGCAACCGATAATAAATTTATTTTATCCAATTCATCTGGTAAAGCAGCGATGAGTTGGTCTTCTACAGCACAAGGATATAATTCATATTATGGTGGACAGGGAGCATTGTATAGAATGCCTGGTCAACAGGCAGTATCCACTGCACAAGCAGGGTCTCCTGGAGCTCCACCTTCGGGTGCTCCTTTAACAGCAGAACAAAAATCACAAATGTTCCAAAATGCTGGAATGTCTGCTTTAGGAGCAAATGGTATTACTGGCGCTACTCCTAGTCCTGGTCCTATTTCTGCAGCACCAGCATCTCCAAATACTGGAACACCTATCATGGCGACTTCAGCACAAGTAGCATCTGCTTCTGGTGTTGCTGCAGCACCTACAGTAATTAATAATTACTATGGTTCTGGTGGCGGTAAGCAAAGTAGTGGAGTTAATCCAAATGGGGTATCTGCTGGCATTGATATGAATGCTGCAGGTCTTGGTGCGTTCCAAGAATTAAAACTTAGATCATTAGCATAATGGCACAATCACAACAGTTTCAAAATATCACAGATTTCTCTTTAAAGAGTGTTGTTATAGCAGCACTTGGAGAAACAGAAGGGTATGAAATCAAGCAAATGGTAAGTACATTTTCGTATGTTGAGAATGTTACTAGTCCATTTGTTGCAGGAACTATGAGTGTTGCTGATAGTGCTGGACTGTTAGCAAATCTTCCTATTCAAGGTGGTGAGACTGTTAAGATAGTTGTGGACACTTCTTCTGCAGATGAACCACAAGAATATGTAATGCAGGTATGGAAAGTAGGTAATAGATATGCTAAAAATCAAGTACAAGCATTTACTTTAGGTCTTGTATCTGTTGAAGCACTTAATAATGAATGTGTGAGATTAATGAAAAGATTGGAAGGAAAACCAGAAGAAATTATTTCTAAAATTCTTACAGAAGATTTAAACAGTGATAAAGTTCCTTTGGTTACAAATCTAAATGGAATGACATCACCAACTCAATTTGCTGTAAAAATGCTTCCTACAAATAGGAGACCATTTGATATTATCTCATCGTTATGTGTAAAGAGTGTAAAAATTGATAGTGGTGGATCTGCAGGAAAAAATTCAAAATCTGATGGAGACAGAGGTAAAATTAGTGGATCTGCTGGGTATTTCTTCTGGGAAAATAAGAGAGGATATAATTTCTTCGCTGTTGATGATCTACTAGATGCGAATGACGAGAACACATGGGGTCCATACATTGAAAAACCAGCTAATCAATCAGATGGTGCAGATGATAGACTTACAATTTCTCAAGCAGTATTTCAGTCTGAAGTTGATGTTATGTCTGCTATGAGGAAAGGAAAGTATTCTAGTCTTATTGTTTTCTTTAATCATTCTACAGGTCAGTATCATGAATATGATTATAGTTTGGAAGATGCATATGATAGCATGAAGCATCTTGGAGCACAAAATAAACCATCTTTAATTAAATTTGGAGATAAGTCTATTTCTGATTATCCAACTAGAATTGTATCTACAATCTTGGATCATGAGTCCTGGTACAATGAACCAGGAATTGCATCTTATGAAGAAGAAGATAAATCAGAAGAACCAAGTGAATTTTGTGATTTTCATAAACATTTTGCAGCACAGTCTTTAATGCGATATGAACTATTGAAACATCAAATGGCAACAGTTGTGATTCCGGGTAATTCTGAAATTTGTGCAGGTGATAAGATCAACATAAAACTTGTAAATAAAGCTCCTGGTGCTAGAATACAGGATGAACCATATGATCAAGAAAGTAGTGGCATTTACCTCATTGAAGAAGTGACACATACTTATGATAGTACGAAATCAACAAATGGAAAATTTACAACAACCATAAGATTGATGCGAGATTCGTATGGGGATATTGAATCAAACCACGGCACTAAATAAAAACGTAGAAGCAATTACTTATGGAAAATATCGAATCACATATTGCTAAGGACAAAGAGATCCTTGACAATCCTATGACTTCTCCCAACCAACGTCGTCATATCGAAGGTGAACTTCATGACTTGGAAGAATATGTAGAACATCACAAAGAAGAAATTGAAGCAGGAGATCATCACGATCCAACTGCACTCGAACTTTATTGCGATCAAAATCCATCAGAATTAGAATGTTTAATTTACGATGATTAATTAATATGGATCAATTAGTATCACAGTTGATTCCTACTCAGCGCATCGGAAACGATGGGTTCAATTGGTGGGTGGGTCAAATTGAAGGAACTGCCACTGACGAAACAAATAACAAAGGTGGTTATCGTTTCAAAGTTCGTATTGTAGGAGATCATCCTGGTAAAAAGGAACTCCTTGATACGGCAGATTTGCCATGGGCAACTGTGATGATGCCTGTTACAGTTCCATTCATTCCTGGTAATGGTGGTGGAGCACACCCACAACTAGAGACTGGTTGTTGGGTTGTCGGTTTCTATATGGATACCGAGAAACAAAAACCTATTATTATGGGGTCTATTGGACAGACTCCTGGTGCTACTAAAGTATTTACCGAGAGAACACCAGATACCCCACCATTTGTTACAGCAATTCCACAGATCAACGCACAAGCGGATGGTCCACCAATTCAGAAAGATAGTGGTGGAGCATCTACTGAAAAAAACACAGCAACCGGTGGATTGTCTGACGGCACTAAGGATGGAGATGGAAACTCTAGAGTCAATACACCACCAAAAAAAGTACAACCAGTAAAAAACAAAACAGCAGTATCTGAGGATTGGTGTCAATCAAAAGCAGAGAAGTGTGATGAAAATGATATGACATCGCAGTTAACTGGAATTATGGGAGAATTCCTTGCTGCGGTACAAGATAATGGTGGTAATATTGGTACATACTTAGTCAACCAGACAACAGGACAGTTAACATCTGGTGTTAATTTGGCACGAGGTTATGTTAACAAAGCGATGCGTGTAGTTAGCGAATTTGTCGCTAGGGTAAAAGGATTTGTCATTGAAAAACTTAAAGCAGCAGTCAATGATCTAATTAAAGCATTGTTGAGACCATCTGAAGATGGCAACTCTCTTACACCAGTTACAGAATTTTTCAATAACTTACTAGCGAACTTGGGATGTTCAATGGCGGATCTTGGTGATCGTCTTGCTAAATTCCTGACAGATATTTTAATGAGTTATGTTGAGCAGATTTATAAATCTGTAGCGTGTCAAGTTGATGCTCTTGTTAATGGCATCATGTCCAAGATTAATTCATTGATGAATGATCTTCTTAGTCAAATTCTTGGTCCAATTAGTGATATCTTGGGAGCAATTGCAGGACCACTAAACATTCTTGGTGGTGCAATTAATTTTGTATTAAATCTACTTGGAATTTCATGCTCTGGTCCAGATAGATCATGTAGTAAGAAAAAGGCAGTTTGCACAAATGGGGGAGAGGAACTTGAAGACGAAGGTGATTTCTTAGATCAATTATTATCTGATATCGATAATTTATTCCCCGCAACTGGTGCAGATTATACTCAGTATGTCTGTGATGATGCATATAAAGGAAAGAGTTTACAATTTACAACTATTGGATTCACTGGTGGCGTCCCTAAGGGAGGTAGTAGTGGTAATAACGGTGATGGCGATTCTGGTGGGGGATTAGAAGATCAAGATCCTGATAATGATGGTGTAAAACAAACAGAAAGAATTACATATGACATTAAAAATGTAACGGTAATTGAAGGTGATATTGCTAAATTTGTAGTCACTAGAAAAGGATATACTTCAGTATCCTCTTCTGTGACATATAAAACATTGAAGTATGCTGGTAATGCTACAGAAGGACAAGATTATATTCCAGAAAATGGTATTTTGGGATTTGCTCCAGGAGAAACTGAAAAAACAATACAAGTTCAAACTTTGGTTGATTCTGAAAGAGAACAGGACGAAGACTTTAAACTTCTCATACGAAAGAATACACCAGCAAAAGGAAGTAAAGTACAGACAAAATTCATCAAGAGTCTTGCTACGGGAACAATCACTGAAAAGAATGTAATAGAACCATCTGATCCATATACAGGATCTCCTACAAATCCAATATATGATCTTCCTGATGTCTTTCCTCCTTCAGTAACTGATCCTACTGATGATGATGGTGATGGGGATACAACTGGACCAGATGTAAATGATCCAAACCCTTCACCAACAGATGATGATGGAGATGGAATTGATGATAATACTGGAGTCGGAATTGTAAAAACTGTTAGTGTTGCAGCAGATAGAGATACCTGTCCAGAAGGAGAATTTATTGTTTATACAGTAACAACAACAAACTATGTGAATGGAGAAATTTTATATTACACTCTTTCTGGTAATGATATAACTTCTGATGATATCATTGGTGGAAATTTAGTTGGAAATATTGTTGTTAATGACAACAAAAGTAAAATTACGGTAGGTATTGAAGATGATGGTGTTGTAGAAGATGCAGAAGTTCTTAGATTGACTATTAATGGGACAGGCGCATTTGATGATGTTGTGATTATTACGTCATCTGATTTAACTGATGATGGAGAAGGTGAAGGACCAGGAACTGATACAGGAGAGTTTGTTCCACCAACTGTTGTCGTTGATGAGGTCATTACAGATGATAATGGTGGAATCATTGATATTCCTGTATCCAATCCTGGTTCACCATGGGCAGAACCTCCATATGTTTTCATTACAGGAGAAGGTATTGGTGCTACCGCAACTGCTCTATTAGATAGAGATGGTTTCCTAACAGAAATTCGTGTCAAATCTAATGGTTTTGGTTATAAGAAAAATCTTCCAGATGATAATGGGAAGAGATGTATTATTGATTCACTCACTCTTATCAGACCTGGAATTGATTACAAAGAACCGCCAACTATCTACGTTAATGGTAGAACAGATGTAGCGGAAGCAATTATCAATGAAGATGGGTTTGTAATTGGTGCTAGAATTACTGATAGAATAACTACATATCAAAAATATCCAGAGATTATTGTAGTTGGTGGTGGTGGTTATGGTGCTAAACTACTACCGTCTCTAGCATGTCTAGATACAGATGCACTATCTAAAGTCGGTTCTACTAAGATTGGAACTGGTCGTTACGTTGATTGCCCATAATGAACCCACAAGCTGCTTCCACGTATCCTACCACTATTGCTAAACCTACAACTCCCGATGAATCTCAGGAGTTGTCGGAAAATCCTAGGTTTAGAACTTGGTATAAGGGTACTTTAACACGATCCGAAATATATGAGAGAGTGTTGCCCGATAAAGAAACTAAATCACTTCGTATTGATGGACCAGAAGATTCTACAATTCTTCAAAATAATCTAGGTCAGATAAAAATTATTACAGGACAAAAAGATACTGAACGTGGTCCTGGTAGTGGAAAACTATGTATTCGTAGTTGGGGACAACAACAAAGACACGAGCATAGATCTAATTTAGAGTTTAATGCAGGAGATGACACAGATGAAGGTCAGGCATTAAATGTGTTATGTTATGGTGATTATGTTGAAAAGACAACTGGCGGCACCAGATATATCAGAGCACAGAAGATTGTTATCGAAGCATCAGAAGAATTGCTATTGATTGGTAAGACTCAAGTCAACATCCAAGCAGGAACTGCTGGCGGTGGTGCTATTATCATGAATGCTGGTAGTATTGAAAGAACTGCAAGTCAGGATAAAGAAATTATTACTGGACAGAAAATGACATTTGGTGTCAGTGAAGAAACCAAAGTTCAGTTTGATCCAAGAGCATCACAGAATATTGTTTCACCTGGTCATATCAACTGGAGTATCTTAGGTGATTACAAACAGTGGATTGGTGGTGTTGAGCAGCATATTGTCGCTGGTGGACCTGGATTACCTCCACTAATCAAAGCAAGGGACAGTACATATTCTGTTAAGACAACAATTGGTGGTCAGACTTACGATTCTACAGATTTTATCAGTGTCAAGGCAGGTTTAAATTACAATATGACCGCTGGTGGTATTGCTAATCTAACAGCAACAGGAGCGATGAATATTAAAGGTGCATTAATTTTACTTAACTAAGCAATCACGTATACTGATCGTAAACTGGCACAAGGGGGGTTGATTTCTGGACCTAACCCTGATAAATTACTCTTGTAGCAAATCAGGCGAGTGCCGCAATTACTTGCATAACCTGGTTGACGCATCGAGCGTCTTCTGCTATAATATATTCATGCGATCGGGAGTCGAACCGATCCATCATCTGCGGGTATAAATTCCGCAAGTAAACAAAGGTAATTAAACAACAATGATCAAATCTGTATTCGCAGCAACCGCTGCCCTGTCCGTATCTGCTGGTGCTGCTTTCGCAGGACCCTACGTTAACGTAGAAGCCAACTCCGGTTTCACGGGATCCAGCTACAACGGAACCGCGACTGACCTTCACGTAGGTTACGAAGGCGAACTCGGTGAGTCTGCTTCGTACTACGTCCAAGGCGGCGCTACTGTAGTCTCCCCTGACGGCGGCGAGAGCGACACCGTTCCTTCTGGTAAGGCAGGCGTTGGTCTGAGTTTGACCGATGCTCTTGGAGCATATGGCGAAGTCTCCTTCGTTGGTAGTGGCGACAGCGACATCGACCGTGGTTATGGAACCAAACTCGGTTTGAAGTACAGCTTCTGATAAATAACGTGGAGACCTTTCGTGCGGTCTCTACAAAAGTCGGAACACCCAAGGGGACCTTCGGGTCCCTTTTTTCATGGTTCTAAATAATTACGTGGAAATGAGTGCCGTATGTTATCTACACAATATAGACTACGACTAGAATTTATTTGTAAACGTATCGCAAATAATGATGATGTAAAACTAGATGATATGATCTGGGCGCAGAAACTTGCTAAAGCAAATACATCTGCTAATGAGATGTTAAAAATGGCAAGACGCCAAGCATCACAAAACATTGAAGAAGGTAGCACAGACGATTTTCTGAATAGGATGGGTTTAGGTGATCCCGATCCATCCAACCATAAGAAGGGATTTACTGATGCTGACGATATTAAGAATTGGTTTCAGCAAGACAAACCTGATGATTGGAGACAAAGAGACTAATGCCAAGTGAATTTGATTACGTCGAAGCACCTACGGAGGGTGAAGTTGACAAATGGGGGTTTACAATCAAACCTACTATCAGTGATACTGAACTAATTCTTAGGTGTCTGCGAAATGCTCCTTGTGGTTGCGACAAGAAGCAAGTTGAAAGATTAATTAAACAATACCATGACTAAGAAACAATACAAACAATTGCTACTGGACCACTTTACAGAGCAATTAGATAAACTCACAGCAAAGGAACTGAAGGAACTTGCTGCGAGACACACATGAAAGATTATGTCTGTATCCCCATGTGGGATCCTATTTACGAGATGATGCGCTATTATTGGGTACACAAGTCAGAAAAGGATCCTGAGCAATTCGTGAAAAATCTCAACCCAGAGCAAGAACTGCTATGAGTAGTAAGATGCTATTCCTAGTTGACATTGGTAATGGTAGATGTCTTAGTCATGATGGATACATTCAAATTGGTATTTTCTCTCATAGTGTAGAGAAACATCTTGAATTGTGTCCAGAACAGCAATGGCAGGTAACATACTGGATGCCTGATCCATTCTGTATTAGATATCCAAGACCTAATTATCAGCATACTATGAAGGCGAATGAAGGTTCACCTAAGACTGATAATGCTACTGATAGTAGACCAAGAGATTTTCCTGATCAAGCAACAAATAGATTGGAGAGAACATTATGAAGATGTGGGAGACAAAATGTGTGGGGTGTGGTAAAATGACCCCGGCAAATGAAACACCTCAGGTAGGACACCAAGCACCTGATGGTAGTTGGACCAATTCCTTATGTAAACCTTGTTGGATAAAGAAGAACAATGGACAAAATTGACACACAGGGCATGAGTCTTCCTGGTAAATCAAAAAAACCAAGTAGTTATGCTCCTATGCCAGTGAAAATTCGTACAATCTTCACTGAAGAAGAACGTATTGAGTTGAAACAAATTATTCATGAAGCACTTGACGAGAGGGAACAAGCATGAAGTTTAAAGCATTAGTATTCATCCGACTGAGATCACAGGTGGATGACTCTCCTGGCAATGCCGTGAGAGATGCCTGTAAGCGATTGTCAGAGTTAGACATCAAGAAACTTAGATTGGGTAAGGTCATTGACGTTTGGTTGGAAGCAGAGACCAGAGAGTATGCTGAGAAAGAACTCGAAATGCTATCTGATAGATTTCTTGCCAATACAGTCATGGAAGACTGGGACTATGAATTGACTGAGATTGAAGAATTTCCTAAAGGTATTGAATAATGGATGATTTTAACACACCAGGATCTAACAAGAGTTGGATGGATGATGGGTTCAAAAAGTATGCTGCTGAATGGCAACTAGATAATATTGTGAAATTGCTAGATGCTAAAATAGAACGTTGTCATGTTTACAACAGCGACAACCGAGATGAAATATATAATCAAATCACTATTACCTACAAAGAAGACACATGCAAGCAGTAATCTATTCAAACGGTAGTCAAGAGTGTGAGCGTATCGCAGCACTACTTAAGTCAATGGGTGGAGAGTTTCATGAGTACAATCTCAACGAACACTTTTCTCAAAGGGCATTTGAAGCAGAGTTCGGACCTGAGGCTACATATCCTCAGGTTGCCATTGGTGCCAAACATCTTGGTAACATGCATGACACACTACACTATATGAAGGATGCTGGGATGCTTGTGGCTTGACAGCACTCAAGAAACCCAGTATAATGACTATGTTGAGGATAAAGAGGAGCAATGGCTTTAGGTAAACAAGTAGAAGAGAGTCTTTCAGAGGCTACAGGTAGTCTTCGCAACGCATTATCATATGCTGCTAGGGCAGAACGACCGATTGTATGTAAACAGATTGCCAATCTTATTTCAGAGATTGACAGTATCGGTTCATTTGATGGTATTCTAGACAAATTAGAGGAGTTTTCCAATGAAAAAGACAGTTAAGAAGATCGACAGACACGGACATGAAGAGATCTGGGAGTGGGAAGAGACTCCTGAACTTAAGGCATTCATTAAGCAACAGTCAATTATTAACCTAAGTGATCGTCCAGTCCGAAACGTCTAACCTACTTACAGAGAACATGATTGAAATTATTGATAACTTTTTGAATAAAGATCAATATGATGAATTGTATAATACCATGTTCTCTGCAAATTTTCCCTGGTATTATGCAAACAGTGTTATGCCTGAAGATCTAGCGACATGTAAAACGTTTGACAACTATCAATGGGGTCATTCTTTTTATAGGGAGTATGCTTTTCATAGTCAACATGCTATGATACTTCTTCCTATAATTAAAAAGTTAGATCCAGCTGCTATTGTTAGAATTAAAGGGTTAATGCTTTCTAGAACTGAAGAGAATGTAGAGCATGGAATGCATGAAGACAATACGTTTAATACAACCAATGCTCTATATTATCTCAATACTAATAATGGATACACTAGATTTGCAAATGGTAAAAAGGTTGACAGTGTTGCCAATCGTATGGTAGTATTCTCTAGTGGAATCAAACACACAGGAGCAACATGCACAGATCAAAAAGTGAGATGTGCTATTAACTTCAATTACTATTGTAAGTAAAAGCTTCCTTAGCAATCTGGTGAATGCAGCAAACTCATAATTTGCCTAAGGAGAGTTCGATCCTCTCAGGAAGCATCTGCGAGTGTGGCGGAATCGGTAGACGCACCAGACTTAAAATCTGTTGAGCATTATGCTCGTGGGAGTTCAAGTCTCCCTACTCGCATTCTGTTAAATATAACATTAACAGGAAACCATAACATCATGGCACAGTTCAGGTATACAATCACACGCAAACATGTGTTTGTTGATAGTGAGCCAGTCCTGATGTATTATATTGAAAGTATGCCATTTGCATTCGACGTTCTTGAAAAAGAGGAGAAAGATAACAAATGGATACTGGCAGAAGCAGCAATGAATCAAGACTATACACTAGAAGAAATTTTTAAGTACTCTGATTACTTGATTGCTGAAGAATGCCACCCTGTATTATTTGAATTAGATCTTATCAATCCCGAAGTAATGCCCGATGAACACGTTTCTTGAATTATTTGAAGGTACTTTTGCTAACAAACGTCAAGCACAAAGTCATCCTACTCGTTATGCTCACATTCGTGTTAGTCATCGTAAGATTGGGGAGACTCGATTTTATGGAGAACAGGCATACAACTATCAATTAGATCGTCCTTATAGACAATTTGTGATTGATGTAGTTGATGAAGGTGATTACCTTCGACTTAAGAACTATGAGATCAGAACACCAGCAACATTTGTTGGATGCAGTAACCTTGATAAACTTACTGATGACCTCTTGACATATCGAGAGGGATGTGATAATATTATTAGGGAAACAGCAACAAAAACATTTACAGGTAAGAATGATACTTGTGAGTGTTGGGTTAATCGTGGAGGTATTAAGACTTACGTTAATAACGAAGTTCTTCTTACCGAAACAAATTACCAAGTAATGGACCGTGGTCTTCATTCAGAAACTCATCAAAAAGTATGGGGATCTGATTACGGTCCATTCAATTTTACCCGTATGGGGTTGTAGCTCAGTTGGTTAGAGCGCCTGCCTGTCACGCAGGAAGTCGTGGGTTCAAGTCCCATCAATCCCGTATGCCAAACTAGCTCAGTGGTAGAGCAGGGCTTTTGTAAAGCTCAGGTCGCAGGTTCAAATCCTGTGTTTGGCTCTCAATCCTCCTTAGCTCAGCGGTAGAGCGGTTGACTGTTAATCAATTTGTCCCTGGTTCGATCCCAGGAGGGGGAGTTATGTATAGAACAACTTATAAAGAACAATTTGGATACATTTACATGTGTCTTAAAGAAATAGCATTAATGCTTATTCTCAAAGATAGGTACAGACCCCGTTATAAATAAATCCTAGGATAAAAGATATACCGCAGGGTCAGATTAATCATGCCATTAACACGTCTGGATAACCTTATCAGCAGCAAAACTGGTAAGTATCTTTATGTTTCTCCTGATGATTTCAACGCTACAGATGCGTTATCTAATAGAGGTAACTCACCCGTAACACCATTCAAGAGCATCCAACGTGCTTTTCTAGAGATTGCAAGATATTCGTATCTTCCTGGATTTGGTAATGACAGGTTTGACCAGTTCAGCATTATGCTGATGCCTGGTATTCACTACATTGATAACCGTCCTGGTCTTGTAGATACTAGTGGTATTGATACATTTGGTTTCGATCAAGCAAATAATGAGTGGACTGATAATTCCATTCTTGATATTTCTAATCCTGATAACGTTCTTTATAAGTTTAACAACACTGAGGGTGGTGCTATCATCCCTAGAGGTTCATCTCTTGTAGGTTATGACCTCCGTCGTACAGTTGTACGTCCTCTATACGTTCCCGATCCTGCTTCTGTAACTGTTCCTCGTTCTGCAATCTTCAACGTAACAGGTGGTTGCTACTTCTGGCAGTTTACTTTGAAGGATGGTCAGACTACTGCAGAATCTCCTTTATATAATTCATTGGAAGGAACTGGTGAAGTATACTACGATCCCAATGATTTTACTAGAAAGACTGCTCCCAACTATTCTCACCACAAACTAACTGTATTTGAATATGCAGATACAGAGGAACTAGGTCTATTCTACAGAAAGATTGCTAAAAGTTTCTCTGATTATCAACCAACAATTGATGATCCTGGCGAATTTGATTTTAGAATTCAGGAGAACCGAATTGTTGGACCTCTATCTGACTCTAGAGTTATTGAGTCATTAACACTTAACGATGCTACAACTATTCCTAGTATTGCTGCATCTACATCTGAGATTGAAGTAACAACTAAGGTAGACCACGGATATTTTGCTGGTCAGTTTGTTGCTATCTCAAACACTGATATTGATAGTGTTCTCGAAGGTATCTTTCCTATCATTAGGATCGATCAAAATGACCCACGTAAGTTTACTTACGAAGTTGCTGAAGTTGTTAGCGCAATTGGTACAGGTATTGCTGCTGGTCAAACTGTTAGTGTTGATACTACACCAGCACTCGGTCAGAACGCTCAGACACTCGCTGAAGTTGATAGTGTAGAGTCTGCCTCTCCATATGTCTTTAACGTATCCATCCGCTCTACGTGGGGTATTTGTGGCATCTGGGCGAACGGTCTGAAGGCGACTGGATTCAAATCCATGGTCATAGCTCAATATACGGGCGTTTCGCTTCAGAAAGATGACAGAGCATTCATCCGTTATGATGAGTATTCTAACACCTGGAACCAAGCATCACTAACTGATGCGTTTGCGACTGTTCCTTATCACGCTAAGGGTGATTCTTATTGGAAGGATGACTGGAGAACCTTCCACGTTAAAGCATCAGAAGATGCATTCATCCAGAACGTTTCTATCTTCGCTGTTGGTTTCGCTGATCACTTCCTAATGGAAAGTGGTGGTGATATGTCCATCACGAACTCAAACTCCAACTTTGGTAATACATCACTTCATGCTATTGGTTTCAAAGGTTTCGCCTTTAACCAAGACAAAGGTGGTTTCCTTACTGACATCATTCCACCTAAGCAAGTTGAAACTGGTTCTGCAAACTTTAAGAGAACTCAATATTACACTATTGATATTCAAGGAACTATTCAAAGTAAAACCAACTTTACTAGGTTGTATCTTGGTAGTGAAGACATTACCGAACCAATTAACCGTCCTGCTGTAACAATTGGTGGTTATAGACTTGGTGCAAAATCTGGTGAAAGACTATATGTTAAACTAGATCCATTGACTGCAGGTGGTACAGAAGAGTTTAATGCTGCTCTAGAACCAACAGGTTTTGTTAAGTATATTGCTGCTCCTTCTATTCTTAATCCATCCGGATTCTCAATCAATAGCACTTATGCTGATGCTGCTAACCTGATTGAAAGCAACCGTCGCATGATTCAGGAGGAAGTATTTGGATATATTCTAGAGAAATATCCAAGACTACAGAACATTTCTTATGTTAATCCTGGTCGCGATCCTCAGGCAAACAGATACTTTGATGCTCGTAATTTAATTGTTAATAATAGACAAGAAATTATTAATGAAACTCTTGCTTCTTTAAGTGCTTATAGTCCCACTGCTTCTATTTCTACTGTAGACATCGGTGAGATGGTTGATGCAGTTGCAGAAGACCTTAGAGATGGTGGAAACTACAATACTATCACATTAATTCAAACATACTTTGCTGGAGATGGATCTCTTTCTAAGTATAATGGACAACAGGAAGAACTTCTCTGGGCGTTTAATAGAGCTCGCGACCTTTGTAAGCAAGCAATTGCAAACTTATTAAGTGTCAAGGCAGATTTGTATGATCCAAGTGGAACACTACCTGATCTATCACTTAAAACTAATAACCCATGTGGTCCTGTTACAAATGGTAAGACAGGTTCTCAAGCAGAAATAGATGGTGATACAACAGATGGTGTTACTATTGATCTTTCTAATAAAGATGCCAAGAGATATAAGACCACTTATAATTTGATTCAATCAAACAAAGATTATGTTCTTGACAACTCATTAGCAGAGATTTCTACTTATGATACGTCTCCATTCTTTACGTTCCCTGGTGATCCTGCAGAGTCTGCTACTTCTAGATTTAAGACTGCATACAGATTTATCCGTCGTAATAAAGCAGATGCACAAGCATATGCTGTCGGACAAATTCAAACATTGTATCCAACATTTACATTCCCAGGTAATAGCAGTGCCAAGTGTAGTAGAGACTTAGGTTTCTTTATTGATGCTATTGGAATGGATATTTTCCTTGGTGGCAATGCTTGGACTAGAGCATTTATTACCAAGTATTTTGATAATTCTGGCAATTGGGTAGTAGGTGGTCTTCAAGGTGAAGAACTTCAAAGTGTTGCTGGTTTCAATGCTGTCAGAGATTATTTGCAAGATGCTATTTCTAACCAACTATCATCTGGTTATCAAGATTTAACTGTAAGTGAAGGTGAAGCTATCTATGGGGACGGCAACGGAGATATTTCAAATATAGATTCAAATGCTTGTAGTGATGTTCAAAATGCTCTCGGATCTTTAACATCCATTGCGACTCAGGTTATTGGTGATGGTAATATATTAAGTCTTACAGATCCTGGTAATGCAAACTATGTAACTCCAACAGTTAGGACTCTTACTGCTGGTGAAATTAAATGCCGTAGAGATATCGGACATATTGTTGATGCTGTACAGCAAGATCTTTGGTTTGGTGGCAATGCTTACTCTATTGCTGCTGCCAAAGCATACTTCAATAGATTTGGTCTGCCAATTTCTAATGGTTTGGTTAGTGAAGAAGCTGAGGGTATCGTTGCTTTCAAACGTGCCGCTGATGCTATCAACCTAGCAATTAATAACCAACTATACTATTGGGACCAGACTATCACTCTTGATACTACTGGTGATCCTGCAATTGTATCTGATATGAATGCAGATGCATACAACCTTGTTCTTAAGAACAAGGAATATATTGCAGAAGAAGCATATCTTCGTATGCAAGCAGCATATCCTGGATACGTTCCTCAAGCAACAAACACTAAGCAAGACTGTCTAGATGATGTTTACAGTATCTTAGAAGAAGTCATGTATGACGTTAAGTTTGGTGGAAACGCTAAAACTTATGACTCTGCAGAGATTTACACTACCAATGTAATGCCTTACTTTGGTCCTAGTAAGAGAAGAAAGGATTTTACTCCTACAACTGTATCATATGATCCAGCAACTGGACTGTCTGTATTCACTATTCCTGGTCATGATATGACACAGGGTGGATACATTAAAGTTGATACTAATGGTGTCGTCTTTACATGTTCTATGGATGGCAACCAGACACAACATGCATCACCAAGTGCTGACGATCCTTATGCTGGTCAGTGGATGCAGATTACTGCAGCTGATGCATCAACCATTACAGTCAATGTTGGCGCATCTCAAGCAAACCAGTTCTGGACTCCAACCAACGCAGTATATAACTCCACGACAGGTGATATGGAAATCACCATCGGTAATCATTCGTTGAGTGTTACTGAGGGTATTGTTCTTGCTGACAATTCATTCACATTTACATGTGATCAAGACGGTAATGTAGAGCAAAAAACTTATCCACGTCCTGGTCAAGATCCTTGGGCAGGTAAGTCTATTGCAATCACTGCTGTCAGTGCCACCACGATCACCGTCAACGTTGGTGATGCAGGATCTGCTGCTGGTGTGCCACATACATTTATTACCGCTGCTACAGACGCTGTTAAGCATCTCCCACAATCAGCACATACATTTGTATCTGCAGCAACAGATTGCATTCACTATGGTATTGCTGCAGCAACCTTTATTGATCCTGAGCGTGATGAAGCGGCAGAAGTCTTCACTCAAGTTAAAAACCTTGTTCCTTCTATTATTAGAAATCAGGTAATCAATAGTAGTCCTAGTAATTCGGAAGTTCAGTATGTTGACAGCACTGTCACTACTGACTGGGATTCTCCTACATGTGTATCTGTTATTAGTGCAACACAATCTAACCTTGATACTATTATCCAAGCAATTGGAACAGATAATGGTGGTGTTGGTGATATTAGTGGTATTACTAGAACTGCTCCAGTTCAACCACAAAACCTGATTCAAAATGGTGTAAACCAAGGATACACTGCAGGCAATTGTTCTGATGTTGTTTCCAGTGTTAATACACTTATTAGTATTGTTTGTGATGCTATCAGCGCAGGATCTTTAACCACACTGCCAACTCTAAACAATGGTGAGTGGGATTGTGCTAACGTGCGTTCTACTATTGAAACTTTGTTTGATATTGCAAATGATGCGTTTGTGCTATCCAGTCTATCTGAACTTCCTGTTCTTAATCGTGGTTCATTCACTACTGATGCATCAGTATCTAAGTGTTTCCGTGATGTATCTTATATTGTTGACGCTGTTGTATCTGACCTTAGACTCGGTGGTAATATCAACTCTGTTCAGGCAGGTGAAGCATACTATGTTGGCAATCAACTAGAGTATATCGACGGCGAGAAGACAGAGACCATCGATGCATGGAACTATGTCGGACAGATGGCAACTGCTGCCATGAGAAACTTCGATGTTCTTGCATTCAATTGCTCTACAACTGCTGGTTCTGCGATCGTTAACATTAACGATACTCGTGGTATTCTAATCGGAATGACTGTTGCTGAGTATGATAACACTGATGTTGTCAACCCTGCATATGTAAATGGACTTCTTCAGTCTGGATCTACTCAAGTTTCTAGCACTATTCCTCTTAACACATATGTCAAGAGAATTGTTAGTGGTACACAAATTGAACTTGGTGTTGCTAATTCTAGACTTGATTCTGGAAGTACAATCACTGCACTGCAAACAAGTAGTTCTGTAGATTTATACTTTGACTTACCTAATGGTCAGTGGGCAAATACTCTTCCTAAGACTGATCCATCTGTTATTCAAGATACTTTAACATCTCCTACACAGAGAGAGTGTGCTGGAACTGCAGATGCTATTGAAACTTTGGTTGGAAATATTACCACCATTATTAATAGTGGTCTTGGATCTGTTGATAGGCAAGAACAGACAGCAAGTATTAGTGCTTTTGCTTCTAGAGCAACTGTATTTACAATCAACACTTCTGGTGTTGGTGCTTCCAATCCACATAACTTTGAAACAGGAACACCAGTAAGATTGGTTCCACGTCCTCGTTTTGATGTTGCTAAAGGTCAGTATGTTGATGTTGACAAGCGTCTCGTCAGACTACCCAATGGTTTTGAGACTAACAAAACTTATTATGTAATTGCTCCTGGTAGAAGAACACAACCAGAAGATTACAGCACTACTACATTCTTTAATGGTAGCGATCAAACAAAACTGATGTTATCAACATCAAGAGAAAATGCAGCAGCAGGTATCTATATCTACTCATCTGAATCTGAGTCGATTGATGCTAATGTTGAGATTGATATCTATCAGTTTATCCTTGATGAAAAATATGATCTACACAACTACAAAACTAAGTTAACCAATTCAATTAATGCTGGTATTCAAACAGATGTATCACACATCTTTGATACCCCATTTGCTTCTGTAACACCACAGAAAGTATTCTTCAGAGATCTTGATGGTGGTAGAATTCCTTTGGTTTCTACAACATATGCATCTGATGCTGATGTTGCAATACAAAATTCGCAGGATTCAAACTTTGGTAGAATTGATCCAACTAAAGAATTCTATGCACGTTATCAGAATGATTCTGTAATTACAATTCACAAAACTCATGCTGATGCTATTAACAATGTAAACCCAATTACATTTACATCTGGTCAAACACAAACTTTCCAAGTATTCTCTAACAAGCGTAGAGCACCATTTGCATATGATCCTGCATTCTCTAACGGTATTATAACAACTGGTAAGTGGTTCGTTCGTTGTGTTGATGAAAGTAGTTCTACAGATAATATTTTCTTCAGAATTCAGCAGTCTGATTATGGCGATCGTCCAAGATCCACTGATATGTGGTTCACACGTTTGGAAGATGATCGCGGTGCTGATGACAGAACATACAAACTACGTTATGTCATTCCTAAGTATCTTGAGAACGCGAGAGATCCTATCAATGGATTTGTTATCAAGACAAGAACTGATGACACTCGTAAGTTAGTACCACAAAAAGTTGTACTGAAACCTGTTGCCGGAACAGTATATGGTGCTCGTTTTGAAAACAAGCGTAATCCGGGAGAATTTATTGGATTCACACAAACAGAATATGACGCACAAAGTTTAACACTTGGCGATTCCTATGACCCATACAAAAAAGTCACTGGTTCTGGTCTTGAATATCGCATGTTTGCTAAGTTCTCTTCTGGTATTCAAGCGACAATTCAATCTGGACGCTATGTTGAGGATACTTTAGATCCAAACATTAAGTATTTGGAACTTACATTATTCGACCATGGTATTGATACTCTTAACTTCTCTGGTCTTAGAAATGAATCCTTCACTACTGTTAAAATTTCTGCACCTCAGGGTGGAGAATGGGTAGTCAATAAAACTGCAAGTGTTTCTGCTAACCAAGTTCAGTGGACTGGTAATTCTTCTGGTCTTGCTAACATTCATGCATACTACACTGTTGGTGGTCAGCATTATCTTATCATCAAGAATGTTCGTGGTGGTAAACTAGAGTTTAGTGAGTATTATAACACTAGATTTGAGCAGGGAAGCACGTTTGCTGATATGCTGGAAGACCAGGATATGGGCAAATCGCTACCTCTAAAAACACTAATCGCGAAAAATTATCCCCAATATTTTTACAAGCAAAACGGTTCTAACGTTTATACTATCACTCCTGGTGATCGTATTCAGGATGATGCTGGTATTGAATATTATGTTGATAGTGTTGAAGATGCAGGTGTTATTGAAGATACTTTCTATGTCTTCAGTTATGAGACATTGCAACGTAGAATTGCAGGTCAGCAAGATGGCATCTACTATCTCTCCTGTTTACGTGGTAATATTTCACCATTCCCAACTGGCGCTGGTGTTGCTGAAAACTTTAAGAAGTTTAAATTCTCGCAACCAGTCAGTAGCTTGTATCCTTTAGATTACAAGAATGATCCGTTATGGTTCCAGAAAAATGGTACTACTGCAGAAGAACTTAATGTTGCTTCTCAGTTATTAGATCCACCACCTACATTCTCTGCTGCTGATAACTATACTCAGGGTCTTGTAACAACTAACGACTTCAAGAATTCTGTTACTAGAGAATTAGTTGAAGATTTAATTGATCAACCTGCATTCAATGAAAATAACTATATTGCTAAAGCAATTGAAGCACAGGTAGGTAATGCAACTTCTGGTTCTGAAGATCGTAAGATTCCAATTGCTGGTGATAGCACAGTTCTAACAGATCAACGTTATTATGTTGAACTTAGAAGACCTTCTATTGCTCGTGCTGGTAATCACACGTTTGAGTATCTTGGATTCGGTCCAGGAAACTACTCCACAGGTCTTCCAGCGCGTCAGGAGATCGTCTTATCACCAGATGAGGACTTCTATGCTCAAAGTAAAAAAGAAGACGGTGGTATCGTCTTCTACACAGGTCTAAACTCTAACGGTGATCTTTACATTGGTAATAGAAAAATCAATGCTATTACCGGTGAAGAAACATTCCTAGAGAGAGCAACTCTTCAATCTAGTGCCGATGACGATGAAGATATCGGAAATCTAGTTACATCATTCGATACTCCTGTAACGTTCAACCAGAACATTACAGTTGTTGGTGGTGATGGTTCACAGCAGAATGTATTCCAGTCGCCTTTGATTATTTCAGTACAGGATAATGACCTAACTGAAGTTAGAGATGCACTTATTATTCGTTCTAATGTATCTTCTGTTGATCCTGTAACTGGTGATGAGCAAGATGAGTCTCTTGATAGAACTAACTTTGCTCCACCAACACTTGGTGATATTAGAATTAGTAAGAATAGAATTCAAGCTGCTGTATTTGGATTTAATGCAAGAGGAAAGGGTCAGGCATATGAGTTTAAGACTCATATCACTAACGGCGTCCCTTCTAACATCTCTCCAAACAACAGCAATTTAGTTGCTCAAAATGGAAATAGACTAATCTCCAATCAATTCGTTGATTTTGGTGGTGTTGCTGCTAAAGCAGGTGATGTTCTTTTCAAAGGAAAGGAAATTGGTAAGACGGGTTCACTTGGTTGGGTGTTCTCTAACTACTTTACTCAAATTCCTAACAACAACATCTTTACGATTGAGTTTGATGGAACTAATGTAGTTAAATTGACATTCAAAGATAATTTGGGTGTTGATATTCCTAACTCTGCTATCGGTATTACTTCTGGATCACAAATTAGACTTAATGATTATATCGATTCTAGACTAACTAATGTTTGGACAGTATTCAGTCCTAATGGTGATGCATTTGACCTTACAAACAATTATGTTCACTTCCAAGTTAATGACAATATTACTATTGAAACTTTAAGTTGGAATGGTTCAGGTGGTGTTCTATCTTCTGCACCTGCAGGAACTAATCCTAGTGTTGACTTCTCTAATTCTTCCTGGAAAGAACAGGGTGTTATTGGTGCTGAGACACTTAGAACTGAGACTGAAAACATTGGTGATTACAAATTAGGCGTTAATACTATTGCTCGTTCTGATCACGCTGCATCACAAAATGCATTTATTTCTAATGAAACTGAACCAAGAGCAAACCTAGATGTTGTTGGCAATACCTTTATTAGCGGTAAGAAGATCTTATCTTACTTAACTGAAACTAGTATTATTCATGTAGAGACTAACCAGGATAATGCATTCCTAGTTGGTGGCGATAGTGCAAATCCAAGTGATATTTCTACATTAAGAGTCATGACCACTAACAGTGGAAGACTTGGTGTTAATACTGCTGTTAATGATACTGTTAATCCTATTAATAACTTAGATAGAAACTTCGTTGTTATTGGTGATTCTAGATTCTCGGATGACGCTAACTTCCAAGCAGATATTGAAGTTAATGGTGGAGATATTACTACCACTAACAATGCATTCAATTTTATTAATTCTAATGCACAGATTCTGAATTTTGCCGGTGATGGTCAGATTCTGAACCTTATGAACAACCAAACGGTTGATCAAAGCATTGCAATTGGTAACTCTACCACTAGACAGACAATTCTAGTTGGCGAGGCAACTCAAACTGGTACTCTTAAAATTCACAGGAATACTGATGATGCAACTGTTGATATTGCTACTGTAAGCAACAATGCTACATCTGAGTGTAAGATTACACTTGGTGGTGCATGGGCAACTCAAGCAGATGCTACATCTTATACTAAGATTGGCACATTCTACACTGGTGTTGCTGGAAACCTTGAGATTGGTACTGGATGGGGTGCAGGAACTAGCGAATCTAGACTATACGCTCAAACAAGAGTTGTTAATCTCTTCGATGGAGATCAGACTAACACTGTCAACCTTGCAACGAACGCAACTACGTTTACATTAGGTTCTACTGGTGGTACTACATTCATCAGAAACACCCTGAACGTTCTTGCTTCTACAATTGTTGAGGGTAACATCAGACTAGACGGTGGTCTAAATGCTGGTATTATTAAAGTTGGTAGAGGTAAGTTTGGAACTACCATAGTTCCTCACTTAATTGGTGGTGTCGAAAATCCAAACATTGACTTCTATAAGTATGAGACAACTGGAAAAGTTATCGATACCGCTGGTGTATCTCAATGGGGTTCAACATCATTCTTGGTTGCTGGCGGTCAGATTGCTTCTGTTGATACGATTACTAACAATGGTGCTAATAACAGAACACCTGGAACATATTCTTTCCTTTCTGCAACTAGTTCTGGTGCTGGATCTGGTTCTACATTTACAATTATTGTCAGATTTGACTATACTATTGATCTTAGTATTGAGAGTCCTGGTGAAGGATATGCTGATAATGAAATTCTAACTATTACCGATGCTCAATTAGGTGGCGGTGGTGGTGGAGACCTTACCTTCCAAGTTAATGGAACCAATTCTGCTGGCACGAGTTATTATTTGCCAATTTCTCAACCTGTTGTTGGAGATTTCCAAGTTGGTGATCTTCTCTTCCTTGATAGAGCAAATACGGCATCTCCTGATTCAATCGGTACTGGTGCTAATGTCATTACTGGATTGAGAGACGAAGCAAAAAGTGAAATTCTTCGTATTATTGGTATTGCAAACATTGCTAATCCATCTGATCCTAACGGATATCGATTAATTGTTAGTAGAGGTGCTGAAGGTACTGGAACATATACAGACCACCCAGACGGTTGTGTTATTGCTAAGTTTACTAAGCAAGGAAATGCTTCTTATATTACAGGTTCTGATCTTGATGATAATGGCGAACTAGATGATCCACTAACTGGTATTGGCGCTGCTACTGGTGATGTTAATATTGGTGTTGCTGAATTTGGTGGAACAATTTCTCTACTTGATTATATCAGATTATCAAGTTCGGAATTTGTATCGATTGTTGAATTGATCTCTACATCACCACAATCTTTGATTGTTAATGATGGTGGCAATCCTGCTGCTGATGTATTTAAAGTTGAATCTACAACTGGTGATACTTACATCTTCGGTGATATTTTTGCTGGAGTTGGATTTAATAAGTTCACTGTTGATTCTGGTACTGGTAATACTATTACCCAAGGATCTTTAACCACAAATAATACGATCACACTTAGAGGATCTACTTTTGCTGCAATCAAGGGTAATCCTAATTATATTGAACCCGGCGAGCTTGGCGGTCCCCTTCCATATGGAGATAGTCAACTATTTAAGTTGACTCCTCAAGGTAATACAGAGTTCTTAACTCTTTCAAATGGTGGTAGAGATGGTGTTGTTGAAGCTGTTACTTTCCAAGTTGATACAGCAACGGGAAGCATCTATAGTACAGGAGATCTGGAGTTCTATGGCACTGATATTACAGGTGTTGCAGATCTATCTGAACCAAGACTGATATTTAATAACTCTTCTGGAGACTTCACTACCTATGGTTCTCTATCTGCTCTAGGAACTGGAACATCTACATTTGGTGGTCCTGTTATAGTTGGTGGTGATCTAACAGTTAATGGTGGTGATCTAACAGTTAACTCCAATGGAACTACAATTTTTGATGTTGCAAATGATGGTGCTGTCACTGTTGCTGGTATTAGTGATTACTTCTCACAAACTGGTGGTCGTAAGTGGGTTTATACTGCTAGCAGTGTAGTTGAGTGTGATGCAAATGTCAATTACTTTATTAATTGCACTGGAAATACACTTGTTAAACTTCCACCCAATCCTTTGATGGGCGATATGGTTCGTATTATAGATATAGGTGGGGCATTAACTTATAACATATCAATGGTTGTTAGAGCAGATAACGGCAACGGTATTCAGGGAGAAACCTCTAATACTGGCACCGCAATGTTAACTGGAATTTCGCCTAGTGAACTTGCTAATTATAATGCAGGCGAATTGGTTGTTCAGACACCTCGTGCTTCGTTTGGATTAGTTTATGCGGGAACTACATCAGCTGCTGGTGGACCAGGTGCTCCAACTTCCCTTAAGGGTTGGTATCTAATGGACGTATAAGAGATGAGTTTCTATCAATCAGTTAGACAGATGAAAGCTGCCGTTATAGGCAGCATCATCCCTTGGAGTGGTCCTCTATCCGGAATTCCGGATGGGTGGATTATTTGCGATGGAAGTCAACCAGACGCAAGAGATTATCCTTTGCTTGTACAAGCAATTGGTGATACTTACAATGAGGGAACTTCAAATTTGGGAGGGGGATTTCCAAATTATAGTGGAGAATTTAAACTTCCTGATCTTCTTGGTGGAAGAGCTTTAGTTGATATCGAAGGATCATATTTTGCACCAGCTGGTGCTGGCGGAACGGGAAATGTTATTGATACTGATACTGGTGCTAGACCATTAATTGAACCATTTATTGGTGAAAATACAGATAATGGTATTAATACTGTTTTTAACGATGTAACTACAGATGTTGTTTTTACACTTAATGATAGAAATGATTACGTTGGAGCAATTAGTGGAAATGAAGCAGTTCCTGGACAGGGAGAAAGATCAATTTTTATTGGTGGACGAAAACTAGGACATCAACATATCAGAAATCATCAACACCCCGGAACATATGAAACTATTGGAAGTCCTACATCACAACGTCCTGGTCTAGGTGTTATACCATATGATAATATAACAATGACCGTTAATTATGCAGCATATGATGAGACTAGTGATATTCTCGACCTTTTTGGTGATAGTGTTGATACCGTTAGAATTGGTTTGGAATGGTATAGAGAAGATACAGAATTGGTTGATAACGGTTCTTTAGCTGAAGTTGTTTCAGAAGGGTATAGTGGTTTTGGTGGAGGCAGTCCTGGAAGGATGGTTGGTAGAATTAACTCAGAAAATCCTCCAATTAACTTGTCAGCTGGTAATCTTTCGGATAGTCCGCTTGCAGTATGGGGAGAATGGCAACCATTACCATCAACACCATCTAGCGGTAGACCTATTCTTTCACAAGATGATGAGATTCCATATGGTCTTTTTGGTGAAGTTTTTACTATTCCTGATGGATTTAGAAATTATTATCCCGATCAACTATCAGCGGGTGCATATGGAACGTTTGTGAGTAATGAAGGATCTGATTTCTTGGATGACGCTATACAGGCACACGTACATGACCCATTTCAGGTCGTTTTTGATCAAAATAGTTTGAAACCTCAACCTAGATTGAATTCTTCTTTGAACGTTCCTAATGCTACTCTTGATAATGCTAGCAACGCTGGTTCTTTACAAATTAATATGAATACAGCACAACCAACATTAACTTGCGTATACATCATCAGGGCATACTAAAATGGCAAATTATACAAACGAGAGAGCAAGATATGGAGGGTGTACAGGACAAATTTTAGTGCATTCTTCTCCTAGTTTAGGATCCAGTAATAGTCCAACATCTTCACAATTTAAAGCACAAATTCCTGCTGGATATCTTAGATGTGATGGAAGTATTTTAAATGCTAAGGATTATTATAATCTTGCACAAATTTTAGGAGTTGGTGAAGAAACTAGATTTGCTAGAGATGGTGCTAATATTAGAGCAGCGGATCCTAGTATCAATGAGTTGGGGCAATTTCAATTACCAGATTTAGGATCTAAAGTTATTATTGGTGGTAGAGGAACTGGTTTGTATAATAATGATTTTGTTGATACCGGAGGTACATCCAATGTAGTTACGAACAGAGTTGGTCCTCAAATTGAAGTAACATCTAATTTTGGAAATACGATTACAGCACAATATAGTGGAAATATGCAACTTGCTGCAAGTGGAACTGTTAATATGCTTGGTAATCCGAGATATAATGTAGAACGCGAAACTTCAGAAACTACATTGAATATTGATAACTTCCAGGGACATGCACATAATACCACTAATACTGTGTATTTAAATCATAGTGATAATCATGCGACATCTTTCTTTGGTGGTAAAGATTATGCACAGAAAATAGCAAATAGTGGAGCTGGTCATCAGTTTGGGTTTAGTAGACAATGGGAGACAGTATCAAAGCATAAACATAACATTACAACTCCAAACAGTTATAATTCAAATTTTACATATTCACATACTCAGCAAGAAATTGACATGTCTAGTGTTGCTGCAACAATTGATGTAGATGTTTCAGATCAAGTAACACTAAATGATTTGGTCACTCCATTTATTCTTGTAGAATACATCATTAAATTTTAAAAATGCCACGCACATCTACTATTACTTCTACTTCCTCTACTAGTGGTTATACTATAGATCCTTATATCTATAGTTTATCTTTTAAGATGTATGGTGCTAGTGGCGGAGGAGAAAATATTCAAGGTAATACTACATTAACTACAACAGCGGGAACTAGTGGCGGAGAAACTAGTTTTTTGGGATTTACTTTAACCGGAGGTGTTGGCGGAGGAGTTACTGCAAAAAATGCTGGTGGACAGGGAGGAGTAGCTACAGAAGGATTTGCTTGGTCTGGTGCTGGAACTTCTGTATCTTCTGCAAATGGAAATCGTGGATCGCTGGCCACTGGTGGCATTGGTGCATATATTGGTACTGTCAAAAAAGACGGTGGAAATGGATCTAGTGGATATAATACATATACTTCTACATCTACTCACTTTTTTAACAACACGACTAATGTTCATAATTTTAGTGCATCTGGTTCCACTGCTGATATTACTCTAAATTATCAAAATCCAGCTGCAGAATCAGTTGGCAAAATATTGACACCTGCAGCTGGAAAATATTATAGTCTGTCTTTTACTGCTCCTTTTGCAAATAATCTTTGGACCATCTCGATTACTACATCTGGAACAACAGCTGCTGGTGGTGGCACTGCTGGAGCTCCCTATAGTTTGAATGGAACTAACAATAAAACGGCAAGTGGGATTAATATTTGGTTTCAAACCAGTATTGATTCGGGGGACTCATATGGTAGTAATAGTTATATTCGAGATTTTTCTGTTACAGCTACGGGTCTTAAACCAGGTGCTACGGGCAGAGGTGGTGGAGGAGCTGCTGTTGCTTATGGTACTATATCTTATGAAACATTTGAAGCAACAACAGATTATACTCTTGGAACATTTGCACCGGCAGTTGTTGGTGCTGCAGGATCTGGAGGTGGAACTAATGGTGGGTGTGATGATGGAATAGCAGCAAGAATCGAATTAACTGAAACTATTTTTCCTCAAGTTTATCTTACCAGTAATAGATATCTATGTACACCAACAGCTCCAAATGCTATATTAAGTTGGAGAACAGATGGTGATGCTGATGCTATTAGATGGCCAACGAATGGCGATATTACTAACGGTAATTTAGAAAGTAATTCTACTGTTACTCCTACAGTCACAACAACATATACAGCTGAAGGATACAATACATCAAATTCTGATTTAGTTTCATTTAATCCAGAAGCATCAGTAACAATAGTTGTAATTTCGGCACCAATTATTGAAGAATTCACTGTACCTTCTCAAATTAATTATGGTTCTGGTTCTTTTAATGTTAAATATAAAACAAAATATGCTAACACAAGTTTAAAACTTGAATTTTTTAATTCTGGATATATCGCTGGTCCTAATGATGGAACATCTGTACTAAAAGAAACTGTTGTTTTAACAACGGCGGGTTCTGCAGAAACTGGTAGCACTAATGCATCCGCAAATGGAACTATTTCATACTCTCCTCAATGGGATAATTTTGGTCCTAGATCAATTATTGTAAGATTAAGTGGAGAAGGAAGTGGTGGTTCTTTTGTAGATGAAGAACCTATTGTTGTTATTATTGATGAAACACCAGATAATTTTATTGTCGATGAAACTGACGAAAAGTTAAAAGATCAAGATCCTGTCTATACACCAGAAACAGAAATTTTATCCGAGATGTATATAATCGATGATATAGATATTCCGGTGGAGATTAAATCTGATTATCCTATATTAGTTGACATTAATCAAGATAATGATTGGACAAAAGTAAGGCAGATCTAAAATGACAACTACTCAAACGTTTACTTCTAGCACTACATATGCTATTCCTTCGGATGCTGCTAATGTTACATATATTATTCATGGTGGTAAAGGTGGTCAGGGTGGTCCTGCCAGCACTCGTGTCAATACTAGTGGCGCTGCTGGTGCTAGAGGACAAAAAATATCTGGAACTTTAACTGGAGTTGTAGGTTCAACACTCACCTTAACGATGGGTGGCAATGGATCTAGATGTTTTGGAGATTCTGGCGCTAATGGTGGTGGTGGATATTGGAATGGTGGACGTGGTGGTAATAATGGTTCCTACGATAGTGAGAGTGGATGGAATGCTGGTGGAGGTGGCGGCGGTGGCGGTGCTTCTGCTATTCGTATTGGTAATACTGTATTAGCTGGTGCTGGCGGTGGTGGAGGAGGAGCGTGTATTTGTTATAGTGGTGATACTGATGCTCCTGGACTAACATCTTCTAATATTAACACTAGTGGCGGATCTAATGGTGCTGCTGGACAGAATTCTGGTGCTGCATGGAATGGCGGCGGTGGTGGCGCTGGCGGGGGATTTCCTGGTGGCACGACGGGGGTTTTTCAAGCTGGATATGCCTACAACGCTGGTAATGATGGTAGCGGATTTGGTGGTGCTGGCGGTGCTGGATTGTACAATCCTTCATATCATCGTAGTGCTTCTACTCTACAAACTTCTAGTTCTGGTATTTCTTTTATTACAATTTCTTATGATGATCAAATTGTTACAGAAGATTTTAATTGGACCACTAGATCTCCCCAACTTGATAATATTGTAGGAAGTCAGGGGTCTGATCCAAATAACTTATGGACTACTTTTTTAACTAATACTAACGTGGGTGGTAATGAACCTGAAGGTAGTACTGTTATTAGATCAATTGAATGGAAAATTAATTTTAATAATACTGGAAAACAAATATTTAATACAGCTGTAGATGATGCTGCTGATGTATACATTGATAACGTACTTCAATTTTCACTCAACACTTATAATACTAACACTTCTTTAACTACACCAAACACAATTACTGCTGGTGAACATACTATACGGATTGAACATGTTAGTAATGGTGGACCATATGGTGTTGCAATGGATTGGACTGGATATGTACCTCCTGCACCACCAACAGTAAGTCTAACTGCAACTGATTATAGCACTCCACCAAATAATATTACTAGCATTTATAAAGGTCAAAGTCTGAGGCTTACATACTCTGCTTCTATCCCTACTAATGGCGATGCTATCACTGCTAATACCTTTACTGCTAATGCCAATGGAAATGTAAGTAATCCTATTCCTAGTGTGGGAAATAGTGGCGTATATTTTCCTGCCCCTACAACCACAACAACTTATACGTATACAGCAACTAATGCCAATGGGACATCTACCGCAAATGTAACAATTACAGTCGAAGATGATTTCCCAGTAGTAACTCTTACTTCGGATGATGCTGATAATACAATTATTTCTGGTGGAGTTCCTGAATCTGTAACACTTACGTGGTCTGCTACTGCAAATACTACTATTAGTAATACTACAATGACTGGTGTTACTAATCCTGGCACATCTGGCAGCGTAACAGTAAGTCCCACATCCACAACAACTTATACATTTTTAGCAACAACTGCTACTGGAACACGTACAGCAAGTGTAACTATTACCGTTAATACTAGACCAGTAATTACATTAACCTCAAGTACATCAACAATATCAGCAGGACAAACTGTTAATTTAAACTGGACTACAACTGGAAGTGCAAATAATATAGTTTGGGTTTCTGGCACACCTGCTCCTACAACTGGAAGTGGAGTTATTAACGGATCTGCATCGGTTGCTCCTACAAACTCACAGCAATATTGTGTTTATGCTTCTGGACCTGGTGGAGTTAGTGATGCTAAATGTGTTTCAATAAATGTTATACAGATAGACACTAGCATAACTGATTATGATCAATCATTTTCTAACGATACTACTGTTAATATTCCTTCTTATGCCATTAATGTTAGTGTAGATATCTCAGCTGCAAGTGGTACAAATGGAGGTACTGATGCTGGTGGTGCTTCTGGTCCTGGTGGCGGTGGAAGAAGGGCGACATTCTATTTTGCTGATTATGTTGCGAGGACATTTACTTTAAGATTGGGCAATCAAGGATCATCTGGATTTGGATGTGTTGCTGGTAGTGGAGCCGGAACAGGAGGAAGTTCTAATGTAGCTCGTGGAGGAAACGGTGGCACTTCTGGTCCTTCTGGATGCTCCGGTGGTGGTGGAGGTGGTGGAGGTGCCAGCGGCATTTACGACTCCGTTAAAAATGGTTGGGTTGCTATTGTAGGTGGCGGCGGTGGCGGTGGCGGTGCTTCATGGAATGTTAGTGCTACCGGTGGCACTACGGGAACAGGAATGAACACTGGAAATGTAAACAGTATTAGTAATGGTAATAACGGTTCTGCGTGCCCTACTGACGGCGGAGGCGGCGGTGGCGGCGGAGGTGGAGCTACTGGTGGCGCTGGAGGAAATTTTGGACTTGACAATAATAGAGGAGGTGCTGGTGGTCGTGGTGGACAATCTGCTTATGATAATAGTTATTGTAGTTTTAATTACAACTCTGGATCACAAAATTTTGGTAATGGATCTGCTAGAGTAAGATGGAATATAGGTGCGCCAACTATTGATAGTTTTACTATTAGTCCCGCACCTATTATTGCAGGGCAAAGCACAAGATTAACATGGACATCTACAAATTCTCTTACTGGTAGTATTAATAATGGTGTTAATGCAGTTACTGTTCCCGATAGTTTTGTCGATGTTTTCCCTAGTGATGACACAACATATACATTAACTGTTGTTGGTTATGGTGGTTTGACCGATACTGATACGGTATCTATTGTAGTCTACATCCCACCCGAACTTATTCTCGTTTTAAATAGTCCATCTATTATTGTTAATGGAAGTACAAATCTTTCTTGGAGTGTCACTGGAGATGGTGATGCTTTATATTGGGTTGCTGGTGGTATCACGAATACAAATTTAAACAGTAATGTATCTCTTAGTCCATCTGTTACTACAACTTATACTGGATATGTTACTGGTCTTGGTGGTGTTTCTCCACAAACATCTATAGAATTAATTGTATACTACCCTCCAACTTTAATTGTAGATTATCCTGCAGTAATTGATTACGGTCAGCAAGCAACAATTGAATATGAAGGAGATTATGCAAATACATCAGTAACATTGTCTGCTACTTACAATTATGATTTTGTTGCTAATACCACTGATCCTATTACAAATTTAAATGTAGCATCTTCTGCTGAATTTGGATCAAATTCTTCTTATGGTGGAGTTTATAATACAAATATTGTTTATAATGATAGAGGACCACTTAGTGTAACTTATGTTATTACTGCTACTGGTAATGGTGGATCAACGAGCGAAGAGTTTACAGTTTTAATTAATATTGACAAAACACCAGATAATATGGACATTGATGAGACTAGTGATCTATTTAAAGATCAAGATCCTGTCTATACACCAGAAACAGAAGTATTATCTGATATGTATTATGTTGATGATATTGAAATTCAGGTAGAAGTTAAATCAAATCTTCCTATACTAGTTGATTTAAATGCAAATCAACAATGGACTAAACTAAGACAAATTGGTACAGCACCAGCAGTTCAGGGAAATTCTGTAGGTGGCAATTCAATGCCAACAAAACCAGGAGTGTATTATATCAAACCAAGGTCTTTACAAACTGAAGCACCTCTAATTGCAAAATCTAACCTATCAGCGGTTGAAGCAGCAAAACTTATTACATGTCTTTCTGTTATTGATGAAACAAATAATAGTTATTATAATAATCAAGGCAATTTAAATAATGTGTGGCAGCAGAACCCGCCAGTTATTGGTGGCGCTGTAAATGATCGTAGAGGATTCAGAACAGCATTTCCATATAGAACATTTTATCTTTTGGATCCACAAGGTTCGGGACAGAGTGGTATTGACGTACCTACTAACTTCCCAGGTGATCCAAATGCATTTGGACCAATTCGTGTCAATCGTGATGAAGGAAATGTTGGTAGTAGATCTGATTGGTTTAGTATCTGTAATTTTGGTTCTCTGCCATATGGAACGATTGTTTCTATCTGGATTGATGTTTCTGGTTCAATGAGACTCTCCACAGTTCAAGCATCATATGATTATTTCTTGACACGTTGTGCTGCTGCTGGTATTGAGATTGTATTGAGTCTTAGTGCTGCTGGCGAAAGATATATTGAGGGTCATATTGTATATCTTCCCCCTAGTGCTAACTTTACAGCAGTAGATGCTGATGGAAATACCTCAAATATTGAAGTTATTTCAGGATCTTCTGTCACATTGAGTTGGATTGTATTTGGTGATGTCAACACTTTATCTATTACACCGGGAGTATTGAATATTACACCTTCTTTTAATGATTTTGTAGATTCTGCAGTAGTTAATCCTACATCAGATACAACATATATTTTAAATGCAAACGGTCCCGCTGGAACAACCACGAGACAAATTACTATCTCTGTATTAATTCCTCCTACTATTTCTATTACATCTAGTCAAGGAGCATCAATTATTAATGGCAATTGTACAACTCTTTCTTGGAGCATAAGTGGTGATGGAAATAGTGTTTCATGGACACAAGGGGGCATTTCAAATACAAATGCTAATAGTTCTGCTGTTGTGTGTCCTAATGACACCACAACATATTGCGCTGTTGCTAGTGGACCTGGTGGCGTCTCTCCAGAAACTTGTATTGAGATCACTGTATACCAAAACCCAACTGCTGGCATTACTGCTCCGGGAGTCATAGATTATAGTGTTAACTTCACTATTGAATATGAATCACAATATGCAAATACTAGTATTCAGATAACTCCAACATATACATATCTGAATGGAACTGTTGTAACAGGAACAACAATCAATAGAACTGCTGCAACTAGTGCAGAAATTAATGGTGGTGCTAGTGGAACTGTTAGTGATACTAGAGCAAATGGTACAGGTGTTCCAATTACAGTTCCTTGGAATAATTTTGGACCATATCAAATTGATTTTGTTATAGTAGCTGCAGGAACTGGTGGAACTGCTGAAGACACTGCGAGAACAATAGTCAATATAGATCAAACACCAGATAATTTTATTGTCGATGAAACTGATGATAAGTTAAAAGATCAAGATCCTGTCTATACACCAGAAACAGAAATTTTATCCGAGATGTATCAGATTAATGATATTGACATTCCTGTAGAAATTAAGGCAGATTACCCAATTAAGGTTGATATTAACAAGAATGATGATTGGGAGGACGTTAGACAAATCTAGGGTCAATAAATAATAGAACTGGGATCATAACTAAAAGGAATGACATATTCGTTTGCACCTAACGATCAACCACTTTACGTATCAGAAGGTGATTACGTACAGTTTAGGTTTATTGCACCTAATCAGTGGAACACCACCAATACTGTAACTATTACTATTGGTGATTTAACGCAGTTTTGGTTGATTACAACCATTCCGGAAGATTTTACTCCCGATCCATTTCCGTTTAATGATGTCATTGATGCAGATCTTGATACGATGTATACTACGGATATAGTATTTCGTCCACCGGATGGCACACCATCTACTTCTTTAAGTGGATTAACACCCGACACTCAAGCAGCTGTAGTACTTGGATCTAATCTTGGTGGAGGCATCGATAATTATGCGATGCGTGTTGATTATAATGGCAATGGAAGTTTTGATACGGGGTGGATTCAAAGTGGTGGAGCTATAACTGTAACAAATGGTGCAAGAATTCGAGTTAGGTTAAAATCTTCTGAGTTTACGACACAGTTTTCAAGATTGACACTTGTTATTGGTACATCTAGTGCAAGATGGGATATCTTAACTCTATCACAACCAACAAATGAACCGGAACCATTTCCAGATTTTACAGATTTAGAAGACCAACCGACAAACACATATTGTTATAGTGAGGTCATTAGATTACAGGGATTAATTTCTTCTGCTACTATTAATACCAGTGGCAATGGTGAATGGGCAATTTCATCGACAAGTAATACTTCAACAAACGCAGATGGATTTCAAGTTCTTTCTGGAGCAACTTTTACCGGTAATGATGGAACTGTGAATAATGGTGATTACTTACAGTTAAGAATTTTGAGTTCAAATAATGCTTTATTTCCAGTTACAACTAATCTTTCGATTGGAGATGCTCTCAATGGAGATACTTGGAGTGTAGAAACGGGTTCAAATCCTTCAACTAATCCCAACTCATTCTCATTTACTAATGTAGATGATGCAATTGAAGATACACTTGTGGCATCAGACGAACAACCTGCAACCGCTCTTGGAATTCAGGGATTGACAGATGGTATTCAGGTTCCAGTAGTATTAGTTTCTACTAATTCTACCAAAGTTCGTATTAAGAAAAATAATGATTCTGTTGGAGTATTCCCCACAACAGCAGGAAATGGTGATAAATTAACTCTTTATCTACAATCATCACCTTCGTTTAATACTCCCTTAAACATGCAAATTAAGGTTGGTGATCGACAGATTCCTGCATGGCAGGTAAGAACTAGTCTTGGACCAGATACTGATGCTGATTGGAGTCCACCAGCAAACAGAAATAATCAAATTCCTGAGTCTTTTGTTTCTAGTGCTCCAGTTACTGTTACTGGCATTAATAGACCAATCACAATTGAAAGTATTGCTGGATATCCTGCATTGATTTCTATTGATTTTGATTCTCCTGTAGCAGGTCCAAGAACATTTGATCCTCTTGTAAATTCTTCGTTTTATATTGTAGTACAAGCAGCATTACAACTTAATACACCAGAAACCACAACAATTAGACTTGGTACAGGAAATCCAAATCAATTTGTTTGGCAAGTTACAACATATGCTACAGTTCCACCCCCATCTACTGATGCTGCTATTTGGTACAGTAGAAAATCTAAAAAATTCGATGGGTATCCAATTGGAACAGTTCTTCCTGTTCTTAAAGAAGGTGTTGGTACTTATGGAGATTTAGATGGTGGAAATAATGATAGATATCCTGGATTTGTTCCATGTGATGGTCGTTCATTAGATAAGAATGATTACTTTGAATTGTATACTATTCTTGCTGGGGAGTATGGTGAGACTACTAATGAATTTAACGTTCCTGATTATAGAAACAGAAAATTGTGTGGCATTGGTATTGTAGATAGTACCAGAGGTAATTCGGCATTTGTGCCAATTACTCTAGGATCTTCAAAAGGTATCAATGATCCTGGTGCTGAAGGTGGATATTGGTATTTTAATAGGGTTGGTGCTCGTGGATCAAATCCTTTGGATCAAGTTCAAGGACCTCCTGGTGCTGTAGGAAGTTTAGATAGTGATTTTTTCTCTCTTGGAACAGTTAGACTAACTGGATTGGAAACACTTACTGATCAAGTTATCTTTGAAATTAATCCTAATAGTTTTGTTACAGCACAAGTTGGAGGTCTGTCTTCTATTACTGTTGCCGCTCCTACACATAATCATGCCTATATTTCTGCAGTTACAGAAGGTAATGAGGGCGAAGCTAGTATTCCATGGAATCAACCATTAGGTAGATCTATGATGGCAGGTTCACGATATGGTTCACCAAACCCAGATGAATTTGATGCTAGAGCACCTGAAAACGCAAGTTCACAGGAAAATACAGATGCAATTCGAGATGCATGGAAAAACTTTTTTGGCAGTACTCTTGGTGCTAATTTTCAGTTAGAATTGACAAGATATTATGGTTCTGATTTTGATTTTGATGATTGGGTTGAACAATTCCCTACTAATTTTCCATATAACTCTACTATTGATGGATCTTCGACGGCATTTGGTCCTGAGAGTGATGACCTTGAGTATTCAATCCAATTTCAAACATGGTGGATCTCTCCTTTTAGTGCTTTAGCATCTGCAAATCTTCAATATCGTGGACCCAGTAGTGGGCGTACAACCAACCCTACTGCTCCTAATGGTGATACTAATAGATATTGGAGTGGTGTATTTGATACACAACCATCTACTTTTGCGATCGACCAGTATTTAAATACTGCTCCTGGAACACAAACACGTACTCATACACATTTAATTACAGAAAATGCCGTTGGTAATCCAAATGCTGATTTTACTGGTGGTAATTTTGATGGTGAAGGTAGCAACCAGACACCATATGGATCTGGTCTAGGTGGTGGTGTTGATGGGGCATTATTAACCTTTAATATATTCTGGTCCAATAGATACGTTGTTGCCGGTGCAAAATCTCCATCTGGTGGCGGCGTCAGCGGCGACGGTGGTGGTCAATTTTTCTCAGCAGGTGTTGGTGAGTGGTCTTATAGACAAGCAGGTGCAGCTCAGTGGAATAATCCAACTGATGAAGAAACCAGAGATGAAGATATGGTTGGTGGTTCTGGAAGTGGTATGCGTATGAGAATTACATATCAAGCATGGCCTTCTCCTGGAGGTGGTTCTGCAAACGATACTAGAATACGTGTTGATCAGATTCTAAGTGCTGGTTCTGGTTATAGTGTGGGGGACGTACTCTCTACTACATTCTGGAATAATATTGATACTACTGCTAATAGAATAATTGAAGTAGCTGCAATTGCTGCTAATGGATCTGGTGGTGCTGCCGATAAACTTCAGGTAGTGTTCACTCAGGGTCAGGTTTTTAGTGATCTAACAAACGGGACGTTTACATATTCTAGTAGTTTTAAGAGACCAACTCCTGATGTTGAGATGCAACCACAGAGACAAGTCCCAATTATCAACCCATTTCACAAGACTAAATATATCATCAAGGCGTATTAATTATGAATCAAAAATCGAGTGTTCCAGATTATAGACCTCTTGAATTAATGCTCGACAATAGAATTACCAAATCTGACTTTGATGATTTTATTGGTGTCTGGCCAAATTTTATGCCACGACCATTGTGTGAAGAATTGATCGAATATGCAAATTCAGTCTATGATACTGCTTGTATTGAAGTCCCATCAGCAACAACAGAGTACAGTCCAAATGCAGAGATAGCATTCAATTCTTCACAGCAATATGGTGGAGATTTAAATAGGAAAGATTATGCATTTTTGTTGAATTTTTCTAATAGAGATTTATCTACTAAGACAAATTCTGTATTGAAGAGTTGTGTGAAACATTATATTCATAAGTATCAATCACTAAAGCATACTGGATTAGTATCTACTGACATTAAGTTTCAAAAAACACCTCCAGGAGGTGGATATCATTTGTGGCATCATGAAAATGCTGACCTAGCACATGCTCCAAGAGAATTAGTATGGATGATTTATCTTAATGATATGCCTGATGGTGAAGCAGAAACTGAATTTTTGTATCAGAGAAGAAGAATCAAACCTACTGCAGGAACTGTCGTTATTTGGCCATCTGGGTTTACACATTCGCATAAAGGCAATACTGTGTTGACTGAAGATAAATACATTATAACAGGATGGTACATCAAGAGCACTTAACAACCCATGGAACTAAGAAAGATTGTTATCGAAGTTGATTTTATCAACAAATTTGTAACTCCTAATGTCGAAATTGACGTTGTTGCTACCGATTATCGTAATCGTAATAGTAAAAAAACAGCGTTAGATGCTGATTTATTAGAGAAATTTTTAACAGAATCTGTTGATGATTTCTGGCACAATGACAACGACAGAATTGATTTCTTTCAGTATTTTGATGATGGAACTTATTTCTGTCAAAGACAGAAACGTCAATACGACTTTAAAACAGAAACTTCATATTACAAAACATATTCTTTCACTGGTGCTACTTCAGCGCAGGCACAAGAATTTTGTGATCTATGTATAACGTTTTTTGAGGTTGGTGTTGAAATCCGAAATCTTGAAGTCGAAAAAGTTATTGGAGATGTTGACAAAGAAGTTGTTTTCTACGAGCAGAGGTGGTACAAGATTAAAAGACAAAAAACTGAAATGTTAAACTTGTCTGATTGGAGAGTTCTTCCTGATATCGAAGAAGAATATGAAGGCGAAAGAGATAGGTGGATTGCTTGGAGAAGATGGGTTCGCAAAGAAAGTATGGTAAAACCAAATGATGAAAGATTTGGTGGATCTGGTTTAGCATACTTTAAATATACCTATGAATTGAAGTGGCCTAGAGATCCAAATTATTACTTAAAAATATATCCAAATGGTAAGTTGGAAGATGGTGTAACTGATGCACCTGCATTTATGGATGTAAATGATGCTAACCAATGGGTTAAGCATGATTCTGAAGCATCATCTGATTTTATGAAGAGCAGAGAAGATCAAATGTATTTACTTGCAGGTAAACACAAATTGGTAAATAGAAAAATTAACGATAATATGAAAAAAATGATGGAACTTCTTGGTGTTCCAGATAAGATTCCTGAGGATTGGGATCGATATTATGTTAATGATTCTGAATTGGAAGGATGATATACGAAACTGATTTATTAAATGATGAACAACTTGAATACATTAATCTATATTTTAATCACTTAACATTTAAAGACGGAAGAATTAGCAATCCCAGAGAAGATAAACGGTGTCAAACTGTATTTGATGGACCAGGACATGTTGATTTAAATAATTATTGTCGTGATATAATATCACAAGTAGATCTTCCTGTTAAGATATCAGCAATATCTCAGATATATTTTACTAAGTACAGTATTGGTGGGATGTATGGAGACCACTATGATGCTGCTATGTGTGGTGGTGTTAAATCGGATTATAGTATGACATGTTTTCTTAATGATGGGTATAAAGGGGGAGAATTAGTTATTGATGATACTACGCATGTTAAGTTACAGAGGGGTAAAGCAGTAATATATCCTGGTAATTATATTCATAGAGTGAATAGAGTTATTTCAGGACGTAGAGATGTATTTTTATGCTGGTTGCAAAAATGAATGATGTTGTAAGATATGATAATTTCTTCTCACGTAGAGATTTTGCATTGATACTTGAAAAATTAAATCAACCAAAATGGGAGTATGGTCATGGATCATATCCATCAGGACATCCAGAGAGAAAGATACCATTCTGGATGATGCATCTAGGTGATGACTTCTTCTTCACTGAATATCTTCTAAATATCATTGAGGAAAAGACTAATCAAAAGTATGAACTAACTGCTGTTTACTGTAATGGTCATACATTTGGCACTTCTGGTAATTTTCACCAGGATTGGCACAATGATCAAGGCAGAACATTTCTTCTTTATGCTAACGATAGTTGGGATCAAGAGTGGGAAGGTAAGACAGTATTTAAAACAGGTGATACATATCATTACTCTGAGTTTGTTCCTAACTCAGCAATCCTATTCTCAGGAAATATTCCTCATAGAGCAGAAGGAACATCTAGATTATTTCTAGGTCTGCGTAAAACAATTGCTTGGAAACTCGTACTAAAATGAACACATCTTACGACGTATATTATTTTGATAACTTCATCGAGAACTATGCTCTTATGAAAGGCAAACCAGTTGTTATGCTGAGATCCTATGGGTGGAATAATAGCACTGATGTTGATGCTATCAATGCTTCATATGAAACTTATAAATCGATTCTGCCTCTGGATATGTGGACAGCATTGAAGCAATCGGAATATGTTTTTATGGAAGTTGATGATATGCAAATGACTATCGAATTCTTAGAAGCAAGTTTTCCAGCAAGTCAAGCAGAAACAACAACGCCAGAAAATTATATCTTCTATTCTCTGTGTAATGTTGAAGGTCAAACTATTTTAACTAACGAATAATGTTTTCCGAAAGATATACTGTTGTTGACAAATACAGTCTTACTACAAGAGAGAAAGTTTCTACTATAGAAACAATGCCTAGGAGATTTACATCTCTGATGGATCCTGCATATCTTCCTGATTTAGATATTGATCTTAAACTTAAATTAAATAAGTATTTTAATTATGTCTTTGGTCATGCGACTGATCCTGAATATGAATTTAATAAACATTTGTTTATTGAGCATAATGATGGAGATATCATTGAAATTCTTGCGAAGCATGGTATTAGATATCCTGTTTTACTTCCAGTGTGGAATAAATTCTCGCGAGCAATCGATTGTGAAGGTTTTATGGATCTAAGATCCAAATTTGAGAGACATACTAATGTTACCTTAAGTAATAAGACTTTCTTACTTGGTATGTTATATAAACCAGATGGTACGTACAATGGTTGTACAGTATATGATGATGACTATAGTTTTGATAGTTATGCAGATCAAAATTTCCTTAAGAAAATTAATGCATTTCCGAAGTATGTGACAAAATATGGTTATGGAGTATTGAAGTTTAAATTGGATACAGATGAGTTATCATACAAATTATTTTTTAATGTTACCAAAACATTTGATAAGCAGGATAAGTTTGTTTTTGCAGTTGAAAGAAGAAATGAAAAAGCACAAATGTATCTCAATGTGTTAAAGAAAGATAAACTTGATATTCTAACAGATGAAGAAGCAGATTATATTACTTCTATTTGCACACATAACTCATGGTTTGACATTGAGTTTATTGTAAACCCTGATGGATCCCATAAAGAAACCTTTGTGTATGTTCACAAAGTGGAACAGTTCGAGGACTTGACAGTGGGTTGACACCATGCTATGGTAGCAGAGCGTCCATCAAACCACATGAAAGTCCCTGATAAGGTGGAGTTGCAACACATGCAACTTCAAGCAATGTTACGAGATAATAACATCCATGAATCTGAATTGCTATATTGTGGTGAACGTGAGTATACTACAGAGTATGCTGCTCATCCAGAGTATCATGGACATTTAATGCACTGGTACATCATTGGTGGCGAACATGAAGTTCCTGTTTGCGACATCGAATCGGTTGATCAAATTGAGTAATCATGCTAGAATGTCCCCTATAACGCTTGCATCACATGGATTGGACTAGCACCACGAAACACGAGAAACGTAAAGATGCATTCTATATCTTCTACGAGAGCGTTCTCAAACCAGATCACCAACTACGTCAAGACGCACATGATCAGCAATGCTATCATGAATTGTTAGAATGGCGCAGTGAAATTATTGAGTATCTTGACAAACGTCGCAACGAAGACTTTAATGACAACTGAAATCAACTGGGCACATGAGTATACAAAACAGCGCAAAGATCGTATGCAAAATGCGATCGATGATTATCTCAACGATGATAAAGTATCAGCACGACAAACGTATGAAGAGATGCTATCTGGCATCGATGATGTGATAGAATATCACAAGAAAGCATACTGTCGTGCTATGTCTCTTAGAGATTACATGACTGGTAATACTGCTCTCAATCTAGAACACCAAATTCCTGACCGCTACTAATGACTGAAGACGAATTTAAACAAACAGTTGAAAACTTGTTGACGATCCAGAGCAACAACGATCATAACTTCAATGTGATACAGAGGAGACTTGATTCTATTCAACAGCAACTAAATGATTTGAATGATTTGAAAGAGATGTTCCGTCTTCCTAAACCAGAGAATAAAGATCGCAAATTATTTGAAGAGGTTGATTGATGAAGTTTACTCGTGGTATGATGGTTCAGTATCACACCACTAAAGGGTGGATAGATTTTATTGGTGATAAGTATATCACCATTTGCTACGTCGATCGACCTGACCCATCATGTCGTCATGGTCGTTATCAGTCAACTTTATGTGTTTTTCGAGAGTATTGGGATGAAGTATGCAGTTGTGTGGATGAAGAACAAGAAGAAGGGGCAAGCGAAGCAGCAAGCGATCTTCTATAACCTGGATGATGCCAGCATGTGGGAACAGCACATTAACAAAACAGAACACGCTAAGACTAACATTATCCCTATCTTCAGTGATTCATAACGAAGAAGCAATTATCCACATAATTAAAATACCACAGCGTATCTACAATGAATTGGATACTATTGATTCTTCTTGGAAACAAGGCAGGATAGAACAAGGACTGTATTATAATGTGAGATCATCCAAAATTACTTTTGTTCCTGAGAGTGATATGGCATACAAATTTTGTCGTCATTGGGTGAATGTTATCAACGAAGACAATTTTAAGTTTGATCTACATCCTTTCTTTGAGAATAAATCAATTCAATACTCTCATTATAATGTTGGAGATCACTACTCTTGGCATACGGATATAGTTGGATCATTGCCACCCAGAAAGTTATCATTTTCATTAATGCTAAACGATGATTATGAGGGAGGTGAGTTTGAAATTGGTCGTTATTCTTTTGGTGATCATGAGTTGAAGACTGAGACTGTTGCTGCTGAAAATAAAACAGGAACATTGATTGTATTTCCTTCAGCACTGCCACACAGGGTCAAACCTGTAATAAAGGGTATCAGAAAAAGTCTAGTTGGGTGGATGCCTGGTCCACCACTTCGCTAACTGGACTAGGGGGTTGACACAGACCCCAAACTCGTGTATATTAGGTTCATGGGAGAGGAAGCGCCCTAAAGACTCCACATTCTATAATCCCACCCATGTAGGTGGTGTCATTCCAATGACTGTAATGTTCAAATCCGATCTTTCAAAAGTTCGTATCACACGCCAATTTGAGACAAATATCGCTCTTGCTGAGGGTATTTGTCATACAGAGAATATCAGTGACGCTGATCTCAAGCAATTGATTAACTTCAAGTCGCTTGATCGTCTTGCTGAACTCCTTCGTACCAGTCGTGAGTATATCTACGAGAAGTGCAAAGCAGACTATGAGTTTGCTTTAGCAGTTGCTCATGGTACTGCTATTCTTGCCTCACGTCAAGGTTCAAAGGACGAATCTTACGTTCTTGATCAGATTAACCGTGTTTCTAGTGGTTATGGTATCTACGTACAATCTTTGAACAACCAGGATCTCCGTCCTACAAAGGATGGACGCTTGTTGAACAAAGCAGAGTTCAAAGAGTCTGGTCTTGATAAACTTGAGTGCCTCAAGTCTATCGATGGTGTGATCAACGGCAATGTCGAAGGATATATCTTTGCCAAGATTTGTTTTGGTGAAGGTGGACATCAGGATAATGTGTTTCATGAAGCAGCACACTTTGCTGATTGGGCAGAACAGTATGGTGAGGAAGGCAAAGTATATGTCATCCTCATCGATACTGACCTGACTAACAAATTTGATCGCCTCAAGTTTAACTACGACTCTGACACAGTTTGGGTCGTTGATCATGTAGAATTTCAACAACGCCTAGGTATTAACTAAATGATAAATGTGTTTGAAGATTACGAAGCCATAGAAGAGACTTTGAATATAGATGAAATAACTGAACTAGTTCAAAGTTGTACTGATGATAAGCCTCGTATATCTGATTTCTTTGATGTAGAACAACTCAAGAAATTATCTCCCGAACCAACAGGTAAGAACTGTAAGTTTGAAGAGTGGATTACACCTAAACGTAGTGATATCTACATTGGAACCCACGAAGATAACACACAAACAAGAGCAGGACTAACTGTCTTTACTGAAGATGTTACTTTGATTGCTGCAAGTGTACAGAAAATTGGTTGGGAATATCGTGTTCCTCAACCATGTGTATCTCTCTTCGAGAAAGAGATGAACGGACACTATTACAAATATATTCTTCGTAATGGTCGTCATCGTTACTTTGGCACAGATGAATATGATACTTTCCCCTGTGCTTTAATGAGTGGTAAGAGTGAATATGATCTACAGCGTCTTGGTACTACTGAAAACGCACCTTCTCAACTAGAGAAAAAGCGTGAGTATACAGATGCTGATATCACCAAGATGATTCGCTTAGGCATTGACTGTAAGGCAATCGATCAAACTCTTAATGGTATTGTTGCTGAACTGAAGGGATCATATCCTAAAGTTCATGCTGATAATCGTGAAGTATTTGCTAACAAGATCCTCAATGAAACTGGTGCTACTGCATCATTTGAACCATATAGTGACAGCAGTGTTAAGAAATACTTGAATAAGCACTTTGCTCCTGGTTCTTTCGCAGTTGGTGGTGAGCAGGATAACAATGGACGCAGAGGTTATATCCAAGCGTTCAATCACCCTGTTTCTATGAAGCACCTGCAATATATGGTGGGTCAGAGTATCATCAATCACCCTGGAGATCAGCATGTTGTGTATGGTTATCTCAAACCATATGCTTCTATCACTGCTGATGTATGTCTCTCTGACAAAACCAGTCTTCGTAATAGTTACGAAGGATTTATGAAGCGTTATGTGCGTGAGCACTGTCTGCCCCTGGTTGAGTTGTTCCAATCTGGACAATTGAAGGAACCTATGTTAGACTGGCTACCACAAGATAATGCAAACGAGAGCAAAGGCAAGTGGTACTGAGCAAGCAACTTCTGGGTCAGTATTATACAACGACTGACCCATTTAACAACTCCGGTGCATTCCGTTCCTGGTATCAGATGGTGCCCAAGACTACAATCTTGGAACCATTTGCAGGCGCGGGGCACCTTTTTTCGTATGTAAATGCAGAGTGGCATGGATATGATATTGAACCCAATCACCCTGATGTAGAGTATAGAAATACATTTGAACAGTTTCCTACTGGGTACAGAGTGTGTATCACTAACCCACCATACCTTGCGAAGACAGTAGTATCACGTAAGAAACTACCAGTGCAACTAATACATGAGGACATGTATCTTGATGCACTACAACTAATGTTGGATAACTGTGAGTACGTCGCTGCAATCGTACCCAGTACATTCTGGAACCAAAGATTATTCAAGGATAGATTGTATGCATGGGATAAGTTTGACATGCAACTATTCACAGACACTGATGCACCCGCAGGTGTTGCATATTTTGTTCCGCATAGAGTAGAACACACGCGCACATTTGTCAATGGTGATGAGATTGTGCTCACATCTGACAACACACCAACAAAAACTGATTTTCATGTGCGCTTCAACCCACACGACCTGGCACCCATCCTGGTAAATGGAATTGATACAAATACACAGAATAACATTCATCTCCGTATGTTACAGGACAATGATGTACCATCACTGGTGAATAGCATGGGTAAGTGTAAACCAACTAACAGGAATCACTTCCCAATTGAGTCAACAATGGTAAAAGAGGCAGATCTACCTGCAATCAATGCCCTGATAGAGCAGTGGAGAGATGAGACTATGGATTTTTTCCTTACTAGTTTCAAGTCTCCCATGGCATCAGGCAAGTACAGAAAACGGATCAGTTTCATGGAAGTCAGGTGGTTGCTTAATCGGTTCTATGCTGATAGACTGTCAGAGACCCCTCCACGATCGCCCACAAGCGTCTTGAACCACTTATGACTGACCGGACTATAGAAGTGCCTCTAACGACCTCTCAGATCCTATTCTTGATGGATATGATGATGGGATGCAATCTAGGCACCACCAAAATCCATGCTATGCAGAACAACGTCGATGATGGTGCCACATACGACCAGTTAGCGAACTGTCTACAAAACGCGCACAGCACCCCATAACCGTGTATATTAAGAGAGTCAAAGGAACACATCCCATGCAACTCACCACACTCGTCACCACAGTTGATTTCTTCCCTGAGGCATTCATCGCTGAAGAGGACGGCGTGATCGTTAAGCGTTTCCAGAAGCGTGTCACCTTCAACTCAAACGGTCTCAAGTCTTACAGCACTGTGACTATGCTCACCGCTAAGAATGAGTGGGCAGAGCGTATTGCTAACGGTGCTGAGGTAACTAACTACAACGTTGAGCAGATGCCTCGCTCTGAGTACACCCCAATGGCAGTAGGATGAGAATCACACAGTATCTCCTAAGCGGCATCTTTGTCTTTGTCGCTCTCACTTGCTATCTGCTATTCTTAGCAGATCGCGACACCAAAATGATGAACTACTATGACTCAACACTCCAGCAACAAACAGTTCGTAAATGATCTCTTCGACAAACTCTTCAGTTTTGTTGACACTGACATGATTGATCTACATGATGATGACACATGTTGTGATGAACTAGAACTACGAGCAGCAGAACTTGAGATGACTGTTGATGAGATGCTCCATGCTGATCTTTAATGACAGAACTACCATCTGATTTCCCTCATCAACCACCAGAAGGTTTCACCTATGAGATTCATGAACATAAGTCCAACGTCGTTGGCATTTGGATTCGGAATCATGCTCGGTTTAGTTACACTAATGAGCCTGTCCGATCGATCTGGGGATTCTACAACACTAAGAAACAATGTTACATTGCCCCAATTAACCACAAACGTCCTGGCAAACCAGTAGACTTAAGCAACACTACGGCATACTCTGCTATGCCACTACTCAAATCATTCGTATCAACTGATTAATCATGTCTATTTCTGAAGTAATGCTCGACCGTTGGATTCTGGAGAACATCGATGATGCTCAACCAGCATGGGATATTGTAGAAGACTTTGACAAGGTGAATAAGAACTGGCGTCAAAGTGCTAGTGATGAACTATCACCAGAAGCATTGGATCTACTATGAATGAAACTCGATAGTAAAGCAAGAGTATTAGGCAGCGTTGGTGTTATCACTGCCTATTTTGTGATTCTTCATGTGAATGTGATCGCTGGTGTGATGTTGAATTGTGTTGCTGATCTGATTAGCATCCCATACTTCATCAGAACAAAATCATGGGATGTGGTGATCATGGTAGTCTTCCTATTCATGATCAGCATGTCTCGACTGACCACCTCGTGAACTGTCCACTGAACGCACACAGGGCATCCAAATGCCCTATACTATATTCATCAGCACGGGACACACCACATGACCACCACAGTCGTCAAGCACTCCTTCTACAAGATCGAGATCGACACCGTTGATGCTCCCCAGCAACCCATCATCTATTTCCGCAAGGAAGGCAAGTGTACCACTGCTAAGGGCATGGATCGTCAGCACAACCGTATCGTGAACGAGACTGTAGAGGCATGGCGTCCATTCTCACAGCAGATCCGTCGCTACACTGTCTCTCGTGTGCCAGCTGACGTAGTGGTCGGTGGTGAGATCCGCAACGCCTAATCTGCCCTATACTATTCACATCGACACAAACGACATGACCACCACCTTCGCTGACTACACTGCATCTGCTGAAGCACGTAAGGACATCGCACAAGCGGTCCTAGGGCACACATTCGCACTCTGTCAAGCACTTGAGCAAGACTTTGTGAAGGAGAGCATCCGACGCCAAGAGTTTTTCATGGCATCTGCTGTTGACAGAGAGTATCATGAGCAGAAGATTGCGGATCTGAAGAATAACATTGGTGCTTATCGTTTCACTGTTGACACTGGACGCAAGTATCACAAGATCATGATGACTACTGATGGTGGTAATCGCTCTGTTCACGCATTCATTGACAAGAAGACTGGTGAAGTATACAAACCAGCATCTATCAAAGCACCTGCCAAGGGTGTACGTTTTGATCTTCGTGTGATCACAGAGCGTGAGTTTGTCCTTGAGAACTGTGATTGGGCAGGTGGTTATCTGTATAAGAACGCATACTATCAGGGTGCTTGACACCTCACCAAATACATAGTATACTAAATTCACACTGCTTTCACTCCCATGTTCTATCTCGTTGCTGCTGGTAATGCCTATGCGATGGATTCTTCTACGGATACCATGTATGGCATGACGTGTTATGATGATAACACGGTTGATATTGATGACTGCTATGACATTGCTTATGATGAAGTTGATGAAGAAGAGCAAGAATACCTAGCACATGTTGCGTATCACATGCAACAGATTGCTAAACTAACTGAAGAACACACCAAACTCAACGAGGTCTTTGTCAAATGAACATGCTAGCAGATCACATCAAAGAATTTATCCAACCGTATCCCAATCGTTACACTCGTGGAGCGTGGGAGATTCGTGTTCTTCCGCGTGAAGATCTAGATTATGATGGTGTCCAGAAATACTGGCGCTTGTTCAAGAAGTTTCCTAACGATTTTGCTGCTGCTGCCGTCTCTCTACTCCCCAATGATGTAGAATTCGTTCAATACGATCACCTCGCCAACATTCTCTTCGCTACCAAATCATGAGCAACTACAAAATCACTGACGACTCTGCAACTGTTGATCGTCTCTCACAACAACGTGATGACATCTATGACTGGTGTGTTGAGCGTTTCCGTTATCACATGGCAAATGATAACATTGATGAGGCACTAGCACTTGCTGATGAGTTCTTTGAATGGATGGACCCTGATGGTATGGAGAAAGAAGAGACTGCATTCTACAATGAGGATGATCTCTTGAACTTGTATCTCTCACTCCCTGAAAACTATGGATGATTATACTATTACAGATGAGATGCGTGATCTTATCGTACAATACATGACAGCATGTAATGAACAGCGTTATGCTGATTCAGAACAATTACTTGAACAAATCAAGGCGCAAGGACAAACTGATTATGACAATGACCCCAGGAGCAACACATGAAACTACGTAATGTATTACTAGCAGCAGCATTAACTCTTACAACACCAGCATTTGCTGATGATAGTAAGATCACCAAAGGATACAACACCATGGATAGTATGGGTTGTATGTTGTTAGGTGAGTGTACTGATGGTGTTAAGAAAGTATACTCAATGCTTGATATCTCATCACAGTATGATAACACTGAAGAATTCACTAGTGTGACAGGTGAGTTTCATAATATGTTGCACTCACTCAATCAAGTTGGTGTGAATGTATTCCTTGCTGATAGTAAGTATTTCCCAGCAGGTCATCGTGGTGTCTATCACACAGTCAGCAATAACTTCTTCCTGAATAAGGATTACATGGGTAAACCTGGTACTCTCATGATGGTGATGAGACATGAAGGATGGCACGCTGCACAAGATTGTATGGCGGGAACTATTGATAACTCACTCATTGCTATTATTATGCCAGAGGATGAAGTTCCAATGATCTGGCGTGTATTAGCAGAGCGTACATATCCTAAATCAGCATTACCTTGGGAAGCAGAAGCAGGTTGGGCAGGTCGTACTGAAAACATGACAATGAATGCTCTTGCTGCATGTGCTGGTGGTAAAATGTGGGAAGTATATGAACCAACTCCTTTGACACGTAAATACTTAGAACAAAACGGTTACATTGAATGAGACATCGATATGTTGTTACAATTGAATACGTTGATGGTGGACACACTACTCATACCATTAACTCAACTGCAAGTGAATGGTTTATTATTCAATCGTTAAAACAACATGATCGTCGTCTTCGTTGGTATACTATCATAGATCAAAATGTCTAAATTTATTACTACTATCCAAGAATGCAATGACTCGGATGACTTCTTCATCGAACTCCCAGATGAACTCTGTCAAGAACTCGGGTGGAAAGAAGGTACAGAAATCGTCTGGCATATCCAAGACGATGCAATCCTTATCTCAGAATACAAAAACCCTAACAACTGGTACGAAGCGAAAGAAGAAGCAATCAGACAATACACTGATAGTATTGAACTCCCGCAAATTTGATCAATTCCCTTATCATGAAACATTCCCTATCTTCTTACATGATCTAACTGATAACAAACGTTGTTGGTTCACTTGTATACCTCATGCTCAGAAATATATTGATAGATACAAACCCAAATACAAATGCTATCAATTCACTGGCAAATGCCCATCGTAGTATATGAATTCAAACAACATCAAAAATTAAAACAATCGTTGTTGAATAGTATACAATCAATGCCTGCATACTCTATCAATAACATATCTAAATGTGATTATAACTCCGGATATACTAAACCATACTGGAATATACTATCACCTGCTATTAAACTTACTATACACAATATACTATCGAAATTAGATATCACTGATGGTAAACTCTCTACCCCATGGTATCAACAATATCATACAAATGATTCTCACAATTGGCATCGTCATCCTAACTGTACATACAATGTAGTATACTACCTAGAACTACCTGGTAATACTCCACCTACACTATTACGTCATCCATTAACAAAAGAACTCATTACACCATCAGTACATGAAGGATCAATACTATTGTTCCCCTCTTGTATACAACATTGTTCACCAATTAATCAATCAACTCATCGTAAGACTATCATTGCATTTAATATTGAATGACTAACCCTTACACTCAAGGTGGATTAGAACGACACCCTGCTAACATACTAAGACTCATATCAGAACTCGAAGGATCATACCAACTCCTCAAATATATGGGGTTCACTGATGACATGAATACAATCGAACAAATCAAACGACCATACTACAAACTGTACTTCAAAACAAAGAAAGAGTATGACACCAACCACTAACAATACTACATGGTTTACATCAACATCAGATAAACCATACGATAGACATTACTACACTATAGACAACAAAAGATTTGATGATTATGAACACTTGAGAGCATACTGGTTTCAAATTCCTATTACTAACCAAACAGTAATTGTTCATGATCTCACACATACCAAGCGCACCAGTGATAGCAAAGGGTTTCAATGATAGTATTGGATACTACCCAACTCTTTATTAATCATTAAAAAAATATAGGTAAGGTGCGCTGGAGATGTTGGCTTAGCAGACTACCACTCGAAAGTCAAGAAAGACTGTGACAGACCTCAAAGTGGCACACAGACCCCTCAGAAACCCTCGAAAGCACGTTATAATAGATTCATGGATTCAGAGGTTTTCTCAAAATCTTAAAAAGTCAAAAAAACGACTTTTTTAAAAACTTAAGAAACTGAGAAAGTTTGTTTTTTAAGTTTTTTTGTTCTTTTAACTATCAAATCATTAATTAAACACTCAAAATGACTAAGATGTACGACAATTTGATCAGTACAGCTATTAAATCTATTAATATCACTGATAATAGTGTATTAGTAGTATATAATAGTAATAAAGACAAAGAATATACATTTAACTGTGATAATACACAAGTATTTGAAGATACTTTGTGTAAAGAACTGATTTCGATTGAATTGAAGACTGGAGGATCAATTGGCAAGTTTCTTCACAATCAAATCAAAGAGGGTTTGATTGTTGAATCTAAATAATCTTGCCATCAATTGAGTTAACAATTCAAACAAGACAATGAGTAAACGATCCAATCAATCTGACAATCCAAAGCAACAATTCATCGATGAGTTTGAAGACTTTGGATATGATGTGAAAAACGTCAAACGTTCATCTAAAAAGAAGGTAAGCAAGTTTAAACGAGAAGTCAATGAGTATGATGACACTTATTGAACTGTCCACTATCACTTGATTTTCAATCCCGTTCGTGTAGTATATACATGTTCGGGATTTTTTCATGGTTTTCATCTATTCAAAGGCAAACGAGTTAGTGTACACATTGGATGGTAATCATCAGCGAATTCTTATGTATCACCCGTTGCTATCTGATGGCAATGTTGAATCAAACCGTGGTGCTTATGAGTATGTTGAATTCGATGAACTAGATGATGATACATTAGAAGAGGCAGATAGATGTCACAAACTGCTGCTAGATGAGGTCCACTAAATGTTATCCAGGTCAGCTGCCTGTGGAAAACTTTTATTCCACAGGACAATCCACATGCTGTCCACTATCGCTTGATTTCATCCCCTGATCCTGTATTGTAGACACATGAACAACGAAACACCAAGCAACAACCCATACGTCAACAACCTCGTTGAGATGGGATACGATCGGGCAGACTGTGAGATGGTCGCTGCTGCTGGTCTTGACGCAACCTATCCCCGTGTGATCCATGGTCGCACCTTTGACACCAAGGAACAGTATGAAGAGGAACTGGCAGACTATCTCAACGGACTGTGACAGTTGACCTAGTGCCACACAAAATAGGCACAGCACCTCAAACCCTGTATTGTAGACACATGGACAAACTCAACAACATCGCATCAGACATCCGAGGGTTCTGCATCAGCAACCCAGAGGCAGACTTTGAAATGGTCATGGATTTTGTAGACTCACAGATCGCACCCTTTGAGGCAGATGACAACCTCTGTGATCTTGCCATGATGATCATGCTAGACGTGGACGAAAGCAACCAGTCCACCTAGTGTCACACAGGGGGTTGCAATTGACCCCCATCCCTGCAACAATACATTCAAGACAAACAACCAAGTCTCTCATGCGTAAGATCGAAACTCAAATGATCGCTGCTATCAAGGCAGACAAGAACTGGTCATCAGGTAACACACAAGTTGTTACAAACATGGGCGTTTCTACTGTGTATCTCCATGGCAACAAGATTGCAATGGTTGATGACACCTCGCTGACTCTATTTGATGGCGGTTGGCAGTCAAACACAACTAAATCACGTCTCAACGCATTGTGCTCTGAATTCTGCATTGTTGGTGAGGGTGTGTTTCAAAAAGACTTTGCATGGTATGTTCGCCAGTTCACTGGTGCAATCAACGGCAAAAATGTCTACAAGACTGTGAACTTCTGCTCTGGTTATGTGTTCGCCTAAGGGCAACAGAATGAAGCGATTAACTAACACTAATCGCTTCATCACTATCTAACACTCATTCACTTCATCATGAACTACACTCTCAAACAACTCCAAGACAGAGTATCATCTATGATCAAAGAACAGGGGGAGGATGCAGAGTGTGCAGCATGGATTTATACTAAGAATGATTGTCATCTTAAGGATGAAGATGGCAACACTGACTATGATAACAACGTAGAAGATCCTGCACTAGTGAGACGTATCTTTGATGATGTAGGCAACATTGATTACATCTATCAGGTCATTCAAGAGGCAGTTGATGAAGTCGTAGAGGAGGAAATCGCAGCGACTAAGTAACACAAACTTTCGGCTCAACCTCCATGGCTCATTATCTCATGCCTCATCACGTTGTGGTGGGGGAGAGTTCACTTTGCGAAGTGTCATACTCACGCCTCGCAGTCAAGGTCATAGGCGTTATACTAACAGCATGGAAAACAAAGCAATGACACGAACCGGTTTCTTTCTTCACAACGAGAACCCCTCCCCTCTGATGCAGACAGTCATGGAGAAGATCCAACGTCAGATGCAGGCAGAGCATGAGTACAGGCAGGCAGTGAGAGCAGGACGTATCGAACCCGTCCAATCCACGAACTGGAACATCAGCGACAGACATTAGACGCTGACCCTGTAGACTAAGTTCAACAAACAAACAACCAATCAAATCATGTTCGCAGTCCAACCCACTTCATTCGGCACCTTTGACGAGTACGGTGCAGACTACACACCCACCATCAGCGGTGCCTACCGTATCGCAGCGATCAGACAGCAGGAGCAGGAGGGCGACCAGATGATCTGGCGTCTGACCTCTGGTCAACCCATCCCATGGGTGAGGGTCTATGAAGGAGAGGACATCAGCAGTGTGACAACCCAAGAGCTGGCACTGCTGGCATAGGCAACGCCCCTCTAGGGTCTACAATAAGCACATACCAAACAAAGGACATCACATGACAGCATCCACCACCACATACAACGGTTGGGCAAACTACGAGACATGGAACGTGTCGCTGTGGATCGGGAACGATGAGTTCCTTTACAACACAGCAAAGGCATGTGTGAAGTTCTGCAGTGAGGACGAGACACCATGGGACAAGTTCCAACGTTGCATGTGTGAGGGGCAGATTGGTCGTATGCTCTGCAAGACAGCAGACGGCGTGGCATGGGATGACGACGCCATCGATGCAGATGAGATGAATGAGATGATGGCAGAACTGTGAGGGTAGCACCCCTCACGGGGGACAGGGCACAGGGGTGGACAGTCTACGGACTGTTATATGCCCCCCCTAGCGCCCTTAGCGATGCGCCAAGCGAAAATCCATGGGTCCCTCCTAACCTACAAAAGTATCCAGACGACCGCTAAATATTTTTGAAAATGGTTTTTTAGAAACCTTAAAACCTGAAAAATTTTCCCAGCAAAAAAATGCCTGAAAAAGTTGACTTTAAAGATTACGATAGTATATTAAATAACTTCGATGAATTCTGTGACGCATTTGAGTCGAGAGCATCAGAAGCATACATGAGAGGAGATCAAAACGATGGAAGAGTTGTTACAGCAGCAGCAGAAGTTGGAGAGCGCACTCCAGAAGCTGTCCGAGAGGTTGACGAGCCTGGACCAACGGATATCGCAGCTGGAGCGACCACAATTGATGTATCGTCGTCCTACGGATTCTAACTACGAGAGTCTCTCAGAGACATTAGATTATCTTCATAATAATGTAGAAGGTATTAAGAAAGATCTTCTACAGGTTGCAAGGACAGTTTAATGCCTGTAGTAATTGTACCAAACAATGAAGTAATTGGAACGGGACCGTTTCTGTTGAATCCAAATCCCACGGTGCCATTGTATCAGGATATGGCAAGGATTGCACCGAATCCGATATTATATGAGACAATCAACCCAGCACTTACGATAACTGTGCAAGCGACGGGAGGGTGTCCGCTACCGGCATTACCGGAGTTAATCACAAGTGTCACGTTAGTACCTGGGATGGGGGTGTCAGGTGGAACAGGATCAGGGTGTAATATTATCAAGTTATCCGAGATTGCCGACAGACCAGTAACAGACATCCCAGATTTTCTAATGCAGAGGGGGTTTCTAGAACCCTCTATGGCGTATGGAACGATTGCAGGACCACCTAGTCCTACGATGGCATTAGTGGCACCTCTGAAGGGATTCTACGGGGAGAAATATTTTTATGACGCCGAGTACATCTATGCGTCTTATTATAGGAATTCACCGACGTTAGATCCTATTGATGGAACCATAACACCGAACGCGCCGATAACAGATCAGAATCGTTTAACATCTGTAAGTTTATTAGAAGGTAGAAAGATCTTACCATTCTCTGATGTACCGGAAGGTATTGAGAAAATTACGAGTGATCTTTTTCCTGGACCTGGATTTAGTTTACAACTTGATCAACTAGCACCATTTGATCCGGCGAGTGTATTAACGTATGGTAATGATTATTTGCAAGCATTAGTACCAGAGATTAGTAGTTGGACTAAATGGAAACCAAGTTTCATTGAAATCATGAAATATAACTACACATTAATTGTAACACATACCTGTCCACCATTTGTTACTAGTTTCCAAGGTAGTATGTTGGTACAGAATAATTGGACACCTGCAGCAAATCGATTATCATACTACATAGGATTACAGAACGGATTCTTGGATGTAGACAATGAAAACCCTTAGACCAATGTCTAGACTGGCTGATATCACGACAGGACATGGATGCTATGCACCTTCTGTAGGCGTTACAGCATCTGCTAATGTCATGATCAACGGATTGCCTGCTCATAAGGTTGGAGACTCCTTCACACCTCATACATGTGGTTCTGATGTGCATGGTGATGTAGCAGCGGTAGGTTCAACGAAAGTAATCATCAATGGAACTGGTGCGATGAGACTTGGTGATACCCTAGCACCTGGTGGAGCATTAATGGCAGAAGCATCATGGACAGTATTTGCAGCATAGCAGTTATGTGCTATAATATGGGAGTCAAACGATAAAAGGCAATGGCAAAGAGCAAAGTTGGACTATCAGGTGGAGACACAATTGAGTCTAGACCAAAGCGTACTCGTCAAGGACGTGGTAAGCATACCAAGTATACTCCTACATCACGTAACAGTGCAAAGAAGCGTTATCGTGGTCAGGGTAGAGGATGAATTTAATTTGCAATCTTCCTGCAGAAAAAGTTTGGGTTCGTAGAGAGTACTTACGAGATCATCAAGATGGACATGGGGAGTTTGTAGAGGGCGTCTGGGTTGCTGCTAAAAGCATACCTGGGCGTGCTTTTTACTTTGAGACATACTTACCAGAATATGGTGCAATGTATGACAAACTACCCATCAGTGCATTTGTACGATCCGCTGAAACCCCAGTCATAGACATGAGTTTGGAGAATCTACAATTCTGGAATTGTATGGATTATGGTGTTGCATGTATGAACAAAGGATTTGTCTCATCAATGGACTGCGAGGTCTTTACTAGAGATCATGGTCTTATGAGAGGACAATACTTGTTTACACTTGATAACTACCATGCAAACCCGGATGTAATAGATAATAATGTAAGTGAGGTGCCACAAGAGCACAAATCACATAATTGCATCGCATTGAACAATGGTCAGTATGCATTGTATCCCAATAACAGGATGCGTCTGTATGACCTCTCTATCACCCCTGAGGAACCCAAGTTCCCTGACTTTAAAGTATCTACCATAGAATACCAAGTAGAGGCAGGAATCGACTGGGGACGCCTTGGAGACACCGATGATTATTTTTGGCAAACACAACAGGAGAAACAAAATGGGACACCCTAACCACTTAGACGGATCAGTTGACAAAGGCGAAGACTTTGTTAGTGAAGGTATGACACTCATCACCGAGACTGATAGTGATAAGTACCTAAACATGTCAGCGAAACGTAATCGCAACAAAGCAAAGAACCAAGAGGTTTTTGATTCTCAAGAATGGGCAGATGGATTCGTTGGTAAGTGATAAATAGTAACAGCCTATTACTGTGTCTAAATGCCAACCTTTGAGACATTCAAAGATTTGAGTATTACCTTTAAAAAACATCCGGTAAGTGATGATTTAGTGGTAGTAAAAGATAAAGCAGCTATTGTTCAGGCAATAACTGCTTTACTTCTTACAAATAAAGGAGAACGACCATTTCAACCTGATTTAGGTTGTGATATTCGCAAATCTTTATTTGAACCTTTAGATTACGCAACTAGTGGTCTTATTCGTTCGCAGGTTCTAGATGTTCTTGGTAAATACGAACCAAGAATTGAAGTTGATGACATTATAGTATCTCCCGATGAACAAAATAATGGTTATGATGTTGAATTGTATTTTACCATTGTGGGTAGAAACGATGAAGTAATAGCAACAGAATTCTTCTTAGAGCGTACTCGATAATGCCTTATACTCAGGTTGCTAATCTAGATTTTGAAGATATCAAATCTGCTCTAAAAGATTATCTTAGAGCGACATCAGATTTTACTGATTATGATTTTGAGGGATCTGCACTGTCAGCTCTCTTAGACACACTTGCCTATAATACGTATTATACGGCGTTTAATACCAACATGGTAGTCAATGAACTATTCATTGATTCAGCGACGTTGAGGGACAACGTAGTATCTCTAGCGAAGCAGTTAGGATACACACCGAAGAGTGCTACTGCCCCAGTCGCTTATATTTCTTTTACTGCATCATATTCAAATTCCACGAGCGATACAGAACTCATATTAAAGAAGGGAACTGGATTTGTTGCAAATTACGACAACACATTATATCAGTATGTTGTACTGAACGATGCAAAAGCACAAGTATCAAATGATGTCGCGACATTCACTAATGTTCCTGTTTATGAAGGAACACAAGTCGTTAATACATTTACAATTAACACATCACTAAAGAATCAAAAATTCATTCTTGATAACGACAAGATAGATACAAACACTATTGAAGTTAAAGTATTTCCAACCGGCAGTGGTTTAAATGAGTTATATCAAATTACAAATAATATCCTAGATGTTGATGGTAACTCTAAGGTTGTCTTTCTAGACGAAGTTGAAGACGAGAGATATCAACTTGTTTTGGGTGATGGCGTCTTAGGTAAGAAACTAGAAAACGGTGCTAGGGTTGAAGTTTCTTATATCAAAACAAATGGTTCAGAATCCAATGGAGTTAGAACGTTTATCTTTTCTGGTGTATTAGAAAATGTAAACGGAGCATCGCCACAAAGTATCTCAACATCTATCACAAATGTAGTTCCTTCTAGTGGTGGTGAAGAGATTGAGACAACTGCAAAGATTAAATTCAATGCACCAAAATCTTATGGAGCACAAGATCGTGCAGTAACAGCACAAGATTATGGTGCTATTGTTCGCAACATTTATCCATCAACTAGCGATATCATTATTTTTGGTGGAGAAGATCAGGTTCCCCCAGAATATGGAAAGGTATTCATTGTATTGAAACCCAATGATGCTGCGTTCTTAACTTCACTAACAAAAAAAGATATTACAGATAAGTTAAAGAAATATATGGTTGCTTCTGTGCAACCAGTTATTGTAGATCCGTCAGTTCTTTATATTGAATTAACAAGTAAGATTTTCTATAACAGTTTAATTACAGACGAAACACCTGCACAGGTTAGAGATAAAGTAATTGGTTCTGTTCAGTCTTATCTTGATACATCTGATACAGAAAAATTTAATGGTAAGTTTAGATATAGTAAAATTGTTGGTGTAATTGATGATACAGAACGTTCGATCAATTCCAATTTGACATCTGTCATGATGAGAAAAGATTTTTATCCTACTCTAAATTCTACCTTTTATTATGAGGTGTGTTTCCAAAATGAGTTTGATACAGATTGTGATGATCCTGTTCTGTCATCCACTGGTTTTAGGGTGACTGAATACCCTAATTTTGATGTCTATGTTGAAGATAGGTCTGGTAAAATTGTCCTATATAGACTAGATACTGTAACTGGTGAGAAAGTTGTTCTAGACAGTGATATTGGCGATATTGATTATGTAAACGGTGAACTTAAAATGTATGCTCTAACTATCATCAAGGGCACTTATTTTGATAATCGCATTTCATTAAGAGTAAAACCACTTTCTAATGATGTCAAGGCACTCCGTGAGGTCTATCTTGACGTTGACGTTGCTAATTCCTCGTTCACTGCATACAAAGAGTAAAGTAAATGGCTGCTGTTAAGACCAAAAGAATTTCTACTCTGATTGAGTCCCAGCTTCCTGAGTTTATTACTACTGAATATGAACTTTTTAGTAAGTTCGTTCGGAAGTATTATGAACAGCAGGAAGTGCAAGGTGGCACTTTGGATATTATCAACAATATCCAAAAATATGCAGATATTGATTATTACGAAAAAAATCTTTTAACGCAAAATAATACTCTTGCTAGTTCTATTTCTAGCACAGATAATACTATCACTCTTAGTGATGCCCAATCATTCCCAGCAAAGAACGGGTATGTAAGGATAAACGATGAGATTATTTTTTATGAGACTCGCACAGATACACAACTACAGAATTGTTCTAGAGGTGTAAGTGGCAATACCACTTTAGGTGATCTATATGATTCCTCTGATTTTGTCAGTACTGATGCATCTGTACACCAATCTGGTGCAACTGTTTATAATGTCAGTAATTTATTCTTATATGCATTAGTTAAGAACTTTGAGAGTCAGTACCTAGGTTCTTTCCCAGAAAAATATCTGAAAGGTGATATTGATAAGAGAACTCTTATCAAAAATATTAAAAAGTTTTACAAATCAAAAGGAACTACCAGTTCCATTAAGTTTGTTTTCAACACCATTATTGCAAAAGAGGTTGAGAACAAACCAGAAGTATATAACCCAAAAGATTTTACGTATAAATCTTCTGAGTCTGATTGGATTAGTGTATATGCTCTAAAAGTTAAAGTTGTATCAGGCAACCCAAAAGATTTAATTGGCAAGAAGATTACTCAAGCACTAACAAATGAGTATCCTTATGCTGATGCCACTGTAGATAACGTATATCCAGATGGAACGAAAGATAACGAAGTTATTTGGAATATTGTATTAGCACCAGAGACTGTAAATGGAACTTTTAATGTATCAACAAAAACTAGACTAGAGAAAACATTTCTAGATTCTATTGGTGTTGGTGAAAGAATCGACGTATTCTCCACTCTTGGATGGGAATCTACTGGTAGTATTTTAATAGATCAAGAAGTAATTGAGTTTGATGATAAGAATGTCACTCAATTTATTATCAAGAAAAGAGGGGACACCCCAGTAAATCATACACAAGGAACTCCGGTATACAGACCAGTTACTATCGAAGGGTCTAATGTAAAATTATTGACACTTGGTGTTGTTTATAATGCAATACCATCAGATAAACAACCATACTCATTTACTGGAGACAAATTACAGATTTCAAATCCTGGATTTGAAACATCTGATCCCAGAATAGTACAAACTGGAACTAATCAACCAAGATGGATTCTTGGAACTGGTGCATCTGTTAGTGCATCGACTAACACACCCATACAAAATGCATTAGAGGGTGTGTCTACAGATGTCTCTGCCATTTTTGCAGACGATCAATATTATTATATTACAAGTTCTAGTTATCCATCATATAATATTTTTGATGGTAGCACAGTTTCTGAAACTATGTTAGATCAGAAACTTCTTAGAATTATAAGAAAAGTTCCAACAACATCAACCGAAATCTCCAAAACTCCAAGAAGAGATGTTGGTATTCTCCTCAATGGTGTTCCTGTCTATGGTTATAAAGATGACGAGAGTGTTCGTTTTGGTAAATTAGAGCAAATTCGTATTAACACAAGAGGGCGCAATTACATTAATCCACCTTTTGTGTTGGTTGATGGTCTTCCAAATAAGGCAAGAGCATTTTTAACTGGCAATGTTGTTGATAGTATTGTAGTTGATACTAATGACACTTTCTTAAGAACACCAACTGTTGAAATTACTTCAGGAAGAGGCGCTAAAGCAACTGCTGTTGTAACAGGAGGGGAAGTAACTAGTATTGTAATTGATGATCCTGGTAAATTCTATTCATCTCCACCAACTGTAGTAATAAGAGACAAAGTTGGTAGAGGTAGGTTTGCTGAGTATACTTCTGTTGTCGATACCGATGGAAAAATTATTGAACTGAATAAAATTTTTGGTGGAACTCTCTACACACAAGAAAATATTGAAGTTGAAATTGTTGCAGTTGGTGAAGACGCAACTGCAACACCATTATTGAGAGAATGGATCAAGAATAGATTTGAGAAGATAAAAAATGAACTGGATACACAATTCGGATATTCTTTTGCAAACTACAATAATGTTTTAGAATATGGGTATGGTCAGATTGCAAATCCCAAATTATTAAGAATTGCACTTAGCGACAACTTAAACAATGCAGATACAGAACCTGCAACCAAGACCCATTCTCCTATCATAGGTTTTGCTTATGATGGCAATCCAATTTATGGACCATTTGGACACTCTGATCCTTTAGATTCACAATCATCTATTGCCAGAATGACTTCCAGTTATTCTATCAGATTAGATCGTCAAAATGGACCTGCTTTAAGAGATTACGCATTAGGATCTTTTGTTGATGACTACAAATATAATCATAAGAGCGGTTCTTTAGATGAAAATAACGGACGATTCTGTATTACTCCAGATTTTCCCGAAGGAACTTATGCTTACTTTTTGACTATCGATACTAATCAAGTACCACAATTTCCATATGTTTTAGGAGACAAATATTATTCACTGCCAGTGAGTAGTAATTATAATTCAAATATCAATCAAAATGATGTCCCCAAGAATTCTAAAAGATTTTATCGTCCTGGTATGCAGGGTAATGGAGAAGGTTTAGTCGCACAGATTGATGCAATTACTTCAGGCACCGTTGATAAAATTGCAATTGATAGATCATCTAGTAATTTTTCGATAAACTCAAAATTATTCTTTAACAATTTTGGTACTGAAGGGAAAGATATCGAAGCATTAGTTTCTTCTGTAAAAGGCGAAAATGTAAGTTATTTACAATCCAAAGAAGATAAGGTAGTAAAATTAACTACTATTCAAAATGCATATTTGTTTGTTGATGATGTATTAAGACAACCAGCAAGTGGAGCGTCTGGTTCTATTGTAGGAACAGTAACAGACGATAATATTATTGTTCTTAAAAATGTTATTGGAACATTCAACAACACAGGAACTTTCTCTGCAGATATTAAAACTTTTATTCTTACTATTGATCAAGATAGCAATTACACAAAAGGTGCCACATTAAGTTTAACTGATGGTGTTAATCCTCCTATTGCGACAGCAGAAATTTTAGAAGGAACAAGTAGACAAAATACTATAAAAATTAAAGTATTAACTGGCACTTGGATAGTTGATGAAGATTATTTCCTGCAGTCTAGCAATTTATTTAATACCTCTGGATCTAAGATTGTAACTTTAGTATCTCTCAGTGATAACTTAGAACCATTTGAAGTTAATCAAAGTGTTGGTTTAATTGAGACAAGTGAGAATCACGGTTTAGCAATTGGCGATCAAGTCAATATTAGTATTTTTCCTGATGACGCAACCAAGACAAAAAATTACTTTTTGAGAAAAAGACTATATCAAAAAATTATTTTAAATGCACCAGAAAATAAATCAAATATAGATTATGATGGCGTTGGTAGATTCACTATATTAAATGGTGGTGCTGATTATACGGAAGATTCATATACAGGAATTCCTCTTACTGGAGGTTCTGGAACTGGTGCTACAGCATCAATTACTGTTTCTAGTGCAGGTGCTGTTAGTAGTATTCAAATTGAAACCGGTGGCACTGGATACAAAAGAGGCGATTATTTGGGAGTTGATGATGATCAACTTGCAAGATCTGGAGGATCTCTAAGTTCTTCTAGACTCGCTGTATATGTTGATCATGCTGGCGTCTCATTATCTTCTAGTAGTATTCCATTAAAAACTGCAAATGGATTTGCAGTTGGTGATTACTTATCGGTTGGTTCTGAAGTTGTACAAATTGTAGCAATTAATGGAAATATCCTTTCCGTTTCTAGAGCACAAGACAATACAACTGCTGTAGACCATTACGATAATGCAGAAGTATCTTTATATAAAGCAAATTACAACTTTACGGCAGATTATCAAATTAATAGTGGTATTGGTACTGGATATGTCAAATCATATGATGCTTCAACACAAGAAGCAATAATTGTATTTGGATACTCGATTGAAAAAAGAGTAGCGCAAGAGTTAACAATTAGTACAACATTCTTTGATGCAAGTTCCCCAGAGAGACTAGTTACAATTAGTTCTGTTAGTGATGTAGAGTATAAGTTTGAATTTTCTGAAGATAATGTATCGTTTACACCAAATCCAAATATTAGCATACAAGAGTTTTACAAGTACGTATTCGATACTTCACATTCTTCATTGACAGGAACATATTTTGACCTAAGTCCAAGTAAGAGTTTCAATTTAATTACACAAGAAAAAACTACCTCTGTTATTTTGCCAGGAAATACTGGATCATATACAGAAGTTAAATTTGGATTTGGTTCTAGATTAGCACAGAATAATTACACTATCAAAAAAGGAACTAGATTCCTTAATTTTTACTACTTTGATAAAAACGAAATTGTTAATTCTGATGAAGCATTTTTAAAAATTGTTAATGACCCACTTCAGGGATCAAAAACACTGAATTATGTAACACCAAATAGATTTGTTTATGATGTTCCTTCTGTGCCATTGTGGGATGGATCTGGAACTATCAATTATACAACATCTGGTCAGTTTGCTATTGGAGAAATTGATGATGTTAAAATTATCAATCTAGGAGAAAATTATAAAAAAATTCCATTGGTTGTTGGTGTAGAACCAACTTTAAATTACCGAGGTTCTGCTACGGTATTATTTGATGATGCAACCAAAACAATTCAATCGGTGAGAATTGATAATGTTGGTTCAAATTATGTAAATCCAAAAGTCATTGTTTTAGATGCAGATGGTTCTGGCGCTATTTTTAATGTTGTACAACAAAGTGGAAGACTGTTTTCTATCACGGTTGCGAACCCTGGAAAAGGTTATACCTATCCTCCAGTAATTCAAATTATTGAAAGTGATGTTGAATTATATGGCGAAAGTAATAGTATTGGCACTCCACAGAGTGTGAGAATTATTGATAACGGAGGAGCATATCATTTAGATAAAACAGTTTCATCTAATGTAACTTCCCAGTATACAGTATCTTTAATTAATTTCAGTGGGGAATTTAAGAATGGTGAATATGTTACTCAGACAATAAATGGTGTTGAAGTACTTCGTGCAAAAATTTCCGAATATAGAAGTGGATCTAATTTAATTAAATTGTCGGAAATTAGAGGAATTATACGAGAAAATATTCCTTTAGTTGGAGTTGTTTCAAATTCATCTGGAACTGTCAAAGGTATTTTTGTATCGTCATTCAAAACTAACATCTCAAGTTTCTTTGATAACCTTGGATACTACACTTCAGATAAAGGAAAACTTGGAGTAGCAAACCAAAAATTAACTGATAGTTTCTTCTATCAGGACTATTCTTATGTTGTTAAATCAAAAACACCTATAGAACAGTGGAGAGATTTAATCAAATCTACTACACACCCAGCAGGATTCAAGTTATTTGGTCAAGTTGATATAGAATCAACTGCTAATACTGTAATGCCTATTGCTACGGATAAAGCAGATAGTTTTAGTATTATTCAATTATGGGATCCCGAAAAGAATCAAATTACAGTACAAAGCACCAAGCAAGTAACTACACAAACAATTCAGAAAGTTGAGAATACTAGAATCCGTAAAGGACAAGGTTCTGCTGCTACGTCAGAGTTTAACTTTAATGAAACTCGTGCATTTGAATTTACTCTTGCTTCGCCATTTGATGGATATTTTGATACAGATGGAAGATTGCAGGGATCTACAGTCTTCCAAGTCTTAGATAACTTTGGAGTCGCATTCAGTCCAATTAACGAAGAAAGTATTGTTGTTACTTTAGACGGTATTATCCAAGAACCAGGAGTAGCATATACAGTATCTGGTGATACAATTATATTCTCTGCTCCTCCACTTGGTGATGGTGTAAAACTAACCGGAAACAATTCTTCAAATACCACGCCTTACAGTGGTATGAAGTTTGTTGGTAGAAGTTTTTACTTTAAGGACAGTCAGTATAATACAAAACATCTGAGGAAACTCAGAAATGTTTATCAAAGAAATGGTAGATGGATTGATGCAGCAAATCAAATTGAAAGAAATAAACAGTTTATCATAGAAGAATCTGTTGGATATGGTAAAGAGTATTATGTATCTCTAGATTGGAGTACAAAATTAGATGACTACCAAACTGATATTGGATATATCCTAGACTCGTATAGTCATGATTTGCGATTTGGTGGTAATACCAAAGTTGTTGATTATGCTAATATTTTTGCTTCTGGATCTGCATATATTACTGATAATAAAACAGAATCTCTTAATATCTTTAAATATGCAACTAACTTAGCAAAACTTGCTATTAGAAATTGGGATTTTGTTGAAGAAAATGTTCAATACATTCAAGGGTCTAAAGTTGTCTCAGTTGCAAATACAGACAATCTCGCAATTGGAATGCATATTAGTTCCGGAAGAGCATTTGATTCTGATACTAGAGTTGTATCTATTGATAGTCAATCACAGATTACATTATCAAAAGCAGCATTAGTTAACTCTGGTGTTGGTGCTGGTGGAGCATCTGCAGGAACCACACCTTTAGATGGGTCTACAGGTGGCAATGATCTTGGATTAACCACAAGTATAGGTGCTGTAGAACCAGGAGATCAGTTTGCTGTAAATCCTGGAGACACTTTAAGTGTTCCTTTATCATTCTCTGGTGTAGATAGTGCAACTTTCTATCTAAGCGGTATCAATAATGGAACTTTCTATGATGCAGGAAATTTAATTGCTGGCAACAAATTATATCTTCAGGAAGAAGTTAGTGAATACGTTTATGCAAATTATGCTCTTCAATCTAGCGATAAAGCAAAATGCTATCGTGATCTTGGATTTTTAATTGATAATATTGTATATCACTTAAAATTTGGTGGTAATGAAAGGGTGGTTAATTTTGCTCAACTTTATTATACTAATAGAGGATATCCTTATGGTGAAGAGTTAACATATATCAACAGATCTTCCACAGAAACCGCAGCTGCTATTGCTGCATGGGATCAATTGGCGATTCTGATGAATTCTGCAATGAGAAATACTCTTGGTGCTGGAACATATACTAGTATTACACCTTTTGTAGATGCAACTGTTGCTGCAGATACTCAGTTCCCGTATTGCCAAGAAGTTGAATCATCGATCAATACATTTGTTAGTATCGTAAAAGATATTATTGCTAATGGATCTGGTGTTGTAGAGTCTATCAAGCAGAATGAAAATAAATCTGGATATTGGTCAGTGACTCCAACATATTCAAATTACAATATTATTGGAGACCCACTGTTAACTGCCGAAGAATGCAATGATGTTATATCGTCTGTAAATTCTTTATATGGAAATTTAGATGATGTATTAAATTCTACTCTTGTAGATAAAACACTTCCTGATTATGTTGATGGTGAAACAAAAGAATTTGAAATGTACTGGGACGATGGATCCGCAGTATCTACAGAAAAAGATGAAAATCTTTTAATTACAATTAATGCTGTTTTACAAGAAACAAAATATAATGAAGATTATCCTGGCGATGACTCTTATTACATTGATAAAACTGTTGTTCCAAATAAGTTAGTCTTTGATGTAGCACCAATTTGGGATCAATATGAAGGTGCTAAAACCCTTGGAGAACCTACAGCAGTAGAAAAAGTTATCGGTATTGGTATTGGTAATTATAAAAGACTCACTATTGATTCCAATTTAATTGATAATATAAGGAGTGGTCCTTTCTTAATTTTAGATTTGGAAGATCTTACGGTTTTAAATATCGAAGAACCTGATTATCTTCTAGTATTTGTCGATGGAGTATTACAGAAAGAAGGTATTTCTTATACTGTATCCGGACCAAATATTTTCTTTGAATTTTCCGTTACAGAACAAATGAAAGTTGACATGCGATATCTTTATGGTAGAGATGTCGGTCAAATTCTAAATCTATATGATTACAATGTAGATCAATATTATGCAAACTCTGTAGTAGTATTAGAAACTACAAGTGGTCTTCCTGCTTTTGAATTAAGAGCATGGATGGGCAATCAAGGCGGAGCTCCTATTCAAGCGTTCCAAATTAAACCAGACGGTACTTATAATATTATTGGTCAGATTGGTTCTCCACGTAGTAATGGATCTACACTAACATTTGAATGTTTTGGATACAAAGCAGAATTGATTGAAAATATTCCAATGACATTTGCTGTTAAGGGAAGATATACGTTAAATACTGATGTTTCATTTACAATTGCTGGAAGTAGCATAACGTATGAAAAAAATGAAGATAACAATCTTTTACTGAGGGGTATTGATCAGAACTGGCGTGGAACTTATTGGAGAAAAACTTACAAAAATCCATTTATTAGTCTTTCTAACGGATCTTCAATTCGAGTAGAAGGAGAATCAAACTTTAGAAAGATCAAGGAACTTCCATCTGTTTTAACAAGTAAGGAGCAAAGACCACAAAAACAAGTTTCAAATTCTTACTATGGTCAAGTTAATATCGGACCATATAGTGGTATCACTAGAGGCGAAGGTCTTAGTATTGTTGCTAAAATTGAAAATGGTATTGTTGTAGATTTGAATTGGAATCAACGTAGTTATGATCCTATTACACAACCGACTGCATATCAATACTATACACCACCTGTAATTAATTTCTTATCAGAAGATGGCAATGGTGGTGGTGCAAGAGCACAAGTAATTGTCAGTAAAGGTCAGGTTATTAGTGTAGAACTACTTAACGGTGGATCTGGATATACAAAAGCACCAAAAGTTATTGTTGCTAGAAGATATGATGTAATAGAAGATAGTGATATTGGTGTCTCTTTAATTGATGTCAAATTAAACTTAAAGCAGTCTTTAGGATTAAATGTAATTTCTACTGTATCTGTTGTTGGTAATCAAGCAATTGATGTAACATCTATTACGTCAACATTAATTGATAGTCCTATTAATATTGACAGAGTTATTACTGCTGAAATATATCCTGCTGCACTAGAAGTTAGTACAGAATTGAGTGGAGGATTGGATGAGATTTTAACTCAGCAACACAGAGAAGAGCAAGTAGCACCTATTGATACGTTCTATGGTGGAACAGAAATTAATATTAGAATCAACAATAAAATTGTTGATATTGAATCTTCTTCCACATTCACCACATCTGCAACTAGGGAGATTACTAGTAAGTTTACAACTATTGTCGAAAATAATTACATCAGTAATGTTAACTACTTTGCTTCTGGATCTTTCCTACAAGCACCTCTATCTCCAACAGATACTATTATCTACGTTGCTGATACAAGCAAGTTTGATTCTAATGGATACTTGCTGATTGGAGGAGAAATTGTTCGTTATCTACGCAAGTTAAATGATCGTTTCTTAATGGTCGAACGTGGTGTTGACAATACAAATGCACAGTCTTGGAATCCTGGCACATTTATCAGACAAGTTCCTGATCCAGTATCTGTCGCTTCTGCTGCTATTGCTATTGTTGAATCTCAGTCTCAACTTGTTACAATTAATGCCGCTTCCGGAATTACTAGTGCAGGACAATCACAGAGACAGATAATCACACCACTTGCTGATGTTAAGACCACCACGAAGCAAATTATTGCGGAAATCCAACCACAACTTAATGTTGAATCTGTTTCTAGTGTTAATGCTTTTGTAGTTTATAAATTAGAACCAACGTTTAATATTATATCTTCTTTTACAACTACTTCAGATGTAGAGGTTGTTAACACATTACAATCGGTTCAAACTCAACTTGATATTCAAAAAGCAGCAACTGAGGTACTTCTAACCCCACCTCCTAGTGGTGTTATTGATGGATATCAGGAGAGTGCTTTTATTGATGATCCAATTAATACTAGATTAAATGGGTTTGTAGATTTACTTGATGATTACCAAGTGGTAAAACGTGATGGAACTATAATTGACGTTAATAACTCCGTATTTGGTTCTGGTGGAGGTTATGTTGGAAATTACACTAAGACTAATGCTGGTCATACAATCGGACATTTTGAAGGCATATTTGATGATGGAGCAGCAGGTGTTTCTGGATTAACACTTGGAGAACTAGATCTTTACTTTAAAGCATTAACACTAAAAGATTTTGCGGAAAGATCGAAGTCTAGTTATACTTTAGGAGGCGATAAATTTAATTTGATGCCACCATCTATTCAGAATCCAGTTGCAATCAGTTCTTCTACTGGAACTATTGGCGGTTCAATTGTTGTACAAGATACAACATATTTCCCAGATTCTGGATATTTGTTTACCAGTGGCGGAACAGTAATTCAATATACTGGGAAAACCGAAATTACATTTACAGGTTGTACTCTTTATAATGGACCAGATTCAATTAACGCCACAGAAGAATTGATTCCGTTTACAATTTAATAAATAACGGTATAAATATAAATAACTCAGGCACAAACCCTACGTCGGAACAGAAAACCAATGGCTGCTATTATCTCTGATAAGTTTCGTATTTTTAACGCGAAGCAATTCCTGGAATCCTTGACAGAAGGACCCAGTGAAACAAGTGCCGAGCGCACTAGAATGTATTTCTTTGTTGGGCGTCCCCAACCATGGAAAGCATATCTAGAAGTATATGCTAAAGGAAGTACCAACTTTACTGTTGGAAATGAAGTATATGTTGGGACATATGGTTCAACTGCTTTCCGTGCCACCGTTGCTGCAGTTTATGATAGTGCCCTTCTTCTTACCGACGTTTTTGGCAGCAACGGCACAAATTCCGTTCCCGCCATTGGTTCAAGTTTAAAAGAAACTGCAGATGCTGGTTCTACCGATACTGGTGCTGTAGCAAAATCCGGTGTTTATCGCTACTCTACAGAAGACATTCCCCCTCTTCCTTTAGACAACCAGAGAGAGAAACTCAACGTATATGACGAGATCATTGCTGCCAAGCGTATTACTGATGCATTCGCAAGAACAGTTGTCCGTCGTTATAACTGGGATTTAGTTGCAAACCCTAAGTTTGATATGTGGAAACCTGACTACTCTGCTACTCCTGGTGGTGGTGGTCAAGTTGGCAAGCAAACTGCAACAAACCAAACAAGCATTTCTGATGCTAAGTTCTACGTAATGAATTCTGATTACGAAGTCTTTAAGTGCCTTTATAATGGCGAGAATGTTGCTAACGCAACTGGTCAAAATGCTACCGAAGAACCAAAAACCAGTGGTGGCAACTATGCTTCTGGAACGGGTCTTTATACTGAGACATCTGGTGCTGGATACATCTGGAAGTACATGTACACCATGCCAACCGATGATGTTCTGAGATTCCTTTCTTCGGACTTCATGCCAATCGTTCTTCCCGCCAACAATACCCGTACTGCTGTTACTGGTGCTGCTGTTGACGGAGCAATTGACGTTGTTCTTATTGAAGATGGTGGTGCTAATCTACCTGCTTCACAAACACTATTTACTAGCATCAAGGGCGATGGAACTGGTGGAGTAATTGAGTTTGCTACCGATGGTTCTGGCACTATCACTTCTGCTAGTATTCAAGCAAGAGGTCAAGATTACACCTATGCTAATGTCCTTTTGGGAAATGGCAACCTCTTTTCTGACGCTGGTTTAACTACTGGTGTTGGCACAGGTGCTACTGCTGTTGGTGCTCTTGAAGTTGTGATGCCCCCCGAAGGTGGTCATGGTTTCGACCACGAACTAGAACTCAATGGTAAGCGCGTGATGACAAACATCCGCCTAACATATTCAGAAGGTTCTGGAGACTTCCCTGTTGATAACGATTTCCGTCGTATTGGCATCCTCAAAGATCCCGTTCTTGCTGGTACTTCAACATTTGCTACCCAAGACACACTATCTGGATTAAAGTCGGTCAAGATTACTGGAGCAACTGCAGATTTTATTCCAGATGAAGAGATTTCTCAAACTGTAACTGGTGGTACTGCAAAAGGAACTGTTGTTTCTTGGGTTCTAGACAGTGGTTCTTCTACAGCAGGTGTTCTTAAGTATATCCAAACCGTTGATGCACACGTTGATCAAGGTGTAGTTCAAGCATTTGAAAGTAATGGTTCTAATGCTATCTCTGGTGTTCTTTCCGCTGCTGCAGGTAATGTTGATACAACATATGCAAACACACTTCTAGGTGTAGCATTTACTGCTGGTTTAGCAGGTGCAGAAATTAAGAATAACTCAGGTGATGTTATCTATCAAGAAAACCGTCGTTTGATCACCCGTGCTCCTGACCAAATTGAAGATATCAAGTTGGTCATCGAATTCTGATCACAAATAAATAACTCCAAATCCTCTGAGATATCTCAGGGGATTTTTTTTATCTCTATAAATACTAAGGACAAAGAATGCTAGTATTTGGCGGAAAACGATGCCACAGAAGACAAACCTTAATGTAAATCCTTATTACGAGGACTTCGACGCGAGCAAGAATTTCTATAAGATTCTTTTCCGTCCTGGGTATTCTATCCAGACTAGAGAATTAACACAAATACAATCTATTCTACAGAATCAGGTTGAAAGTTTTGGTAAGTATGCTTTCAAACAAGGAGACCTAGTTGTCCCTGGGGAAGTTGGACTTAACACCAAACTAGATTATGTGAAGTTGTCTTCTGTATCAGAAGTTGCTGTTGAAGAAGATGGCGATATCGTATACAAAAAATATGATATCAGTCAACTAATTGGCAGACAATTACGAGGATTAAATTCTGGCGTAATCTCCACTGTTCTAGAAACAAAATTAGCAACAGAAACTACTGCTGATACTGTTTATGTAAACTACTTAAACAGTGGCAATTCTAATAATGAATCAAAATTTCGTCAAGGAGAAACTCTAGAAGTTGTTGACGGTATCAATACACCATTGTTAGTTGTTGGTACTGATGGTAGCGTACTTCCTACCAGCATTCAACTCACAAATCCGGATACGGGAGACGTAACTTCAATTGAAAGTCCCGCGATGGGATTTGCTTCTGCTGTAGAAGTAGAAGAAGGAATATATTTTGTTAATGGTTATTTTGTACGATGTAGTAAAGAAATTTTAGTAATTGATGATTACTACAATAGTCCTTCTTCAAAAGTAGGATTTAGAATCCAAGAAGAAATTATCACTCCAGAAGAAGATGCCAGTCTTTATGACAATTCTATTGGATCTTCCAATTTCACTGCTCCAGGAGCACATAGATTAAAAATTTCATTGAAATTAGTTAAGTTTGAATTCAATCAAACTACAGATAAAAATTTCATTCAGTTGCTTACCACACTAAGAGGTGCAGTACAGAGAAAGGTATCACCAACTAATTATAGTTTGATTGAGCAAACTCTTGCACGTAGAACGTTTGACGAAAGTGGAGACTATGTTGTTGGCAACTTTGATATTGATGTCAGAGAGTATGCACAAAAAAATAAAAATGGCGGACTGTATAAAGCAGATGCGTTTGGACTTTACAATGGTCTAACTGAAGGAGAAGCATCAAGAAAGATGTTAGCTAGTGTCAGCACAGGCAAAGCATACATCAAAGGATACGAAATTGTCAATAAAGAGACTAAGTATCTAGAAATCAATAAGGCGAGAGCAAGTCTTACTAGTGATAATATTAGATTAAAAACTAAATCCCTCCCAACTTTAAATATCACTAACGTATATGGTAGTGTTCCTCTTAACAAAGAAGGAGCAGATCTTACTGCGTATCCATACATTAACTTATATTCTACATTCAATGATGGATCTGTAGGATTAGGAAATTCTGAACTTCCTACTGATCACAGACAAACAACAGATAGAAGAGGACAAGTTTTTGGTTCAGATGATGCCACAAAGACTATTGTTGTTGAAGTAACTAACACAACACAACCTCTCTCAAGTATCACAGATGCAAACTTTGATACTTTATTTGGAGAAATTCATTTCATTAAAACCAGAAATGATGCAGGTACTGCAACCTCCACTTCAACAGTAAAAGGAATCGCTTTTGCAAAAGTCAACAAACCATTAATCAATGCAAATGATTCTGTTAAATTTTTGGAATTGACAATTCTTGGCAAGAAAGATGATTTAGATTTATTGTTTGTAGAGTTTGATTTAGGAGATTCAAATTATCAAAGAAAAATTTTCCTTACTAGTGCAGATGCATCTACAGATGCTAACGAAATAGGTTTCATTGTAGATTACAGTGAAACAATTACACCTGTTATTGGTAGAGCAAAACCAAATAATTTCGCTCTCAAGAAAAAAGGATCTGGATTTAATAGCGACTCTGACATTATTTTATCGCAAGGTCGTCAAGCTGATGGATCTGCAACTTACAATGCTACTTTTGGATTGTCTTATTTTGATCCAGAATTCTTTACTAAAATTTTATTAGATACTGTCCCTACACAAGGAGCATTTGGAATTGGCAAATACATATTTGGTTTAAAATCTGGAGCATATGGAGTTGTTGAAGGTAGTCCTTCCGGAGTATATTCCGTAGGAAAACTGTTGTTCATAAAAACTCTATCTGGTAGATTTCAATCCGGAGAATCCATCAAGGATGAAGGTGGAAATGTAGTTAAAATTGCAAAGGATAATACAGTATCTCATTTTATTGTAACTAATCCTGGTCTTGGATATGCAGAAAATTCAAACATTGTAATCAATGGTGTTGAATATGACAATTCTGTTGTTGATCTGGCAAGATTGAACAGCGGTGCTTTTTATAGAGCAGAGATTAAAAATAAGTCTGCTTTATCTACAGAATATGCACAACCACCAGCAGTAACTGTAAAGCAACCTGATGGTTCTGCGACACCAGCTCAAGGTGCAGTTATTTTAGCAGTTCTAACTAGAAATGCAATAACAACATATACTCCGCAAAATGTAAAATCAGTTTCTGCCAAGTATGGATCTGCTGGAGAAAATGTATTCACTGCAGATGTTGTAGTTGATGATGCAGAATTTGCAGAAATTAAATCTATTACCGATTTTACTTTCTTTGGAGATAAAGGATATAACTTTATTGAATCTACTAGTTTTAATGCAGATGCTAGTAATGTGCTTCAACAGGGCGACATCATTCAATTCTCTGATACGGATAATAATCTAGTACGTTCTACTATACAGTATGCAACGATAAAACAAGGAGCATTCAAGACCAGAATCTATCTGGATACAATGCTTCCTGGTGATGTTGTTAATACTAGCATTGTACGTTTGCGTCCTAGAGTTGGAAATGCAAATCAAGGAACTCTGATTTATCCAACCGGAAGTAGTCAAATTAAACAGATTTCTTCAACACCAGAAGAAACTAAAATTAAATATTTTTTCCGTAGAGATTTTGTAACTACTGCGGCTACTTCCGGTGGTGTAATTACATTTGCTGCACAATTGCCATTTGGAACACAAAGATTCGCTGCTTTTACAGAAGAAAATTACATCATTACTGTTCTAGATCCAGGTGATTCTCCTAATGTACATACAGGAGATATTGTTTATATCGATAAAGATGCAGTAGAAATTAGTTCATCTACTGATACCAGTAGTGGACTTATTGCCGGAAGCATTAGTCTGAAATTGCCAACAACATATTTTGGAACAATTCCATCAAATGGAACTTATCCAAAGTTAAAACTGACTGCCACATTAGAAGTAGAGAATGCAAAACCAAGATTAAAAACTTCTATAGAAAATAGAAGAATTGTAATTACTTCCAGTGGTGATAGAGTAATTCCATTTAGAGGTATTAATTACGACACTGAAGTTGTTGAAACACTTTCATATTCAGATGCTTATAAACTTAGATATGTTTATGAAGGTAGTGCTACTCAACCACCTCAAGCGGATTCTGCAGGAAGTTTAATTTCTGGTTCGGATGTTACAGATAGATTTACATTCGATAATGGTCAAAGAGACACTGTTTATGATGTTTCTAGATTAGTTTTAAAACCAGGATATGAACAGACTACTGGACAACTTCTAATTGCTTTCGATTACTTTGAGCATTCTGCTGGAGATTTTTGTACCATCGATAGTTATATTCACGAAGCGGGAGTAACTGAAGATGAAATCCCATCGTTTAATTCATCTGTTTATGGTATTATTAATCTTAAAAATATTCTAGATTTTAGACCTAAAGTAGATACTACCGCATCTATTGCTGGTTTCCAAGATACTGCATCTTTAGCATCATCAATTGGTCCATTTGCTGGTGCTGGTGCCATTGTTTCTTCTAGTCCTGCATCAGATACGAATTTAGAGTATACATTATCGTTCAGTCAAATTCAATACCTAGACAGAATTGACGGTGTATTTCTTAACAAGAATGGTAAATTTATTATTAAAGAAGGCAATTCCTCACTCAATCCATCAAAACCAGATCCTGTTGATGATGCGATTCCTTTATTCTATGCATATATTCCTGCATTCACACAAAATAGTAAAGATGTAAGAATTACTCCTGTTGATAATCGTCGTTATACAATGCGTGATATCGGCAAACTAGAAAAACGTATTGAGAGACTTGAATACTATACCACGCTTAGTGTTCTAGAACAACAGGCATTGAATATGCAAGTTAAAGATGAGATTGGATTTGATAGATTCAAGTCTGGTTTCTTGGTAGACAATTTTGAATCCCACAGAACAGGAAATTTAACTTCATTAGATTACCAGTGTTCTATTGATTCTCAGCAATCAGTCTTACGTCCACAATCAAAAGAAGATTCTTTTATACTTAAAGAAGTAAATACTAGAGAAGATCAAAGAGTTGTTTCTGGATACAAAAAATCCGGAGATATAGTTACTCTACCATATTCCAATTTAGAATTTATTGGTAATAATTTTGCATCAAAAACACTAAATCCAAATCCATTTGTTGTTCTTCAATATGTTGGAGATTCTGTTTTATCACCAAGCATTGATCAATGGTATGATACCACAGAAGAACCACTAGTTGTCGATACTAATACTGATCTATACAAAATTTTCTTATCTAAAGAAAATGTAAAAGAAAGTTTTTCTAGTTTGTATAATTCTTTTGTAATTAACTGGGTTGGTTCATCACCATCTTTCTCTTCGATTAATTCTCTTGGTAGTATTAACAGCCAAGATTCACAGTCAAAAGTAAAACTAGCGTCCACTGCTAGTTCTTCAAACATTAGTCCGAAAAATAATGATGTTGCGAAAGGAGTTCAAACTAAGACTATAAGAGGAAATTCTGTATCTTCTGCTTTGCAGTTCTTTGCTAGAAGTATTCCAGTTAAGTTTGTTGTTAGAAGACTGAAACCGAATACTACTATTTCTGTCTTCTTGGAAGGTAGGAATATTAGTCGTTGGGTAAATCCAGATCTCAGATTTACTGGGATCGCTGGTAATTCTCCATCTGCTTTTAATGGACCAGTGACTACAGATGATGATGGAAATGCTAGTGGTATTATTGTTATTCCTGCTGGTCTTCCACCAGAAGAAAATACAACTTGGACTGGAGATGTAGATACCTTATCATATGATTCTTCTGGAGAAGAAGTAAAAATTGCAGCAGGTATCAAAACATTTAGATTTACTTCTAGTCCTACAGATGAAGAGAAGTCCACTGTAACTACCTATGCAGAAGTTAAATATTATGCAACTGGTATTTTGCCAGAAAATCCAGGAACAATTGTTTCAACGAAACCATCTTTCTTTAAAGCAAATGAAGGTGTTCAATTCATAGATAGCAATACCGATAATCCTGTAAGACCAAATCCACTTGCTCAGACATTTAAAGTTGAAAACTACGAGGGAGGTATATTTACAACTGGTCTTGATCTATACTTTAATAAAAAAAGTAATAAAATTCCAGTTAAAGTATACTTGACAAATGTAGACTCAGATAAACCAGGAAAAAATATTATTCCTGGCACAGAAAAAGTTATATCCCCATTTACTTTCCTTAAAATTTTTACTAACGGAAATGTTTACTTGACTCAGGGAGAATCAATTACTGGTTCTACCTCTGCTGCAAGTGGTCCTCTTGCCAAAATTATTGATAAAAATGGCGTTGACCTGGTGCCTTCCTCTTCAGGAAGATATCTACTGACAAATGAACAAGTTTACACAATGGTCCTAGATAACCATAATGGTCGTTCTTTCAATCAAAATGAAAGTTTGATTATACCATCAGTAATCTTATCAAATAATACCCAAGGAACAAATTCGGTATTGACTATTGCAAAAGATAGTGGAAAAGTTTCTGCTGTTAAAATTCTAAACCCTGGATTAAATTATGATAGTGCCATCATTTCAATCGAGAGTCCACAACTTCCGGGAGGATCAGTTGCAACTGCACGAGTAGAAGTTTCTGGTGGTAAAATTTACAACACAGAAATTTCATTGACTGGTTTTGGATACACAGAACCACCATCAGTAGTCGTCAGAGGCGTTGGAAATGGCGCTGGAGGGTGTGTTATTGAAACAGAGATAGAGATTGACACCCCAGCAGTTAGAATGGGCGTAGCAATCGATTCAGAGGGTCTCACAAACTCTACTACACCCACACATTTCTCTTTCGATCATCCTGTTTATTTACAAAATGATACTGAATATGCTCTTGCTGTTGAAACAGATTCGATAGATTATGAACTATGGGTATCTAGACTTGGCGAAACAGATATTGCCACAAGCACAGTTATCACCACACAACCCTCACTTGGTTCTGTTTACAGATCTCAGAACACTGAGAATTGGACGGAAGATAATTTTGAAGATATCAAATTTAAGATGTATAGAGCAGAGTTTGATATTACAAGAACTGCAGAGTTAGTTCTGACGAATGAAGATTTGGGATATGAACTTCTCGAAAAAAATCCATTCCAAACCAGTGCTACAGCAAACACAAATGCAACTTCGTTATTGTTTAGAAACAATAACAATATTGTACGTGTTAATCATAGAGATCATGGATTTGAAACTCTTGGAGATTCTTATGTTTTCTATAGAACAGCACTAGAAACCGGTGGTATAACATCTGATATTTTAAACAACACATTATTCCAGATTTCTAATAGTGGAGTGGATACGTATGATATCACATCATCTATTTCTGCTTCTGGAAATATTGTAGGTGGGGGAGATAAAGTTTATGCTTCTTATAACAGGAAATACGAAACTTTATATCCACAAATGCAATATCTAACTTTTACTGGAACTAAGTTAGAATCTACGGTAAAAACTACGAATGTCATTGCAGTAGATGCTTCCAAAATTAATTATGATTCTTATGATCAGTCTGATTATGAAAAAACTTTCTTGAATGAACCTCATTACTTTACTAATCAAAAATTTATTTCTTCGAGTATTAATGAAATATTAAATGATTTAACAAATTCTCTATCATATAAGTTAGAACTATCTTCTACAGTATCACATCTTTCACCTGTTGTGGATCTCTCAACCTCCAGTGTGAAGACATCTACTAACAGAATAGAAAAAGCATATGGACAGGAAGATCGTTATGGAAGAAGAGATCAAGTTATTGAATTTTATCCAATCTACTCGTTTACTGTTTCTAACATTAGTGGAGTTACTATTCAAAATGATCAAGCAATTGAAGGATACAACTCTAAAGCAGTTGGTAAGATCGCAAAAGTTAGTGGAAATACAATTTGGGTAAAACTAAAAACTTCACAGTTCTTCCAAAAAGGAGAAAGAGTTACTTTAGGAAACCAACCAACACTAATTGAAACTGTCAATAGTGTAGATGTTCCAAGAGCAGTTGTTGATACCAATCCAATTCAAAATTTCCAGGAAATTCCTGATGCTGCCACAATTACAGCAAGAAATCCAGCTACACCAGTAGAAACTTATGACAATATTATTACTGGTAAAGCAGTAATTTGGAATGATAGAACACAAGAATTGACATTGAGGACTGACACTCAACCTATTGCTGGAGACTTTAATGGAAGAATCCAAGACAATGATGCATATGCTAGAAAAGCACAATTAGTTGACCAAGTTTCTGATATTTTCCGTGTAGGTGATATTGTATCATATCCAAATCAACCTGCTGATGAAGTTCTTTTCTTAGAAGTTGGCACTATGACATATAGCAATGGTTCCGAATTCGTTTCAGAACTTACTTCTAGAAATAGTTCTTCTAGTGCCAAATATATTACAAAGGAAGTTGCTATTTCAAATCCAGCTACCGCAATTGATGTGCATTTAACTTTGAATATTAGAGATCTTTCTGATATCGAAGTTTTATATAAATTCAAAAAAGCATCTAGTAATGAAAATTTTGAAGATATTGATTGGGAATATTTCAATGGCACAGGGCAACCAGATTCTTTGGAAATTGCTACACCAGAGAACAGCATTTCGAGTGTAATCGAAAAGCAAGAATCATATCAAGACATTACTTACAGCGTAGCAGAACTTCCTGAATTTTCTTCGTTTGCTGTCAAGATTGTTATGAAGGGTACTGATCCAGCATACGTTCCCAAAATTCAAGATATTCGTGCAGTAGCAGCATTCTAATTTCCGCGTATGGGTTATATTAAAGTCAAAGGGCATGATGGTCTTGTCAGAGACGAGACCTCAGGTGCCATAGTCAATCACAGCGATTCTGCTATCCAAGCAAGACGCAAGCAGCGACAGCTGAATTCCGCGTTGGACGACATAAATATCTTGAAGGATGAAGTCTCTGAAATCAAATCCCTACTTAGAGAGTTAATAAAAAATGCCCGCAATTAATGTCGCTAAAACTGATACCTTTGAAAAACAAAGGGTCAAAATTAATGAAATTGGATCTCAGATTTTTTCAATTTCTGAAGGTGGAAGTGATCTATCTACGGGAAATTTAAAACTTGGAGATGGTACTAAAACAGTTCCGTCTTTGGCTTTTACTAGTGATGGATCTTTAGGTATTTTCAAACCATCTTCTAAATCTATTGGAATAGTTAGCGGATCAAAAAGAATTTTAGACTTCAATGAATTTGGAGTATTTTCTTTTAAAGATATTCTTTTAAAGAAAAAATCGTTAACTACAGAACTGATTTCCATAGTATCTGCTGGATCACAATATGATCCAGGTTCTTTTGCTGCTTTAAGTTTAATTGGAGGAACTGGACTAGGAGCAACTGCAGATATTACAGTTGATGCTTTTATTGGAACAACTTTAACAACAGGTGATGATTTTGCAGTTGGTTCATTCCAATCTTCATTAATAAATGGAACTGGTCAAGATGCAGAAATTTCTTTTGATGTTGATGGCATCCAAGGGTCAATTACACAACCTGGATCTGGATATGCACAAAATACTTATACTAATGTATCTTTAACAAATGTTTCGGGAACTGGCAATGGATCTACCGCAGACATCACTGTTACTGGTGATGTAGTTGTTTCTGGAAATATTAGTAATGGTGGTAGTGGATATTCTGGTCCAGATCAAGTATATACTAACATAGAATTAACGGGTGGTTCTGGAACTGGTTTATTTGCAGATATAACTCTCACCGCAGGAGTTATTACTTCTGTAGTAGTTACTAATGGTGGATCTGGATATTTAGCAAGTAATGTTCTTGGAGTAGACAATGCAGATCTTTCTGGAGATGGTGGCGCACCTGCTGGTTCAGGATTTGCTTTTACTATTTCTTCCGTCGTATATAATGGCGTAGTTACTGATATATCTATTACTGGAGAAGGAACAGGTTATGATTTTGGAGATGTATTATCTGCTAATCAGGCAGATTTAGGAAATGTTGGTGGAAGTGGATTTGAATTTAGCGTTTCATCAAATCCTGGTGTTCCATACAATATCGAATTTATCACTAAAGGATCTGGATATACAGTTGGTGATGTGTTGTCTTTATCTGGTCCAGTTACTGGATTTGCTACAACTCTTGGAGGAACAATTGACAATGTTGCGGCAACAGTAACATCTGGATCTACAACTGTCGTTCTCGCATCCACTACAGACATTGTAGCAGGAATGTCAGTATCTGGTGCTAATTCAGAATTCCCAGAAAGCGCAACAGTAATTACTGTTGATAGCGCAACAGATATCACTGTTTCTGATCCTTCTAATATATCTGGTTCAACAACTATTACTTTTACTTCCAATACACCCTTTTTGGAAGTTGTTGTTTCGGATGCTTCCAACATTTCTAATGGATTTTTAGTTTCACAATCTTCTGGTACAGGTATTATCGCCCCTAATACAACGGTATCTAATGTAGATATTGGAACAAACACAATTACTTTTGACACACAACCAACTAGAGCTGGATCTGCTACTCTTGATTTTAGTCCAGCATATGGAAATCCTACTACTAATTTTACTCACAGAGTAGATGTATTAGGAGCAATTTCTTTAATTAATATTGTAGATGGTGGCACTGGATATGATGTTGGAGATGAATTATCAGTATCTCCAACAGATCTCACAGAAACTATCAGTAAATCAGTAACTGTAATAGATGTAGATACAATTTTTCCCGTACAAGCAATTCCATCCAACACATACTCAGTTGGTGATACGATTAGTGTCGATGGTGGAGAAGGAGGACCCACAAATACTGCGATTAGAGAAATTGTAATTTCTGGTGGAAATATTACAGCACTTATTGTAAACGCAGTAGGAATTCCAGATGGATCTACTTTTGATACATCATATACAACAGATACAGGTGGATTTTCTGGTCATAGATATCTTATTGATGGAAATCTTTCCCAAAATTTAACATTTTATGTTGGTAGTACTTACAAATTTGATACAACAGATGCTACTAATGGTAGTCATATATTTTCTTTAAGTAAATATAGAGACGGAAGTTTTTCCCCAAGTTTTATTGGAAATATTAATACAGTATTAGATACTAATACTGCAAATATTACTATAGCAGATACAACTGGAATTCTTGAAGGAATGGCAGTTTCTGTTACGTCTGGTGTTGGCACAATTCCATCAGAAGTTAAAGTTTTACAAGTAGTTGATTCTACTACATTAACTCTGAGTCTAAATCCAGATACAGCAGGGTCTGCTGTCTTATCATTTGTTGGAGTTGAATACACAGATAATGTTACTAGAGATGGTAATAATGCATTAACTATAAAAATTACAAGTTCAACACCAAATTTATATTATTATTGTCAGAACCACCAAGATATGGGAGGTTATGATAATCAAGAAGCACTAATTACCATCGATCCAAATAACCCAAAAACTTTTGGATCAGGATTAATTCTTTCTGCTACAGACATTTCAGAAACAGATATTATTTCTGGAAGAGTTAATGATGGTACTTTTAATGTTGTAAATTCTACTGGTACATCATTAGATTTTGATAGTGGAACAGTTGATGATATTACTTCTATTAATACAAAAACATCTACTTTAACAACGACAACAATTCAATCAGATGCTAATTCATTTGAAAATAAAATTGATTTAAATTCTGGGACATCTATTAATATTGTAGCGGGTGATTTTAATATCGGTTCTACTATTCAAGTATCTAATTTATCTGGTGATATAACCACTTCGGGAACATTAAAGTCAACAACAAAAATTAGTTCTAATGATATTTTAGAAATTATTGATAATTCAATTTCTGTAGTACCAGGACAAGATTTAGTTTTTGAGATTCCTAGCGCATCAAAACAAGCAAAATTTACATCAACATCAGCAGTTGTTATTCCGGTTGGCGATACATCACAAAGACCTCTTGCTGGTGATTCTGTCAGTGGAGCAATCAGATTTAATACAGAAACAAATCAATATGAAGGATATAGTGCTACATCTACTTCGTGGTCTTCATTAGGTGGTGTTCGTGATTTAGATGGAAACACATATATTTTAGCAGAATTTACTACTGGAGCAAATGACAATACATTATGGTTCTACAATGATTCAATTAATACTCTAAAAGTAACTCCAGAATTTTTTGATTTCAGATCTGTCAAAACAATATCATCTACAAAATTAGGACTTCCAACATATTCAGAGTGGAACTCAAATGTTCCTGTTAATGTGGGAGATTATATTAAGTATAGAAATAATCTTTATGAAGTAACTGGTTCTGGTTCTACGGGTTCATCTGGAAGTGAACCAACAGATACGTCAGGAAATGCTTTTGCGAATGGCACTGCACAATTAACTTGGAGTCAAACTGCTGTTGCTCCAATAACATTTGATGGTGTAGAAGAATTAAGAATTGGTCCAAACAAAAATTGTTCTTTAGTTATTGGATCAGAATTAAAATTTGAAGATAATACTATTTCGACTAGTGTGCAAGATTTAGTTATTCAACCAAATGCTGGCAAACAAGTAATTGTTAATTCAAATACACATTTCAGAATTCCTGCTGGTACTAATAACGAAAAATCAATCGCACCAGCTGGACCTGGTTCTATTAGATTCAATACAGAAATTTTACAATTTGAAGGATATAGTGGTGCTAACTGGTCTTCTCTTGGTGGAGTAAGAGATGTTGATGGCAATACGTATATTATTCCAGAAACTGCACCAGCAGCAAACGAAAATATTCTCTACTTTTACAACAATAATTCAAATACATTACAGTTAACAGAAACTGTCCTTGATTTTACTAACATTGATACTATCACTACTTCTGGTGGTAATAGTCTGGCATTAGACACTCAAGTATTTACATTAAATTCTAACGATACTACTATTGATAATAGCAGCGCAACTAGAACTTTTATTAGTACATCTAAAGATTATCTAGATTTAGGATTATCTAGTGGATTGAATGTAGATCCAGTTCTTAGATTAGATAATCAAGGTGATGTTTATTTAAACACTACATTTGGAACTGGAAGTTTTAACGGAGTTAAAATTTTTGATGGCGATTTGAAAGAATTTGAATTAGCAGACTACAAAATTTCTTCCGCTACATTTGTTTTAGACAAAGGAGGACTTGAATCTTCTTCTGTGGTTCTTTATGACACAGGATCAAAAGGATGCAAAGTAACTGTTGTGTCTAAATCAGATTCTGGAAAAAGATCTTTAACAGAATATGCAGTTATAGATACTGGTACGGATATTTTCCACAATGAATATGCGTCATTGAATTCTTCACTCGATCAATATACAGCATCATTTGATTTTAATATCAATAATGAACCAAGAATCACAATAACTTTGACTGATGATCATGATGTAGCTGACATTATTAACTTTACCGTACTAATTCAGGAAATTAAGTAAAATGGCAATTAATTTAAAGAAATTTGAATCCGCAGGTGGATTTTCTGTACAAGAAACAATTCATATAGATGAACTCCACAACGCAAAAGAGTTCAATTCAATTGAAATGATGAACTCTTTTTTTACAGATAGTAAAAAAACAAATTATATTTTGAGAGGTGTTAATACCGCAACACTTCAGTTAGATGACGTTGGAACTACTATTACTATTGAAAATAATACAATGAATTTTATCACTGGTCATTTTATTGGAGTTAATCCAACCGGAGTTGTGTATTCTGGAAAAATTGAAAGTGCTGTTTACTGTAGTGAACTTGGTGCTGTAAATGAACTTTCAAATATGCAGACAATTATTAAGCATGATGTTCCTGTAAGTGAAACTTGGGATATTAGTTCATTTACAGCGACTAATCGTTTTAGTTATTCGACGGTAAGATCAGGAACAGTGCAAACAATTAAATGGGCGGTATCCACAGAAGTTATAAGTATTGCTTGGGCTTAGTGCTAAATATATCATAGGAAAAAAGTCAAGGATACGACAGCGCCATGAGTTTTCATATTAATTCCGATAAAGAAAAAATTAGGGGCGTAAACCCTAAACTCATCGGTGATAATGAAGCTACAATTAGGGTAGGCACTGGGGCAAATGAACAGGAAATCATGCGCCTACAGAAAGATCCTGTTAGTGGTCTTCCCCGTGTAGGTATCAATAGAACAGGTCAAAGAGTCAATAATATTGATATCGATCAAGGAGGAACTGGATACAATCAGGTTCCTATAATTGAAATTGATCCACCACCAACTGGTGGAGTTCAAGCTCGAGCGTCTGCTTCTATTTTTAATGGTAGAGTTACATCTGTTTCGGTTAATGAACCTGGATCTGGTTATACATCTGTTCCTGGTGTTGCATTTATAGGAGGAAATGGTCAAGGTGCTTCAGCAACTGCCTTTCTTGATACTGTTGAGTTTGAACTTGATATCAATGGTGCTATCAGAACATCAACATCTATCATTTCTGATACTGCGCGAATTTTAAATCTGGATATTGAGAACTTTATTACTCCAGATTTGAACCTGAGGGCACCAAACCTCAAAACATATATGAATGGCACTGGTACGCCATGGGCTTCCAATGTTATTGTACAAAAAGGTCAGTATAGGTATGCGGTTAGTAATGTATATCAAGCATTAAACACAGGAACTACAGGAATTCTTACACCAGAACATAAAGATGGTGTTGTAACAAATGGAACTGTAGATTTTAAACATATTGGTTTTAGAGTAAGCAACCCAACCGATTTTGATTATTTAGAAACCGGAGAAGCAGGAGCATTCCCGCGTTCTATTACTCCATTGTTGGGTGATAGATCAGATAAGATTGCTACTACAGAATACGTCCTCAACCTAGCAACGAATGACGTTGGTGGTCGTATCTACGTTTCACAGCAGATTGGTTCTGACCTAAACGATGGTCGTTCTGCCGTAAACCCTGTCAGAACAATTAAGAAGGCAGCACAAGAGGCATGGAAAACTCCTGGTGTCAAAGAAACACTAATTGTTTCTGGTGGTAATTACGTAGAAGATAACCCAATCTCACTACCACCTGATTGTTCTGTTGTTGGTGATAACCTTCGTTTGGTAATTATCAGACCTGGTAATGTTGGTAAGCACATCTTCAAGTTTGGTGATAAAAATTATGTTACTGGTGTAACTTATAGAGATAAAGTTGACTCCAATGGAGATGCCACTGGAACGTGGGACTTTGCTATGGTCTTTGATGACAAGCAAAGAATTATTATCGATAATGAAGTTAATGGAGACTTTGGTGTTGAGTTCCCAGTTGGACATCAAGTTTTTGGACCAGATAGATTTCGTATCTCTTTCCAAAATAACACAGGATTAGCATTACTACAATCAGGAGTTCAACTTCTAGGTCTGAACACTGGTGCTAGAGCAGATAGTTCTGGTGTATCTTTTAACTCAACAACTGGATCGAATGCATTTGTTGCTGGCACAATTGATGTGACACTAACATCTGGTTCTTTTATTGAAGGAGACCAGTATAGTTATATTACATCAGCTGCGGTTGGTGGTGCATTATCACAAACAATTAGTGGCACTTCTGGAGAAAATACTTTAAGGTTTACTACAGATCCATCAACAGATCTTCCAGTAAGCGATGTTGTTTTCTTAGACGATACCGACAACTCATCATTCACTTCAGGTTTTTATCAAGTATCAGTTGTTAATAATGGTAATGCACCCACTTACTGGGATGTTACTTTTGTTCCTATTCTGGGTGCAATAGGATGGGACAGCACTTTATCCGATTCAACGATCACGGTTAGTTCTGCAACACCAACAACAAATACTATTGATAGCACAAACCTCAAGTCAATTAGAGCTGAAGGTGAAGTTGTTTCTTATGATGAAGATATTATATCAACTTTGCCAATCACTAGATTAGATTTCTCTCTACAAGGAGATCCTAGTATTGCTACTGGCGGTTTCCAATCTGATATTTACGGAGACGCAGAAGATATTGGTGGTGTTGTTGTTTATACGAGTGCTCTTGTAGGTAGAACTAACTTCCACGAATTTAAAGAAGGTCAAGAAATTGTTCTTGAAAACCTCCCAACTTCTGGACCAGACTTATCTTTCTTAAATGGAAAGCAAAGAATTTACAAAGTTTTGGAAGATGCTGATGGTCGCTGTAGACGATTTGTAATTCCCAAAAAAATTCCATCTTTAACAACTGCAAATTTCTCCCCAAGTGAATTTGCTGTAGTAAAATCCTATTCCAAGTCCGTCACACTTTCATTATTAAACTCACCAAACAAATTTGCTCTAGCAACTCCTACTGAAAGAAGATATCAGGATGCTTGTCAATTAATTAGAAATAACAGAGACTACATCGCAGAAGAAGTAGTTGGTATTATTAATGATCAATTTAAATCCGATTATTATTCTGTATATAACTTAGATGCGGTCAATAATACATTTGATATTTACTTAGGTCCATTAGATCATGCAAACACATATGTCAGTGGTGGTACTGTAGCATTTGGAGGAAATTCCTATGCTATCAGTGATTTTGTATACGACACTCTAGTAACTGGTGTAGCTACTATTACAACCACGGCAGCTGGCATCTCTGCGTTGTCTGAAGATGATACTGTTCAGTTAGCAGATATTTTAATCTCTTGCACTGCTGGTCAGAAAATTTACCCATCATATAGTTCACCAACAAATGTAAATAATGGGTCTAACGGAGATGAGCAATGTAAGCAAGACGTTATTCACTTCCTAAATGCTCTTGTAAGAGATCTTGAGTTTGGGTCCAACCACAATATTATCGAAGCTGCTTCTAAGTATATTGTAAATGGAAAGATTACTTATATTGAAGATGAAATTATTCAAAATGTGCGTGCAATTGAATATGCTAGAGAATTAGCAATTTATGCAATGTGTAATTGGAGGATTAAGAACAGAACAGTTTCGGATCCTTTATATACCACGAAGTATGCTACATCAGTAAGGTATACAGATCCCACTATTGTTAATACAACAGCAGGAACTCCTGCTTGTGATGATGTAAGATCTGCTATTGATACACTAGCATACCTTTGGGCTGATGTTATTACTAATGATGCATCTGGAACATATCTTGATGCTGCTTATCTAATTGCCAAGAATGCTGATCTAATTGCAGACCAAGCACTTATTGATACCGAGGTAGCATATCCAACTTTAGGTCTTTCAAATATTCGCCAAAGAAAATGTCTTAGAGACATTAGACTTGTAATTGAAGGTCTTGTAAGAGACTTAGTTCTTGGAGGAAACCATGGTATTGTTTCTGCTGCAGAATCGTATTTTAGTGGAACTGTTCTTTCTGGAATTCCAGAAGCGCAATTGGATGAAACCAGATATGCATTCCAGCAAGTAAAAGATCTTGCTATTGCGGCAATGCGTAATTGGTCTGATGGTGATGTTGTACCAACAACACCAACAGGATCTACATATGCTCCAACTACTGGAATACTTACAGTAACTTTCCCCAATCTTGCTATCATACCATCCCTTCAGGATAGGGTTGCTTTTGCTGAAGGAGCTATTACATATAGTTGTGCTGCTAACGGTGGTGGTAATGACGCAAGTCCCTATAGAACTGATCTAAATTTTGGACAAAGTTTCGCGCTTACAAATGTTTCATCTTCTGGAGGAAATACTACAATTACTGCTAATGTTGGAGTTGCTGGATCTAACGCAGATGTACACACGTTTGTAAGTGCTTTAACAGGCGGAACTAAAATTATCTATGCTCCATTTGCAACAACTTCACTTATTCCAAAATTTGAAGATTGGAGTATTCTAGAAGATAGTGCAAACCCATCATGTGCTGCTATTGCTTCTGCTATCACAACAGCATTAACAACCTTTGATAGTATTTTAGAATATGCTTCTGATCCTGTAAATGGTGCTGCTCCTGGATCTATTACACAAACCTTCGGAACTTTATATGAAACTAATAGTCTTCTGACTTATCCTACTAGTTTCATTAATGATTTTAGTAATAAAAGAATGGCAGTTCGTGGTGTATATGACGATTATCCAATTATTGAGGCATCTCCATATACCCAGAATGCATCGGTTATATCCTTTAGAGGTGGTGGCGGTGCAGAAATTGATGGTGATAAGGTCAAGCAACCTAACTGTCCTTTCCCTGGTCTAGAACCAGACGGTACAGCATCATTCCCCAATCAGGGTAAATCGATGGTTGCTGCGGCATTCACGATTGTCTCCTTTGGTGGCACAGGATATAAAGTTATCAATGATGGTTATACACAGTTAGTTTCTGTCTTCGTTATCTTCTGTCAAGATGGTGTTCTTTGTGAGACTGGTGGTTATGCATCTATCACCAACTCCGCAACTAACTTTGGTACATTTGCTCTAAGAGGAACAGGTTTCCGTAAAGATGCATATGAATTTGATGCTGGCGTAGTTAATGTTGTTTCTCAAACACCAACTGGTAGAACTATTCTTACTGTTGGTAATATTGGAAGAGAACCACTAGAACATTACATTGTTAAAATTGATGGTTATAGAAATGCAGATCCAGACAAAGAATTCTTTATTGAATCTGTAAGTGGAGTCACTGTTGGTCCTCCTTTTACAGCAATACTTACGATTGATGATGGTATTGGAAATGGTTTAACTCTAATTAGAGAGTCTGATGGTGCTACTGTTTCTGGTCTAACAGCACTACAGCAAGCATTAACACCATCTAATGCAGCAAATGCTGCAATTAAATTGCATAGACCATCTATTGTTAACTCTTCTTCCCATACTTGGGAATTTGCAGGTTCTGGAACTAACTACTTAGCTCTTCCTGAGAACGGTGGAACTAAAGTTGAGGCAAACGAGCAGGTATCTGAAAACTATGGTCGTGTATATGTTTCAGGTACTGACGAACTAGGCGACTTTAAAGTTGGAACATTTGCGAGAATTGAAAACAGAACTGGTAATATTACCTTCACGGGTACAGTTACCATCTCAGAAGTTGAATTCTTGAAATTAAAAGGTGGTGATGTTGTTGTTACTGGATTCGATAACTCGAATACTCTTGGTGGTGCTAATGCCACTGACTCCAAACTACCTACACAGAAGGCAGTCAAAGATTATATCACAAACTCTCTTGGTCCATACATTAACAAACCATATTCTACGAATGCTGTTCCTAGAGCACTGGTTGAACTTACAGATTCTGGTAAGATCTCCCTTGATCAAATCCCAGCATTAAGACCATTTAGTATTTTCACTGTCGTAAATGAAGCAGAAAGACTTTCTATCGAAGGAGCACTTGCTGGAGATATTGCTATTCAAGATAATAGTGATGTTGTAGATGGATCACCACAATCGTTCATTTTAAATAATGATTTATCCAGTCTGTTCCTTGGATTTGCTGTAGATCCATCATTAGTATTTAATATTGGTGAGGTGTTTGTAGGTACTCCTTCTACAGGTAGGATTCAATCCACCGAGTATAGAGAAGGTGTATTACATAAGATTAATATTACTAATGGTGGTTCTGGATATACTGTTCCTCCAACTGTATCTATAACTGGTGGTAATCCATCAGCTGGTGCTGTACCAGCAACAGCAACTTGTACTATTGCTAATGGCGAAGTTGTTACTGTAACAATCACAGAAAATGCAGGTTTTGTTGGTGGGTTTGGGTATACTACACAACCATCAATTGATATCCCAGCACCTCCAGGAGCTGGCACACAAGCAACTGCTGATGGATTTATTGAAAGTAGATTATATGGTAATATTGTCAATGCTATCAAGATACTTGATACTGATACTTTTACCGATAACGATAGTCCTACAAATACAATTAATATTCTCCGAGTTGTTAATACATCATCAAATATTGTTAGCAACTGGGTATCACTAAGTAGTGAAGCAGTTGGTGTTGGATCTCTTACTGGTCCTGGTGTTATTTCCACAACCTTATTAGGTTCAGAAGCGGCAAACTCTTTCACCTTCTTAAGAGGAGACCAGAGATATGCAAAAACCGTTCAATCTCTAAAAGGAGCAGAAACAAGATACTTTGCAAGATTGTTTGCACAAGCATCTTTAGGTTCAAATTCATTTATTTTCCAAGGATTATCTGGAGTTCTCAAAGGAAATACAATTTCCGATAATGTAGCGGGAGTGGTAGCAGACACTACCGTTAATGGTGTTACTGTAGTTGCTGGTCTAACAACGGTTTCTTTCAATAATCCTATTGATGCCAATATTCCAGCAGGAACTGTCATTGAATTTGGTCGTGGTGCTTCTCCACTTGTTTTTGATTCTACTAATACTGGAGGAGAATTTATTGATTCTGTTGTAATTGCAAATCCAGGCACTGGATTTACTGATGGTCAATACTTTGATGTGGCATTAGATGCACCTGCAGGAATTAACGGCAATGATCTGCGAGTAAATATTATTGTTGGTGAGGACGGACGATCAGGTGAAGTCACAACAGTTACTGTAACAAATGCTGGAAATGGTTTTACTCAAGATTTCCAAATTACTCCAAACCCGTCAGTAATTGGTTCTGGTTCTAATTTAGTTTTACTAGCAAAAGTAGCAACTACACAAAAACAATTTGCCAACATCTCTCTTGATATTCAAAGAGTTTCTGATCTAACAATCTCACAAGATCTATTTGGAACAATTGGTGTTTCTAGATACAAAAAATCTCAGTTTAATATTGGCACTGAAGGAAACGGATCTGTTTCTATCAAGATGGGTCCTGATAGTGGACTTGATGCTGATTTACTAGATGGTCAACAGGGTTCTTATTATCTAAATGGTGCTTTCTTCGTTGATAGTAGTATTAATCCAGATAAACTTGCTAGTGGAACATATGGTATTGATATTAGTGGTAGATCTACCAATACACTTCGTGTTGATACTGGTATCAGCAACCCAAATGCAAACCCTTCCCCAAGTGAATCTATCCAAGGTCTGACACTACAGACTTTGTTTAATAGTTCTAATGGTCTATTATCAGCATATCCAAGTGTAGATACTGGAAACCAGAACTCTGCCAAGCATTTAGTAATGACTCTCCGTAATGGAGAGACTGGTGGAGACGCTACGTATGGTGGTGTAAGACAACTTGCATTTGCTAATGACGATAGAATCTACTTCCGTGGATCGGGTGATGGTGTATCAAACTATAATTCTTGGTTTGAAGTTTGGACTTCTGGAAACCAAGGCGTTAGTTCTGGAATGGATTCCGACAAACTTGATAACAAAGAAGGTGTCTGGTATCAAGATGGTTGGAACATTAAAGAGAATACAATTTTTGAAACTAGACTTCCAACATGGAGAAGTTCTACTAAGTTTAGAGATAAGATTGAAGTTGCTTCTTATGGAGGAACAGATACTTTCTATAGAATTTTTGTAAGACAAAACCTTGATACAAGTGCTGGTGGAGATTTTGAAACTACTAAGACAATTGACCTTTATAATGTTAATAAACTAAGTGTTGGTGATTTTACGATTACAGCAACAGATCGAAATATTGACTTAAATGATTCTTCCAATACATATACAATGCTTACCGGAAGACTTAGTTCTGGTGGTAATATTGAAGCTGCAATTTATCTTGGTTATGCTGGAGATGAAAGAGAGTTTGAACAGTATGAAATTTTTGATGATAACACAGTTCAATATGCAGAATTAGGTAATAATTCTGGAACTGGTTATTTGAGACTTGGTAGATATGATGGAATTTCTGCTACAGATCCATATGTTTATTTTAATTCATCTCAAGCACAAGCAGTAGACAATAATGGAGATCCTACTTATAACTCTGCTATTATTGCAACTGGTGGTACTGCAACTGAAGGATCTGGTAGTATTGAGATTAAAGTTCTTAACGAAAACGAACTAACAGTTAATAGCAATATTATTTGGAACGCAGGTAATGTCGCATTTAATTCTAGTAATGTAGTTTCCACAGCATCACTTAAGTCTGCTGTGATGAGAGATACCTCTGGTAATTTTACTGCTGGAACAATTACCGCTGGTATTATTGGTGCTGCTTCTCTCAACGTATTGAAAACTGGTGATACCATGACTGGTGGTTTGACTATCACTGGTAATAATAACCTTGCTATTCAGGGAACTGGTGCTCTCAATGTTGGTGGTAATGCTACATTAGGAGCAGATTTAACTGTTGATAGTGGAACTCTATATGTTAATTCCACAAATAATAGAGTTTTAATTGGTCAAACTACAGAATCAAATCCTGTTAAATTTAATGTTTACACTGCAAGTGGAGATACTGAGTTTGCAACAGGATCAGCATTATCTTCTCAAACAACACTGTATCAATCAAGTGTATTCAATCAAGTAGATACTGGTGAATCTGGTATTGTATTACAGCACGGTGCTTCTGCTGCCGCCCAATGGGGTATCACAACACATAGAACAGGTGCTAATGTTGGCGAACTAATTATCAGAACCAGAACAGCAACTGCTACTTCTGCAACACGACTTACGATTTCTAATGGTGGTAGTATTCTTCCTGGTGCTGATAGCGACCAAGATTTAGGTAGTGATACTGTAAGATGGCAGAATATCTACAGTGATATTACACATGCACTTAATAGTGTAAGGATTGCTAAAGGCGTTTCAAACCAAGAAGCAGATATTCAATTCTTAGGTGGTGGCACTGGCAACGGTGGTGGTCGTGGATTCCGTATTGGAAATAACATTGGCGGAGGAGCTGATGTATTTGAAATTTACTCATCTGAAACTAATGGTGCTGATGATTGGAAGAGTTTAGCAACTCCTGATCCATTACCTCCAGCACTAGCAATTCAAGGTACAAATAATAGAGTTGGTATTAATACCAATAGTTTCTCTGGAACTGATACTACAGTAACTCCAAACGAAAACAGAGACTATATTTTAAACATCAATGGAAATATGAACATTGATGGTCAGTTATTCCAAGATAATGCGGAATTTGTAACTTCTAGATGGACCAAATCTACTAATGATTCTGGTGCTAACATCTACAGAAACTCTAAAGTTGGTATTGGTGATGTTGCTTCTCCTGCATATCAATTACACGTCAAAGGTGGTTTAAATATTGAAGGCAGCACTTACTCAAGTGGTCAAAATCAAGATGTCCTTTGGGCAAATGGTCAAGCACAGTGGGTAGATTCTTATGGAATTATTAAAATTCAAAGAACTAACATTAACGAAGATGTTACTATTCCAGCAAATGTTGTTTCTTCTAGTATTGGAGACATTGAAATTGCTAGTGGAAAAACAGTAACTATTGCTAGTGGTGGTGAATGGTACATTATGGATTGATATAAATAATCACGTATAACTCATTAATGAGATGGCGTCTTTAACCGTTGCAACTTGTTCTCCTAGTCAGTGGTGTTCTATTCCAGTGTGGGGTGGAACCAATGAAAGAGTAGCAAATGATCAAGAAAAAGGTTATTCACCTGTTACTGGTGAAATCATGTACGTGAGAGACAAAAGAAAAGTAGCAGTTTACAACGGAGAATTCTGGAGTGTTTAATAAATGTCACAATTAAATGTCGCGAGATTGAATGTCAGCACTTCCTTGACAATTCCATCTTACACAACATCACAAGCTAACGCGCTATCTGCAACAACAGGTGCCCTAATCTACAATACCGACACAGACCAAGGTTTGCAGGTATGGGATGGATCCGAATGGGTCCTCTTAGTTGGTGGTGATGTTGTTGGTAGTAGTATTGATAATCCAGCAACGTCTGCGAAAGAAGCTTTTGCTGCCGGACATACAGGTGCTACTGTATTCATTAGAATCGGTAGTCAGGTCTATGAAATGGAATATGATCAAACCGACCGTTATGGAACTGGAGACCAAGGTTGGATTAAATTTGATAACGGATTTTTTGGAACAAATAATTCCACAATTTCTTCCACAAAGTATGGATCTCCATCAACAATGAGGCCTGCTTTTAACACAAACAGCACAACTGCTACTGGTGATGCTACTATCAGTCAAGGTACTCATAGAATTGGCAGAAACCAATCACACAGTGGTGGAAACTCTCTATCAACTATTAGAATTACACTACCAGCACACACCAAAGTTCAGTACCAAGCATCTTATGTTTCTGGTGGTAATGATACTGCTGACTTCGGTACCTTTACTCAAAACTTTAGTGGTATTGTAAATAACAGTCCATATCAGAACAACGGATCTGGTTATTGGGCAGTTATCTATTCAGGTACTGCTGGTTCATTCGCTAATGATATGTTGATTATTGACCCTGGTAATCTAACAAGTGGTAATAATTCCCACTCACAAAATATCGGTCCACTAGACTGGGGAAATCAAAGAGGAACTTCAGGAGCTCCACCACAAATTATTTGGGGAACTACTGATGCATACAGAGAATATCGTTATACTAACTCTTGGACACTTTGGTTGCACTAATAAATAATACTGTATCATTCGTTTTTGATCACTATGGATCCCACACAACTTAAGTCTAATTTTGAAGAGCAGATTGCTACAACCGAAAAGCAAATTGCTGAACTAGAAGAAAACCTAACCAAGGCACGAGAGTATAAGATTAAACTCCAAGGTGGTCTTGAAACTCTAGGTCTTCTAGAAGAGAAACCTGAAGAAGAAGCAGCACCTGCGGCAGAAACAACAGAAGAATAACTCTCAGATCCCTTCTTCCTAAATAGGTAAGAAGGGATTTTTGTGTGTAATGGCGTCTCCAAATTCAAGAGCTGATCTTATCACATATTGTAAGAGGCAACTTGGTGAGCCTGTATTACAAGTTAACATTGATGATGAGCAAGTAAATAATGTTATTGATGATACTTACCAGTTCTTCCAAGAGAACTGTTACAACGGTATGGAGAGATGTTTTCTGAGGCATGAGATTACTGCTGACGATATAACTCGTTTCAATAATAAAGCAACAACATCATCTGGAACAACAAATTGGGAAGAGTCTACCAACTATATTCCAGTTCCAGATCATGTAGTTGGCATCAGCAAAGTTTTTGGTTTAGTCAGCAACTCAATTAGATCTAATCTCTTTGGTGTTGAGTATCAGATGTTTCTGAATGATCTATATGCATTCGGATCTCTTGATATTGTCAACTACTTTATGAATAAGCAGTATCTAGAAACTCTAGATATGATTCTAAATAATGGTTCGTTCCAACAGTTCAGATATACACAGCGTCGTGATCGTTTATATCTTGACATCAATAAAGCATTTCTCAAAGAAGATACCTATCTTGTAATTGAGGCACATAGGATGATTGATCCTACAGATGCTACAGAGATGAATAATGATATGTTTGTCAAGAAATATGCTACTGCTCTTATGAAGAGACAGTGGGGTCAAAACTTGATTAAATATAACAACGTTCAACTACCTGGCGGTATCACGCTTAATGGTAGAGAATTGTATACAGACGCATTAGGCGAGATTGAGAAAATCGAAAGCGAAGTTCTCAGTAAGTACGCCATCCCACCCATGGATATGATCGGATAAAATGCCTACTAGTCCCTATTTTCCAACTTACTATGCAGGACATAGTGGCGAGCAAGGTCTCGTCCAAGATCTTGTGGACGAACAAATTAAATTGTTCGGAACAGATATTTACTACATCCCAAGAATAGTTCTACAAGATAGCACTCTAGATGAAGTTAGATACTCCAAGTATCAAGAACAATTTCAAATTGAGATGATTCTGCAGAACGTCATGGGTTTTGGTGATAACGCAGAATTTATTAGTAAGTTTGGTTTAAGAATTACAGACGAAATTATCTTCCGAGTATCTACTAGGAGATGGGACGAAGAGGTAGCAGAGCACAGTCCAAGTTTAACAGTAACTTCTAGACCAAATGAGGGAGACTTATTGTACTTCCCATTAACAAAAGATATCTACGAGATTAAATTTGTTGGTAAAGAAGAACCATTCTTTCAGTTTGGTAAGATCCAATTCTATGCTATTACTGCTGAGATCTATGAGATCGGTAGTGATGACTTTGATACTGGAGTTGAGGAGATCGATGATGTTGAAATAACGTTTGCAAGTAGCATCAAACTCTTTATGGATCCTGGTGGATCTGGAGACTTTACTGTTGGAGAAGAGATTGTTGGTGATGAGTTCCTAGCGAAAGCAACAGGAACAACTGATGGTGATGCTGTAGATAGTATCACTATTACAGATGGTGGATCACATTATAAGCAAGCAACTCCACCTACAGTTACTATTACTGGAGGTGGTGGAACAGGTGCTACTGCAACTGCTGCGGTTAGTTCCACTGGTCTTGTTAATAGTATTTTGATTACATCAGGTGGAACTGGATATACTAGTGCTCCTACTATCACTATTGATTACTCACCTAAAGACAATAGAGCAGAAGTCAAGTCTTGGGATAATACAACCAGAGCTCTGGAAGTATACAATAGAACAGGAACATTTACTACTGCTGAGATAATTACTGGACTAACTTCAGGTGCTACCTGGTCTCCCGAGACATTTGACACTCTAAATAATACGAACAGTAACTACGATCAAAATAGACAGATCGAAGATTCTGGTGATGAGATTATTGATTGGACAGAAGGTAATCCATTTGGTGAATTTGGTAACTTTACGGATAGCATCTAATGTTAGGATCACATTTTTATAACCAAATAGTTCGCAAGAACATTATTGCGTTTGGTACGCTCTTCAATAATATTACAATGAAGAGTTCTGATCCTGATACAGGAGAAGTTTTAGAAGAACAAAAAGTTCCTCTTGCCTATGGACCAAAGCAAAAATTTCTAGTTCGTTTGGAAGAGAATGCTGCTTCTTCTAAAGTAGCAATTACATTGCCACGTCTATACTTTGAAATGACTGGTGTTGAATACGATTCTTCTCGCAAAACATCACCCATTCAAAAATATAAAACTATTGTTGATAACAACGGAACAGAGGTAAAGGTTCAATATGTTCCCGTTCCATATAATATAAATTTTGAATTGGGAGTTATTGCTAAATCTCAAGATGATGCTTTACAGATTGTAGAACAAATTTTACCATATTTTCAACCATCTTTCAGCATCACTCTCAACATGATTCCAGATATGAATGAGAAAAAAGATATTGCTATTGTACTGAATGGTATTGGTAGTGAGGATGAGTGGGATGATAGTTTTCTTGAGCGTAGGTATATTGCATATACTTTACAGTTCACGATGAAGTCATACCTATACGGTCCTTACAGCACTTCCAATATTATCAGAAAAGCAATTATTCACGAAACCATTGGTGATCGTGATGTTAATAGAAGAACAATTACACGAACATACACACCAAAAGCACTTACCGATATTAATACTGATGGAGTCATTGACATTAATGACGATGCCTTAGTTGATGCTGGTGATGACTTTGGATTTAATGAAGGGATTCAATTCTTATGAGTAACCTAGAAGATAACATGGAGGAAATCCTCAACATTAGTGCTGAACCTGTTGAGGAATCCAAACCATCTAAACCACAACCACCAAAGGTTGATGCTGAAGATCGTGAAAAAGATTACAGATATACACGTACCGAATTGTACTCCCTCATAGACAAGGGTCAGGAGGCGGTCAACGGGGCGTTAGAGGTCGCTCAGGAGTCAGGGCACCCTAGAGCGTATGAAGTCGCTGTAGCGGCAATGAAGCACGTTGCAGACATGACAGACAAACTTGCTGACCTTCATAAGAAGATGAAGGATCTTGACGAGGATAAGAAAGGTCCATCCAAGGTTACCAACAACGCTATGTTTGTAGGATCTACAGCAGAGCTTCAAAAGATGCTCAAAGATATGAGTGGGGGTAAACGCTAAATAATCCCGTAAACCCTCGTCGGTTGATCATGAGAGATTATAAGGAACTAAAAGAACTCTGTGAAGCAAAGCGCGGTCTCTACGCAAATATCCACGCAAAGCGAAAACGAGGAGAAGCACCAGCGAAGTCAGGTAGTAAGGACTACCCCGCTAAGGATGCTTTTCAAAAGGCGGCGAGGACTGCCAAAGAAAGTTTTGAACTCACCACAGAAGCAGCCTGGACAAAAAAAGCAGGCAAAAACAAAGAAGGAGGTCTCAATGAAAAGGGACGAAGATCTTATGAAAAGGAAAATCCAGGATCTGACCTTAAGGCACCAAGCAAAAAGGTTGGAAACCCCCGCAGGGCATCGTTCTGCGCTCGAATGAAGGGCATGAAAAAGAAGTTGACCAGTAAGAAAACTGCTAGCGACAAGGACAGCAGAATCAATAAATCACTACGTAAGTGGAATTGCTGACATACTTGTTAAAAGTATGTTAAAATAGAGCAATTTTACTCACACAATCTATAATTATATTATGAGTTCTGATATGACAATGCGTTTAAACGAAAGCGATATCACACGCCTAATCACAGCTTGCCGCCTCTATCAAGAGAAGACAGGTTCTGAGTGGATGTGGGATGAATACAATGATTTAATTCACAAACTCAATACTTACAAAGAACAACATTCTGTAGCGAAATGAAATCTCTAATCACGATTCTGGTTGTGTTATTTTTTGCTGCCCCAGTATGGGCAGTAGATGTAGTAATGGGTTCTGGTGGGAACCTAGTATTTGAACCTAATGAGATCACAATCTCGGCAGGTGACACAGTTCACTTTATCAACGAAGCACTACCACCACACAATATTATTGTAGAAGCACGTCCTGATCTCTCTAGAGAATCATTACTGTTTGCTCCAGGAGAAACACAAGACGTTGTATTTGCTGACGCAGGAGACTATAACTTCTTCTGTGGTCCCCATCAGGGCGCAGGTATGACTGGTGTTGTTCACGTAAATTGAGAGACTATAATGAATTGGTCTCCCGAATTAAAAAAACGATATAACTTTGCTTTATCAGCATTTTCAAGAATGTATGGTACAAGTCATATCACAATGGAGATGATGCACTTCAGTTATCAATGGGCGGATTCTGATAACAATCATCCAGAAGGAACATTAACTAGTATCGATTTTTATTTCCGAGACTTATGGACAAACGCAAAAACGATATGAAAGTAATACCATCGTTAGTAATTTTAGGTAGCATTGCTTTTTTTGTTATCTGGGGAATCAATAACGCTTATCCAGTATGATGTTACAATTCGCTAGATTTTGTGGGGTTGTATTAAACAACCCATACGGATTAGGATTCCTCTCAACCATTTTAGTCTTTGTCCCTATCATAGGAATGTGGGCAGTTCATAAATATGATTGGCAGCACTGGGAACCTTTCCACAAACATGAATAAGGAACCCGACTACACTGTCAACTTAACAATAGAAGATATACGTCTCTTACATCATTGTGTGATAAAGAGATTAGAAATGTGGGAAGGATTTCCTGCTCGACCAGCAGAAGAACAAGAGCACCTATGGGTAATGAGAGATTCTCTTTTCCGAATGATGTTAGATTATAAATTTAATGAACTTTGAATTAACCATGGAAGATTTTACAATCATCCAAAATGCTTTACACTATTATAAAAAAATAGAGAAGTATCCTAACTTCGCTCATTTTGATGAAGAAAGAATTAATCTTTTAAGAGATAAACTTTCATATCAAATGATTCCATCTCGCAGAAGCAAGAGAGATGAGTAGTTATATACCATTTATTTTAACTGGTCTGTTTTGTTCCTTTGGATTGATTCTTTTTTTCTTATCTATTATTGAATTATGAGTGCTGTATTTGTATTTGGATTTGTTCTACTACTCACAATAGGAATGGAACTTACTTGGCCAGTTAAAAAATGAATTTATTATTACACCCACATACTAATGTAAACGATCCTGTGTGGTCGGTTATTTTTATGGTTTTTCTTTCTCTTTGTATGGCTGGTTATAGTATCTACTATATACTAGGAGTTGATAAAAGAGAATCTCATGGGAGCATTGACACCACCGAGCAGGAAGAGCTGCTACAACTTCCGGGTGACGGAGATCAATCGTGTACTTGATGGTGATACTATTGACGTTACTATCGACCTCGGGTTTGATCTATACAAGAAAGAAAGAGTTAGAGTTGCAGGAGTTGATACGCCAGAGAAGAGAACGAGAAATCTAGAGGAGAAAGCACTTGGAATCGACGCAACCAACTGGCTCAAAGAAAAACTCGAAGGCACTTTGGCTGGTGATGATGAGTTGTCTGTTAGGACTGAACTTGTTGGTGGCACTGGCAAATACGGGCGTCTTCTGGGTTGGCTTTACATTGGGGACGACAGTGTGTCCCTTAACGAGCAAATGATTATTGAAGGTTATGCTCACGCCTATGATGGAGGCACTAAGGATATGAATCTCGAAGCACTGAAAGAGATTCGCCGTGAGCATGGAACATTAGTAGAATGAGTGTAAACCAACACTTATAAAAATGTAGCCTAACGATACAATATTTTTCACTACATACACTATAATGTTTGTAGTGGAATATTTTTATGCTCGGCATATATGTAATCATCACTCTCATTGTTCTCATGGTAGCGTATGCTGGCGTGGAAGAAACTATGCGCTTATTCGCTTATGCTGATCTTGTGATCAGGTATCAGTGGATTAAATTTAAAATGTTTTTGATGAGACGTAAATTAGAACAACAATTAATAAAGGACTTACCAAATTTCAATAAACTCGCAAAGGAATTAAAAGATGACCAACGATAAGGAACTGTCTGATCTTAAATTACAGAGAAAAGAATGTCCCAAGTGCCATGCGGTCTGGATTAATGGCACACATATTTGGTCTGGCACTGGTGCTAAAGGTAATGATCTAGATCTTGCTGGTCTCGTTTGTAACAATTTGGGAGATAATACATGTATTAATCCAGTAAGAGGAATGGAAGGTGGAGATACGTGGAAAAAACGACTAGAATTTTTAGAAAATTTAGAAGAAGAGAATAAAGATAAATACTAGTGGTGAACTAGGTTTTTGTTTTGGCGACTGGTACTGATGTATATTTGGGTAATCCCAACCTGAAAAAGGCGGGGACCCCAATACAATTTACAAAGAAGCAGATTGATGAGTGGATCAAGTGTAAAAATGATCCTATTTACTTTGCGATGAACTATATAAAAATCATCTCTCTTGACGAAGGTTTGGTGCCTTTTGAGATGTATGATTTTCAAAAAAAGATTTTGAGTGATTTTCATGAAACAAGATTCAACATCGCAAAGCTCCCAAGACAAACAGGAAAATCTACTACTGTTGTCGCTTATCTTCTTTATTATGCAATTTTTTACGATAGTGTTAATATTGGTATTCTTGCAAACAAGGCATCTACCGCTAGGGAACTGCTAGGAAGACTACAACTTGCTTACGAGAATCTACCAAAGTGGATGCAGCATGGTGTATTGGTATGGAACAAAGGTAATGTGGAGTTAGAGAATGGCAGTAAGATATTGGCAGCTTCTACATCTGCGAGTGCTGTCCGAGGCATGTCGTTTAACATTCTCTTCCTCGATGAGTTCGCATTCGTTCCAAACCATGTTGCGGAGCAATTCTTTGCCTCTGTTTATCCTACTATTACTTCTGGTAAATCAACGAAAGTAATTATTATCTCTACGCCTAATGGCATGAATCACTTCTACAAGATGTGGGAGGATGCTAGGAGAGGTAAGAATGATTATACTACTAATGAAGTTCACTGGTCTCAAGTTCCTGGCAGAGATGCCAAGTGGAAAGAAGAGACAATTAAGAACACATCTCCAAGACAGTTCGCACAAGAGTTTGAATGCGACTTCCTTGGATCTGCTGATACTTTGATTAGTCCAGCAAAGTTACAAACTATCCCATTCGCAGACCCAATTAAATCAAATGCTGGACTTGATATCTATGAGAGAGTCGAAAAGGATCACGAATATATTATTACTGTCGATGTTGCCAGGGGAATTGGTGGCGACTATTCTGCTTTCCTCGTGTTTGATATCACCACGATGCCGTATAAGATCGTTGCAAAGTACAGAAATAATGAGATTAAACCTATACTGTTTCCCTCGGTAATTTTTCAAATTTGTAAAGAATATAATAACCCATACGTTTTGGTAGAAGTAAATGACATTGGAGATTCTATTGCTGCTACTCTCAATTATGATCTTGAATACCCTAATGTACTTATGTGTGCTATGCGTGGTAGAGCGGGTCAAGTTGTGGGTCAAGGATTCTCGGGATCAAAAACCCAACTAGGGGTTAAGATGAGTGTAACGGTCAAGAAGATCGGTTGCTCTAATCTTAAAGCTATTATCGAAGAAGACAAATTAATATTCAACGACTTCCAGATCTTCCAAGAACTTACTACATTCGTACAGAAGAAGCAAGCATGGGAAGCAGATGAAGGATACCATGACGACCTTGTAATGTGTATGGTTCTCTTTGCGTGGTTGGTCATGCAAGAATACTTTAAGGAAATGACCGACCAAGATATTAGAAGGAGAATTTATGATGAACAGCGTAATCAGATAGAACAGGACATGGCTCCATTTGGTTTCCTTGATGACGGCATGGGTGATGATACCTTTGTTGATGGAGATGGAAACCTTTGGGAGTATGGAGACAAGCAAGAAGAAGTCGGATACATGTGGAACTACTGATGAATATTGAAGATCAATTTTCATTAGAACACTTACTGTTTAAAGAAAGAAAATGCAGATCATGTGGAATTAAAAAAGATCTTATAGAAGATTTTTATCTTACTAGAAAAACCAAGAAAGGACATCCATCAGCATATGCATATGAATGTAAGGAGTGTACTGTCAAAAGGGTAATGGAATCTAGGAAAAGAAGAGATCCGTTTCAAGATTGGGGATATCCAGATTGGTAGTTCATGCACAGTTCACCACCTCTGAAGCATTCAAAAATCTAAATAGATTTAGATAAATTTGATATCTAAGAGGTAAAAACATGGCAAGTCAAGTCTCGCCTGGTGTTGTTATTAGAGAGAGTGATTTGTCCAATGCAGTTGTTGTAGGCGATGTAGCTATTACTGGCGCTATTGCTTCCTCATTCCGCAAAGGACCCGTAGGCAAAATTACAAACGTTAGTACCGAAAGGGAACTAATCGACACATTTGGAGCACCATCTGAGGCTAATGCCGCTGATTGGTTGGTCGCTTCAGAATTCCTCCGTTATGGTGGAAGACTATCAGTTGTTCGTGCAGCAACTGCAGTTGTTAACGCAACAGAATCTGGCACTGGTGTTCTTATTTCTGATAAGGATGCATTTGATGCTGGAGTAACTTCAGAAAAATTTGCTGCTAGAGATGCAGGTGCAGATGGAAACAACCTTAGTGTTGTTATCGTAGACAGAGGTCCCGATTACACCATCAACAAAACCGGTCATGGTCTAGCAGTTGGTGGCACATACACCGATGATGCTGCTGTAGCACACGAAGTTTATGAACTAAATGGTGCTAACAGTTTCAGAATTATCAAAGGAAGTGCTGCTCCAACTCCTGCTGCAGGAGATACCGCTGTTGTATATTCAGCATCCGATTGGAACGCACGTCAGATTGGCGCAACTGGTTTGACATTCAAATCAATTGCTCCTCGTCCAGGCACTAGTGCTTATGCTGCAGAGCGTTTCTTATCATATGACGAAGTGCATGTTGCTGTAATTGATACTGCAACTAATACAGTTCTTGAGAGAATGACATATCTCTCCAAACTTACCGATGGTAAGTCTCCCGAAGGTAATTCAACTTACTGGAAGGATTATGTAAATCAGTATTCTGGTTATATTTACGCTGGTGCTGCTCTAAGCGCATCGGAAGTTACAACTGCCGGAGAAGATCCTGGTGCAACTGCTGCATCTTACGGTGCTACTTCTGGTGCTCCATTAGTATTAGCAAGAATTCTTCCTACCGCAGGTGGAGCTCTTTCTGGTGGTACTGATGACTATGCATATACTGCTGGCGAAGTTGGTGCTGCATACGACCTATTCTTAGATACAGAAGCAACGGAAGTTGATTTTGTTCTTATGGGTGGCGATGCTGCTGACGAAACAGATACAATTGCTAAAGCAGCTTCTGTTGCTGCTGTTGCTAATAGCAGAAAAGATTGTGTTGCATTCATCTCACCATGGACGGGTGCTCAAATTGCAACCTCTGGTGGTAGTGCATTAACTCCAGCACAACAACTAGCAAATACACTAGAGTTCTTTGAAAACATTGGTTCTAGTTCCTATGTTGTTCTAGACAGTGGTGTTAAGTATACATATGACCGCTTTAACGATAAGTATCGTTATGTTGGTTGTAATGGTGATGTTGCTGGTTTGTGTGTTTCAACTTCTGCAGTTTTAGATGACTGGTTCTCACCAGCAGGTCTAAACCGTGGTGGTTTGCAAAACGTTGTTAAGTTGGCATTCAATCCCAACAAAGCACAACGCGATGATCTCTACACAAATAGAATCAACCCAATTGTTTCATTCCCTGGTTCTGGTCCTGTTCTCTTTGGAGATAAGACTGGTCTCGCTTCACCTTCTGCATTCGATCGTATTAACGTTCGCCGTCTCTTCCTTAATGTTGAGAAGAGAGCAAGAGCTCTTGCAGAAAGCGTAATCTTTGAGCAGAACGATGCTGTAACACGTTCTAATTTCAATTCTGCTATCGCTTCGTATCTTTCCAGAGAGCAAGAGCTCTTGCAGAAAGCGTAATCTTTGAGCAGAACGATGCTGTAACACGTTCTAATTTCAATTCTGCTATCGCTTCGTATCTTTCCGAGGTTCAAGCACGCAGAGGTGTAACAGATTATCTAGTTGTTTGCGATGGAACAAACAACACTCCTGAAGTTATCGACAGGAACGAATTCGTTGCTGAACTATACCTCAAGCCCACCCGCTCTATTAACTACGTAACTGTCACAGTGACTGCTACGAAGACGGGTGTTTCTTTTGAGGAAGTAGTCGGTAGAGGTTGATCGATACTAGATAAAACATAACGAGGTAAACAACAATGGCAACGTCAAACGTAAGTCAATTTCTTCAGACAATTGGGCAAGGTGTCAAGCCCAATATGTTCTTGGTTGACATCAAATTCCCAGATGAATTAGGTGGTTCATCTACAGCACTAGGAACTGATCTTTCAAATATTCTTTGTAAGTCAGCAGCACTTCCAGGTTCTAACTTGGGTGTTATTGAAGTTCCTTTCCGTGGTAGAACAGTTAAGATCGCAGGTGATCGCACCTTCGATACTTGGTCTGCAACCTTCTTCAATGATAAGAACATGGAACTCCGTGGTCTATTTGAAGAGTGGGCAAATCAACTCAATACCCATGAAGCAAATACTGCTCCTAGGTTCCTACCTGATAGTGCAAACACTGGATACATGGCAAGTCTCTATGTTACTCAACTAGAGAAAGATGATAAGGAAGGTGGTTCTGCAATCAGAACTTACAAACTTCATCATTGCTTCCCAACCAACATCTCTCAAATTGATCTTGCTTATGATAGCAACGATCAGATTGAAGAGTTTACAGTTGAATGGCAGTATTCCTTCTTCACCGCGCAGAAGGAAAATAGCGAGACCTCTGGTTCCGCTAATGTCAAGGGCACTGCATCTGCTAAGACTGTGGTCTGATAAATAGTTGGAAGCGCACAAGTTGAATAGATAATCATGAGTCAGTTATTTGGCTTCCAAATTAACAGAAAAGAGGGGCAGCGAGGTCAATCTCCTGTCCCTCCTTCTGCTGAAGATCCAGTTGCAGTAGCAGCAGGTGGATATTATGGAACGTATGTAGATACGGATAATCAAGCTCGTAATGAGTTTGAGATGATCCGTCGTTATCGTGATATGGCAATTCACCCAGAAGTGGATAGTGCTGTAGATGAAGTTGTGAATGAGTTTATCGTAAGTGATGCTTACGATTCTCCTATAGAAATTAACTTAGATAATCTAGGTGTTGGTGCTGGAGTAAAAACTAAAATTCGTAATGAGTTTGAGTATCTCAAAAGACTTTTAAACTTCGACAATCGCGCACATGAGATTGTCAGAACTTGGTATATTGATGGACGTTTATTTTATCATAAGGTTATCGATTTAGATAATCCTAAAAAAGGTATTACAGAACTTCGTTATATTGATCCGATGAAGATCAAGAAAGTTCGTCAAAAAATTGACAATACTCCAAAAGATTCTCTAGCGAAAGCAGCAATCAAAGGCACGGCGCTTGAGTATGAATATGGAACGTTTGTCGATTACTATCTTTACAATCCAAAAGGTTTCTATAAAGGCGGTGTCCTAGGACCGATTGGAGATATGTCTTTGTCTCAGGGTGTCAAGATGGCAACTGATTCAATTACATTCTGTCCTTCTGGACTACAAGATTTAAACAAAAGAATGACTCTTGGTTTCCTACACAAGGCAATCAAGACTCTCAATCAATTAAGAATGATTGAAGATTCAATTGTTATCTACAGATTATCACGCGCACCTGAGCGTAGAATTTTCTACATCGATGTAGGCAATCTACCTAAGGTAAAAGCAGAACAATACTTGCGTGATGTTATGTCTCGCTATCGCAACAAGCTTGTGTATGACGCACAAACTGGCGAGATGCGTGATGACAAAAAGCACATGAGTATGCTTGAAGATTTCTGGTTGCCTCGTAGAGAGGGTGGACGTGGTACTGAAATTACTACGCTGCCTGGAGGACAGAACCTTGGAGAACTTAAGGACGTTGAGTATTTTAAAAAGAAACTTTATAACTCTCTCAATCTTCCCCCTTCTCGTCTTACAGACGACAGCAAAGGATTTAATCTTGGTAAAACCACTGAAGTCCTCCGTGATGAACTTAAGTTTACCAAGTTTATTGGAAGACTACGTAAAAGATTCTCTGAGATGTTCCACGACATGCTCAAGACTCAACTCATTCTTAAAGGAGTAATTTCTCCTGAAGACTGGGATGATATGAAGGAGCATATCCAGTATGACTATCTCTTCGACAATCATTTCAATGAACTAAAAGAAATTGAAATGATGAACCAGAGGATGATGACTGTAAGTCAGATGGATCCTTTTGTTGGTAAATATTTCTCTGTTGAATATATCCGTCGTCATGTTCTAAATCAAAAAGATACGGAATACAAGGATATTGATAAACAGATGAAAGCAGAGATTGCTTCTGGTCTCTCTATTGATCCAGCAGAAACAAATGCTATGGATCAAATGACTGCAGCAAACACTGCCCTTGCTCCTGAAATTCAGGATCAGCAAGCACAAGATGCAGCAGAAAGACAAGAACTTGCTGCTGATTCCGCATCTGAAAGAGAAGTGAAAAAAGCAAAATCAATGCCTTCACCTTCTACAAATAATAAATAAATTATACAGAATACTTATTATGGAACAACATAACCCTGAACCTGGCGTGGTAGATATCGTTGATAAGATCAGCGACAACGACAGGGCATCTGCTATTGATGCTATTCATGATCTACTTTTTGCTAAAGCATCTGATGCTATGGCAACATACAAGCAGGTTACCGCGAATACATTCTTTGATGAACCCACCGAAACGGAAGAACCCGATGAAACTGATAACGGAAACGATTGAAAACGTCAAAATCCTTACTGAGGAAAGAGACGGAAAGAAACTTCTTTATATTGAAGGAGTCTTTCTTCAATCAGAACTAAAGAACCGTAATGGTCGCATGTATCCTTTCGATGTTCTCAACAATGAAGTTGAGAGATACAACGAAGAGTATGTAAAATCAAAGCGTGCTCTAGGTGAACTCGGACATCCCGATGGTCCTACTATCAATCTTGATAGAGTATCACATAGAATTACAAGTCTTCGCGCTGAAGGAAATAACTTCATTGGTAAGGCACAAATTCTTGATACACCCATGGGACAAATTGCTAAGTCTTTACTTGGCGAAGGAGTTCAGTTAGGTGTTTCATCCCGTGGGATGGGAAGCATCGAAAAGCGCGAAGATACTTCAGTAGTTCGTGATGACTTCATGCTTACAACTGCTGCTGATATTGTAGCAGATCCTTCAGCACCTGATGCATTTGTTAATGGCATCATGGAAGGTAAAGAATGGGTATGGGACAACGGTATTCTAAAGGAATCGAAAGTTGATAAATACCAACGTTATATCAATGGCGCTCCGCGTCGTGAGTTAGAAGAGAGAACACTCAAGGTGTTTGAGGATTTCCTCGGAAAGCTTTGATTTATAAATAAACTTAGATTAATTATTTACGGAAAATTACGAGGTAATCTCAAATGTCAGATATGTTAAATGAAAAATTTGAGGAGTTCGTTACCGAGCAAAAGGTGATTGTAGAAGCTGGCGATCCTATGCCAACAGTTTCTGCTAACATTATCCCCGGTGCTGGTAGCGAACCCTCTCAGGTTTCTGACGCGCAGACTGGTTCTGGCGGCAAGGATCCTATGCCTTCAGTTCAACCAGGTGTTGCTCCTGGACAATCTGCTGCTGCAGATTTAGGTGGAACTTCCACTGCTCCTAATGAGGATGATGACGACGGCGAAGAGAATCCTGGCGCTAAAGCGGCAGCACCTATTTCGCAAGTATCTGGCGATCCCCAACAGCGTGCCGGTAGTCCTGACGCTATGCCTACCGTTGGTGCTGATGTTGCCTACGCAACTAGTACTGGACCTGCTGTTACTTACCCCATCAAGCCTTCCTTTGAAGAACTTGATGTTTCCGCTGATGTTGCCGCTCTAGTAGAAGGCACAGAACTCTCTGAAGAGTTCGCTGAGAAAGCAAAAGTCATTTTTGAGGCTGCTGTCAAAGCGAAAATCTCTGAGGAGTATGACAAACTTGTAGAGCACTTTGCTGCTGAACTCGATAAGCACGTATCATCTGCTAAGGCAGAACTTTCCGAGGAAGTAGACGGCACAGTGTCCTATGCCATCGGTCAATGGATGGAGCAAAACCAAGTTGCTATTGACCGTGGAATCAGAAATGAGATCACTACAGACTTCATCGCAGGTTTGAAGGGTCTCTTTGAAGAGCACTACATTTCTATTCCCGACGAGAAAGTCGATGTTGTAGAAGGTATGGCTGAATCAATTCGTGAGATGGAAACACGCCTTGACGAACAGGTCAAAGCAAACGTGAAATTACAAAATCGTCTTAACGAGTCTGCCAAACTCAATATTCTGTCCACCGTGTCAGAAGGACTAGCAGATACTCAGAAAGAAAAACTCGCAGCACTTGCTGAGGGTCTAGAGTTTGTCTCTGAAGAGTCATTCTCCAAGAAGGTTACGACCATCAAGGAGTCTTACTTCAAAGAGTCAATCGCTACCCCAACGGAAGTTGTTGATGAATCCCCAGTCGAAGGTGTAGATGATTCTAACCCAGTAATGGCGCAGTATCTGAAAGCACTTGATCGCTGGTCCTAATAATAAACCCCACATTTTTCAAACAAGAGCAAACAAATGTTTAATTCAAAAGCTCTAACCGAAAAGTGGTCTCCTGTTCTAAGTCATGAAGGCGCTGGTGCCATCAAAGACAACTATAGAAAGGCTGTTACCGCTGTTCTGTTAGAAAACACAGAAAATCAACTACGCGAAGAGCGTGGTATGATGAACGAAGCTAGTACTGTTGGAGCTATCAGCGCAGCTGGTGGACAAGCACTAGGTGGTTCTGGTCTAACCACCAAGACTGGTGGACTTGCAGGTTTCGATCCTGTAATGATCAACCTTATCCGTCGTGCAGCACCTAACTTGGTTGCATACGACATCTGTGGCGTTCAACCCATGAGCGGTCCTACTGGACTTATCTTCGCAATGAAGAGCCACTACAACACCAGAGCTGGCGCTGAGGCACTCTACAACGAGCCTGACACCAACTTCTCTGGAAACACACAGGGTCCTGGTGCATACAACGATCCCGTATCTCCTCTTGGCGATGGCGGCACGACTGATGCTAACCCTGGTCTGCTTAACGACGCCACTGGCGGCGGCACAACTGCTGCTAACTACGAGCGCCAAGCAGGCAACATTGCTAGAGAAACAGCAGAAGTTCTTGGATCGGGTTCGACCTTGTTCAACGAAATGGACTTCAGCATCGAGAAGACTGCGGTCACTGCTAAGACCAGAGCTCTTCGCGCTGAGTACACTCTAGAATTGGCACAAGACCTTAAGGCAATCCACGGTCTTGATGCAGAGCAGGAACTCGCTAACCTATTGTCTAGCGAAATCCTTGCTGAGATCAACCGTGAGGTTGTTCGTACCGTTTACACCGTTGCTAAGCCTGGTGCTCAGAACAACGTTGCTAACGCTGGTGTATTTGACCTCGACGTTGACAGCAACGGTCGTTGGTCGGTTGAGAAGTTCAAAGGACTTATGTTCCAAATCGAGCGCGATGCTAACGCTATCGCACAAGAGACTCGTAGAGGAAAGGGCAACTTCATCGTCACTTCTGCTGACGTTGCTTCTGCTCTTGCCATGTCTGGCACACTCGACTATTCCTCAGGTCTAACTGGTGCTGGTGGTCCTTCCATCGGTGATGTTGATGACACCGGAAACCTTCTAGTCGGCACCATGAACGGTCGCATTAAGGTCTATGTTGATCCTTACTCTGCTAACGTTTCTAACACCCACTACTACGTAGTTGGTTATAAGGGTTCTTCCCCTTATGACGCAGGACTATTCTACTGCCCCTACGTTCCCCTCCAGATGCTACGCAGCATCGATCCTCAGACCTTCCAACCTAAGATTGGTTTCAAGACCCGCTACGGCATGGTCAGCAATCCTTTCGTTGAGTCTTCTGCAGGAACTCCTGATGCTGAAGCACTTACTGCTTCTAAGAACCAGTACTACAGACGTGTTCGCGTTGCGAACCTCGCCTGATATCGGTTATTACGAAATCAACACAGGGACGCTGCGGCGTCCCTTTTTTTGTGCTTAAATAGAAGTAGTAAATCCCTATCGTTATGCCTCGTGGTCGCTTACACAAAACAGATATGCTTGCAAAAGTATACAAATTAAAAACTGAACTATATGATAAAGAAACGAATCCAGGCATGACAGGTCAATGGTATGACGGAGCTCATGATTCGCTAGATAAGATATTAGATATTATAAACGAATACGCCCAATGAATCCTTCATTAGTATTACTCTTGTGTTTATCGCCAATGGCGGTTATTTTTATTATACTCAAGTTGTCTATGTGGATAACAGAAACAGCATCATTTCGTGCTGAAACTGATAAACTAAAACGTATGCAACATGGTCCCTATGAATTTTGGGATGAAGAAGAGGAAGACGAATGGACTTAAAAATATTACATAAAAGAATTAATAAAATGAAAACTAAAACTTTGATGGAAGAACCATGTCCTCTGTATGAACCAGAGTGGGAAGAAGTAACTGACTCACAAAAAGACTGGGAAGACTTCTGGTATAACGAGGATAAATAGTATCAGCTTGGGAAGTTGACATGTCTGCTGATTGGTATAAGGAACAACCTACTAACAGGAATTTCCTGAACCCTATTGGTTATCTCTTAAAACTAAAGAAATTTGAAGGAGTAGATTTCTTTTGTCAAAGGGCAAATGTCCCCGACGTTACAATGCCAACTACGGAAGTAGCAAGTCCTTTTAGGAACTTGCCTATCATTCCTGGTGGTGGTGTATCGTTCGGGGATTTTTCTGTATCTTTTATTGTTGATGAAGATTTAAAAAATTATAATAGTATTCATAAATGGATACGTGATAACGGTAATGCAGATCAAATGCAACGCACCACAAAAGAATCAGATATCTATACTAACGGTCAATTACATATTGTTACTTCACAATACAATCCAGCATTTGTTATAGAATTTAGAAACATATTTCCTATATCACTATCAGGTTTGCAATTTGATGCTACAATAACAGATGTAGAATACATTACTGCTGAAATTACATTCAAGCATCAACAGTTCTTCATTCGTGATAAAAACTTACAACCTCTATGAATTTTGAAACCCTTCGTAATAAATTTGACAAACTGAGAGAGGACTGGACAGAAGATTCTGCAGTTGACTTTCAATTTAAGAACAAACAGTATACCACGGATTTGGGGCAACTCGCATTATCCATCCCTTTCCAACACAATAAATACTTAAACCATTACACTGACATTCAGCAGATCAAGACTTCGCTGGAATTTGAGACCCGCAAACTGGTAAAGAATAAACGTGAGTATTACTCTGGCGAGGCAGACGCTAAGACATACGCCGCCAAACCATTCGGATCAAGCATTAAGACTTCAGAGAAAATGAGAACTTACCTTGAGGCAGATGAGGAGATCATCAACCTTGAGGCAAAGATCAAATACTTAGACCAGATGCTTTACTGGTTGGATCAAGTCATGCGTCAAATTTCTAATAGAGGTTTTCAGGTCAAGAGTGCCATTGAGTGGGAGAAATTCGTTAATGGACAATGATGACCACCCTCAGTATCAAAAAGAAAAACGAAGTATACGTTACCATTCAATCTGCTGAGCCCCATGTACATCAGGAGCTCTCGGATTATTTTTCGTTTGAAGTTCCTGAAGCAAAGTTCTTGAAGAAGAATCCCAGATACAAATACTGGGATGGAACTATTCGTCTGTACTCTCCTGGTACAGGCGACCTTTATGGTGGTCTGATGAAGCACCTACAAGTGTGGGCTGACGAGCGACAATATAAAGTCGAGTATGAAATGAATGACTGGTATGGAGAAGTCAGAGAAACTAACGACTTTGTTTCATACGCAGGCATTGAAACATTTATGAATAAAATTACACGATCTGAAATCAAACCAAGGGTGTATCAGTATCGTGCTGTTTACGAAGCAATTAAAAATAATAGAAAACTCCTACTTTCTCCCACGGGTAGTGGAAAAAGTTTGATGATCTATTCCCTCGTGAGATACTATACTGCCACCAACAAGAAGACGCTGATCATCGTTCCTACTACGTCCTTGGTAGAACAAATGGTCAATGACTTTAATGATTACGGATGGAATGCTGACGATCATGTGCATAAGATATATTCAGGCAAGGATAAAAATACGGACAAACCAATTATTATTTCCACTTGGCAATCCATCTACAAGTTCCCAAAAAGATACTTTGATGATATTGACTGTGTTATCGGTGATGAAGCACACCTATTTAAGTCAAAGTCCCTCACAGGAATCATGACTAAACTTCACAACGCTAAGTATAGGTTTGGTTTTACTGGAACCCTAGACGGGAGTAAAACTCACAAGTGGGTGTTAGAAGGATTGTTTGGTGATTGTGAACAAGTCACTAAAACAGATAGTCTAATTAAGGAAGGTTATCTTTCTAAGTTTAGGATAAAGATCCTACTTTGCAAACATGCTCCGCAACACTTTGAATCATATCATGAGGAAATTGATTACTTAGTAGAGCATCGTGGTAGAAATAATCTCATCAAAAATTTAGTAAAAGATATTGAAGGGAACACGCTTGTCTTGTTTAACTATATCGAGAAGCATGGTGAACCACTTTTGGAATTGATAAATAGCACCATAGACCCCGAGCGAAAAGTATTTTTTGTTCACGGTGGTACTGATGTAGAAGATAGAGAACAAGTACGCCAACTTACTGAAACTGAGAACAATGCTGTAATCATTGCTTCTTACGGAACATTCTCTACTGGTATTAACATCAAACGATTACACAATATTATTTTTGCTTCCCCTAGTAAGTCTCGCATTCGTAACCTCCAATCTATCGGACGTGTTCTCAGGAAAGGCGAAGGTAAAGATATAGCAACCTTATACGATATCGCTGATGATATTGGCGGTCAGAATTATACCCTTAGACATTTGAATGAACGAGTTAACATTTACAATGAAGAGAACTTTAAGTATGAGGTTATAAAAGTAAACCTTAGAGCAAATTAAATATGGAAGAAGAATTCTATGCAACTATTAAATTAGTATCCGGTGAAGAGTTAGTATCTAAAGTATGCTATCTTAGTGAAGAAGATAAAATTATGTTAGAGAGACCCCTCATAGTTGAAAATTCTAAACAGAAAAAAGGTCAGTTAGAAGTAACAGGCTTTGCTTTGAAAGAATGGATCTCTGCTACATTTGATAATATGTTTGTTATAAACAGAAATCATGTATTAACTATGGTTGAGATTGAAGGTGAGATTGTAGATTTTTATGAAAAAACTCTCCTCCGTATGGAGACTGGAAAGTCTCTAGCGGGAAGAGGAAATAAATTACCTAGAGATTCTGGATACCTAGGATCAGTAAAAGAAATGAAAAAGTCTTTAGAAGATCTATTTAATAGAAGCTAAGAGATACAACCCTTCTGAACTCTGACATAGTTATTCTACTGAGTTTATGAGGATCTGTCAAGCTTTGACAATATTGAGATAGGATGGTATACTTAATATTATGATAATGTAAGATAAACCGTGGCATACACAGTAATGGCAAAACGAAAGCAAACTGAATACTACGTAAACAACAAGGAATTCCTTGCTGCCATTACTGAGTATCGCGATAAAGTTATTAGAGCAAAAGAAGAAGAGAAACCTCGACCGCGTGTGACCAATTATATTGGTGAGTGTTTCCTTAAGATCGCTACACATCTATCATACAAACCAAACTTTGTCAACTACATGTTCCGTGAGGACATGATCTGTGATGGTATAGAGAACTGCCTACAGTATATTGATAACTTTAATCCAGAGAAATCTCAGAACCCGTTTGCTTACTTCACACAAATTATCTATTACGCTTTCTTGCGTCGTATTCAAAAAGAGAAAAAGCAACTAGAGATCAAGGGTAAGATCCTAGAGAGATCTGGACATGACGAAGTGATGCATACTGATTCGTATGATGGTACAATGTCTGGTATGAACGCATCGTATTCTGACATGGGTAGTATCAAAGAAAATATTGAAACAAGAATGAACCGATGAATTATGAATGGTATGAAACTCCCTATGGAAAGTTCAGAGTTGAGAAGAGACGGTTTGGAACGTGGTCTAGCTTTGGTGAGGATGGCGAGAGCATCGTCACAGGAGGTACGCGGGAATCTGTCATGGTCGGAACGCCATTCCACTTGGAAGGTGTCGCTACTAACTGGGCAAACTGCAAATACTCAGCACGATATGATGGGACAGTGAGCGGTAAGTTATGAAGATTGCTTTAATTACAGATCAACATCTTGATGGACGCAAGGGTTCTCTAGCGTTTTGGAACTACTTTCAAAAATTTTATGATGATGTATTTTTTCCAACTCTTGAAAAAGAAGGCATCGATACTGTCATTGATCTTGGTGACACTTTTGATAATCGAAAGTCCATAGACTTTAATACTTATCATCGTGTTCGTGAAAATTACTTTGAAAAACTAGCAAAGTATAACGTTCATATGTTGCTTGGTAATCATTGCACTTATTATAAGAATACCAATCGTATTAACTCACCAGAACTTCTACTAGAGAAGTATGATAACATCACAATCTATTCCGAACCCAAGCATCTGAAACTTGGTAATAAAAAGTTTTTGATGTTGCCATGGATCAACAAAGAAAACATAGAGGGAATAACAAATCTTCTTAATACTAGCGAAGCAGATATCTGCTGCGGTCATCTAGAACTCTCTGGGTTTGAGATTACTCCCGGCATGAAGATGGATCATGGTATGGATGCTGGTTTATTCCATCGCTTTAAACGTGTGTGGTCTGGACACTATCACCATAAATCTAAAAAGGGTAACGTCCAGTACCTAGGCAACCCTTACCAGATGTATTGGAATGATTATAAAGACGCTCGCGGATTCCATATCTACGATACTGAAAGTGATCGACTTAAGTTTGTCGCAAATCCCTACGAGATCTTTGACAAAATCTTCTATGACGATTCCAGTATGGACTACAACAAACAAGATGTGTCTAGTTATAAAGACAAGTTCATCAAGATCGTTGTCAATGAAAAACGAGACTACCAAATGTTTGAAACATTGGTTGATCGTCTTTACAACGTAGGTGTCCATGATGTTAAAATTGTAGAGACACTAGTTGATATTGAAGATCAGGTAGATCTTGAAGTTTCTACTAAAGACACTCTTACACTTCTTAATGAGTATATTGACGAAGTAGAAATGACCGTAGATAAATCTGATCTTAAGAGTTTGATGAGATCTCTATATATTGAGAGTTGTAATGTGGTCTAATGTTTATTGTAACTTTAGAAGATCAACCTGATGGTGTTTACTCTATCTTCGATGATGATGAGGATAGGGTAATTCCTATATTTCAGGAAGAAGAAGATGCTGACAGATATCTGATGATGCTACAGATTGATGAAGATTATCCACCCATGCAGATCCTAGAGATTGACGACCATGCTATAATAGCAGCATGTCAAGAACGCGGTCATAAATTCTCTGTTATTACTGCTGATGATTTTTTAATTCCCCCTGATGATTCCGAAGAATGATTATTTTTAAAAAGATTCGTTGGAAGAATTTTCTTTCGACGGGTAATGTTTTTAGTGAAGTTGATTTAAGAACATCAAAAACCAATCTGATCATAGGATCAAATGGCGCAGGTAAGAGTACTATTCTAGATGCTCTTACCTTTTCTTTGTTTGGGAAACCATTTCGTAAGATCAACAAACCGATGCTGGTAAACAGTATCAATGAAAAAAACTGTCTTACTGAAATTGAATTCAGTATTGGTAAGAAAGAATATAAGTTGGTTCGGGGGGTTAAACCAAATATATTTGAGATTTACTGTAATGGTGAACTGTGGAATCAGGAGAGTTCTTTAGTAGAACAGCAGAAAAACTTTGAGAATAATGTTCTCAAGATGAACTACAAGTCATTCACACAGATTGTGGTGCTTGGTTCTTCTACGTTTGTTCCATTCATGCGTCTGCCTCTAGCACAACGTCGTGAGATTATAGAAGACATCCTTGACATTCAAGTATTCTCTACGATGAATATTCTTCTTCGTGATAAAGTCAGGGAAAACAACGAAGACATTAAGACGATTGACTATGAGATACATCTTTTGACGGAGAAGATTGATCTCCAGAAGAAGTATATGCTTGAGTTAGAAAAGAAAACTAAGGAAGAGATTACTCGTAAAGAGAATAAGATTGCTGAATTGTTGGGAGATGAAAATACTCAACACCAAGAAATTGCGCGACTAACTTCTGAAGTTGAAAAACATTCTAAAGAAATGGAAGCAGTGTCTACCAGCACTTCAAAACTGAAGAAGTTAAACACTTTTCTAATTAAAGTTCAGGGTAAATTAAAGACATGTAAAAAAGAACATGAGTTTTTTGAAAAGAATCATGTGTGTCCTACATGTACTCAGGAATTATCAGAAGAATTTCGTGATGAAAAGTTGGAGTCTGGAAAGACTAAGGTTGATGAAATGCTTGTAGGATACAATGATATCCTTTCTGCTATAGGAGAAGAGGAAGTTAAATTTAATAAATTTACTGAGTTGTCAAGTCAGGTCATGTCTATCAACAACTCTATCAGTCAATCTAACTTCCAGATCACGTCACTCAGAAAAACTATTTCTGATATCGAATCTGAGATTAAAGAACTGGAAGGTAGCAACCCAGACAAGAAAGCAGAGTTTGTAAAACTTGAGGGTCTTGTTAGGAATAAGAAACAATTGGGTGGTACACTCGCAGAGAACCGTAAGGACCGTGATACACTATTAGTGGCATCGCAACTGCTAAAAGACAATGGTATCAAGACTAGGATCATCAAGACCTATCTTCCAGCGATGAACCAACTCATCAATCAGTATCTGCAGAGTATGGACTTTTATGTCAACTTTACACTAAACGAGAACTTTGAGGAGATAATTAAATCTAGGTATAGGGATGTGTTTTCTTATGATTCGTTCAGTGAAGGAGAGAAATCTCGTATTGATATCGCTCTGTTGCTTACTTGGCGTTCTATTGCTAAACTTAAGAATAGTGTGGATACTAATCTACTTATCTTAGATGAGATTTTTGACAGTTCATTGGACCAGCAAGGTGGTATGGATCTGAGTTGGATCCTACGTAACTTTGATGACAACTCAAACATCTATGTTATCAGTCATAGAGAAAACCTTGACGGTAAATTTGAGAGAACTATCACAGCAGAGAAAGAAAAGAACTTCTCCGTGATCCGAGAGACAGTTTCTGAACTGGACTAGGGGTGCCTTCGGGCACCCTTTTTTTGTATATACTAGTAGCATCAACGCAAACGAAGCATGTCATCCCAAGAGATCAAAGGAAACTTAGCACGACTGCTCGCAACAGAGAACCTGATTGTAGAGCACCGTAGAGTCGCTACAGCGTCCTTTGATGTGGATCGCCGTGTATTGACCCTACCTAACTGGGACAAGGCATCTAGCACCGTATACGATATGCTGGTGGGTCATGAGGTAGGTCATGCTCTCTTCACTCCCAATAAAGATTGGCGCGATGTTGTAGATTGTCCTAAGGACTTTGTTAATGTGATTGAGGATGCTCGTATTGAGAAACTCATGAAACGTAAGTATCCTGGTTTGCGTAAGTCTTTTGCTGGTGGATACAAAGAATTAAATGAAGCTGATTTTTTTAGCATCGATGGGGAAGACTTTAATACTTTTAGTTTGATTGACCGTATCAATCTTCACTTCAAGATTGGTGCTAGTGCTATGGTTCCTTTCTCTATTGAGGAACAACTGTTCGTTGCTCGTACTGATGTTGCTGAGACTTTTGAAGAAGTCTTACAAATTGCTATAGATGTTTTTAACTTCAGCAAGCAAGAACAAGAAGAAGAGCAGGAAGAAACTCCACAAGAAATGCCTGCTAATGAAACTTCATCAACATCACAGGAAGATGTAGAGCAGCAAGAAACAGATAATCAAGAACAACCTCAACAGGAAAATACTACTAGTAGTGGTCAAGAGCAATCTGGTATTGAAGAGGAAGATGAAGAAGAATCTGAAGAAGGTTCTAAGACGCAAGATAGTTTTAATGAGGCAGCAAGAGGGTTAACCGATCGCTACTCCAATGATCCTGTATACGTAGAGATTCCTGACAGTGTGGATCTCCCCACGTTTGTTGCTGATTGGACTGAAGTTCATGACTGGATTGATGAGTATCGTAATAACTTTCTTGGTAAGAATGAAGGAGACGATTATTACAATCCTTATGAAACTGTAGATAAATCTTACGTGGAGTTTCGTAAGCAATCACAAAAAGAGGTAAATTATCTTGTTAAAGAGTTTGAATGTCGTAAGTCTGCTGACGCTTATGCTCGTGCTGGTCAATCTAAGACTGGTGTGCTTGATACTTCTAAGCTACACACTTATAAGTACAACGAAGATCTTTTCAAAAAAGTAACTGTAATTCCTGATGGTAAGAATCATGGTTTGATATTCTTGCTTGACTGGTCTGGTTCTATGCAAAATGAAATTCTTTCTACAGTAAAACAGTTGTTGAATCTGACTGCTTTCTGTAAGAAAGTTCAGATCCCGTTTGAGGTGTATGCTTTTACGAATGAGTTTTATACTGTTCGACGTATCAAGAACGGTGTTAATGAATACGTTTCCAATGACGAGTATTTTGAAAAAAATGGTTGTATGGAAGGTAAGATCTTTTTGCCAAAAGATATGTTTCACTTGATGAACTTTGTTTCCTCTCGCTCTAACTCTAAAGACTATGAGCGTATGTGTTTAAACTTGTATCGTGAGGCATATATTTTTGTGTATGCTTGTTCGTATCAATCCACCATTGGCATTGGTCTTTCTGGCACTCCTTTGAATGAGGGTATTGTTATGTTGAATTATATTATCCCTCAATTCAAAAAACAAAATGATCTTCAAAAAGTAAACGTGTGTGTTCTGTCTGACGGAGAAGCATGTCAGTCTTCTTATGGTCGTGAACTTTACAGCGATCATAAAGATGAATTTTATATTCGTCCACGTCGCCTTGATTACAGATCAGTTTTACGAGATCGCACCACCGGTCGTGTTTATGCTATGAATGATACTTGGTCTGATATGACTAATATTTTTATCCAACAATTGCGTGATCGTAATCCTGGTGTAAACGTTCTTGGTTTTCGTATTATGTCTAGTGGTGGTCTTAGTAACTTTGTTTCTATCTACGGTAATATTTCTTACTACGATCAAGTACAGAAGCAATGGAAAAAATCTAAATCTGCTGTGGTCCCTTTCCCTAAGAGTTACACTGCTCTGTATGTGATTAGTAATAACGCTGTAGAATCTGATGTAGATTTTGATGTTGAGACTGGTGCCAAGAAAGGTGAGATTTCTCGTGCCTTTAAAAAGATGCTTGGATCCAAATCTGCTAACAAGAAACTACTAAATTCCTTCATCGAGTATGTCGCTTGATGAACCGTCCACTCTGTCCCTGACTCTGCCCCACTCTGCCCTATAATAACTACATCAACGAAACAAACCATGCCTGCCAAACTCGATCTCACTACAACTCAACTCGCTTCTTTCCTATCAGAAAATTTTGGCAACGATGTCAATGCCGAGCACGTTCGTTCTGCCTGTGATCACTTTGGTATCACCTATGCTACTGCTACCAAGCGTCTGCGTGATTTCTATGTTAAGCGTGGCACTTGGAACCTGACAGTTCAAGAGCGTCTTGAGCAAACCTACGAATCACCTGCTGCTATTCCAGTTGCTGATAGCAACGATGAGAACCTTGTTCCCATGAAGGACGAGAACTATGTTCCATTTGGAAACTTTGCTGATGTGAAGAAGATCATTCAATCCAAGATTTTCTACCCTACTTTTATTACTGGTCTGTCTGGTAATGGCAAGACTTTCTCTGTCGAGCAAGCATGTGCTGCTCTAAATAGAGAACTTATTCGCGTGAACATTACCATTGAAACCGACGAGGATGATCTTATTGGTGGTTTCCGTCTCGTTAACGGCGAAACTGTTTGGCATAATGGTCCTGTCATCGAAGCTTTGGAGCGTGGAGCTGTGTTGCTTCTAGATGAAGTTGACTTGGCATCCAATAAGATCCTTTGTCTTCAGTCTGTTTTAGAAGGTAAGGGTGTATTCTTGAAGAAGACTGGTCGTTATGTACAACCCAAAGCAGGTTTCAATGTCGTTGCTACTGCTAATACTAAAGGTAAAGGTTCTGAAGATGGTCGCTTTATTGGCACTAACGTTCTGAACGAAGCATTCCTTGAGCGTTTTGCTTTGACCTTTGAGCAAGAGTATCCTACTCCTGCTACTGAGAGCAAGATTCTGCTACGTGTTGCTGCTTCTGTAGGTAAGCATGACGAAGACTTCTGTAAGAATCTTGCTAACTGGGCAGACATTATTCGTAAGACATTTGCTGATGGTGGTATCGATGAGGTTATTTCTACCCGTCGTCTGGTCCACATCATTCGTGCTTATGCTATCTGGGGTGATCGTATGAAGGCGATCAAGGTATGTGTAAATCGTTTCGATGATGAGACTCGTCAATCATTCATCGAATTGTATGATAAGATTGATGCTGACGTTCAAACTGAGGAGGAGGAAAATGCATCATACTAAACAACTTCATGGATACGTAAACAACCTTGCCATCATCGAAGATGGTGAGGATCGTAAAACTGTAAAAATTATGGGTGGCAATGGTTTGAAGTTGTTTGTCAAAGACCTTGACGGCAAGGTTCAAGAGTGCTACCATAGTAATCTACGCTTAATCTGGGATAACTGAATGGCGAAAAAATACAATGAAGATGCTCTGTTGAAAGAGCTGAGTGATTACATTGCTGGAACTTATGGACAACACTATTCTGCTGGTAACGACAGCATTCAAACGTTAGATCTAATTGAAGCATGTGGAGACGCTGAGGCATTCTGCCGTAGCAACATCCTCAAGTATGCTTCACGCTACGATCGTAAAGGCACTGCCCGTCGTGATATCATTAAGATCCTTCACTACGCATTGCTGCTGCTCCACTTCTCTGACAAATCTCAAACCACGGAAATCTACAATCAATGAGTAAAGTTATTCTTTCTAGAAAAACACTAGATGTTCTCAAAAACTTCAGCACTATCAATTCCTCTATTGTCTTCCGTAAAGGATCCACGGTTAGAACTATCTCTAATGCAGAGAACATCCTCGCAAAGTTTACTGGCGAGGAAGTCTTTCCAGTTGACTTCGCTATCTATGATCTTAGTCAGTTCCTTTCTGGGATCTCTTTGTTTAGCGACCCTCAGCTTGAGTTTGACAACGAAAATTTTGTCAGCATCCGTGGCGGTCGTCAGTCTGCTCGCTATTTCTTTTCTGATCCAGAGATTACGCTCAAGTCTGCGCCAGAGAAAAATGTAAACTTTCCTGGTTCGGATCTTCAGTTCAATTTGACTGGTGAAGATTTGATTGCCTTACAGAAAGCATCTGCTGTCTACAGTCTACCTGATCTTACCTTCCAATCAATCGAAGGTCATGATGAGATTAAACTTATCCTTAGGGACAAAGAGAATGATACCAGCAATACTTACGATATCACCGTGGCAGGTTCTACTACTGGCACCTATACTCTTGATCTTAAGATTGAAAACATTCGTCTTCTCCCAGGTGATTATACAGTCAAAGTATCTCAACACCTCATTTCAGAGTGGACTAACGTAAACACTGACCTGACTTATTACATTGCCCTTGAACCAGCGTGAAGCATATTCTCTTTACACTGAAAGGGTGTAATGTTGATCTCTTAAATGACGAAGAGTTCATCCGAGATATTGTGTACACTACATCTAAAAAATGTAAGTCAACTCTGTTATCCATCAACTCACATAGGTTTGATCCACAAGGTGTTACCTGTGTGGCGATGCTAGCAGAAAGTCATATTAGTATTCACACATGGCCAGAGAAAGGTATGGCAGTTTGCGATATCTTTACCTGTGGTGAGCATACCAAACCCAAGAAGGGTGTGGAGTATATGCAAATGATGTTCAGTGCCAAGGACATCGTATCTAAATCATTTACTAGACCATTAGAATGAGCAAAGAATTTTTGTGGGTGGAGAAATACCGCCCAAATATTGTTGAAGATTGTATCCTTCCTGCTAGCACTAAAGAAGTGTTTCAGGGTTTCGTCAACCAGGGCGAACTACCTAACCTGCTCTTGACCGGCACAGCAGGTGTTGGCAAGACCACTGTTGCTAAGGCACTGTGTGAGGAGATCGGTGCCTCTTACATCGTGATCAACGGATCTGATGAGGGACGCTTCCTAGACACCGTGAGGAACCGTGTCCGTCAGTTTGCTACGACTGTCTCTCTCACGTCTGGAGCATCCCACAAGGTGGTCATCATCGATGAGGCAGACAACACCACCAATGATGTTCAACTGTCTCTAAGGACTGCTGTGGAGGAGTTCCATGGTAACTGCCGTTTCATCTTTACCTGCAACTTCATCAATAAAATTATTGAACCGTTGCACTCACGTTGTACGGTGGTTGATTTTAGAATCAAACCCGAGCAGTCTACTCAACTCCAGGGAGAATTCTTTACTCGTCTCAAAACTATTCTAACAAATGAGAATGTTGAGTATGAAGATAAAGTTCTCGCGAAACTTGTCAAGAGGTATTATCCTGATTGGCGTCGTCTCATTAACGAGTGCCAGCGTTATGCTGCCACAGGGAGTATTACTTCTGCTATCTTGGTTGATGTTGCAGATGTTAATCTGGATTCTTTACTTACATCTCTGAAGAAGAAAGACTTTACTACTGTAAAGAACTGGGTAGTTCAGCATCTGGATAACGATCCCAGTATGGTGATGCGTAAGGTTTATGATAGTTTGTATGGTGTATTGAAACCTGCTTCTATTCCTGAAGCTGTTCTTATCATCGCTAAGTATATGAAAGACATTACTATTGTTCCTGATCAAGAGATCAACATGTTGGCATGTCTGACAGAGATTATGATGAGTTGTGAGTTTCGATGACACTACTCAAATTTATTGAGAAAGAACCTAAAATTATTATGATGGAGGAAATGTATGAGCGACTTGAAAAAGAACCAGAGAGGCAATGGGAATACATCAAAAGTCAAAACGACACCCGAGAATGTAGCAGAAGCAAATGAAGCATTGTTTCATGCTACAATGAACCTACCCCATGCTGCTGCTCATTGTGGAATGACAGAGCGTGAAATGAAAATGATCTTTCGTGAATACCTTAAATACCATGCCCCAGACATTGAAGTCATTGAAGACACCCCTCAGGTATCCAGGGGGGAAGAGTCGTGCCCTGAGTAAACTCTTTCAGTATATTCCTAACCTGAAAGATTACACTGAGTATCGTGAACCATTTGTTGGTGGTGGTTCTGTGGCATTGGAAATTGGTAAACGATATCCACACCTAGATATCTGGGTGAACGATTTGTATGGACCACTCTACAACTTCTGGCGAGTGCTTCAAGATCAAGGCGAAGAACTTTCTGATCTGTTGAGAGATTCCAAGAACGCTCATCCAGAACCAACATCCGCAAAAACTTTATTTCTAGACGCTAAGGAGAGACTAAACGATGATTCAACATCCGACTTATTTGCTGCTGTGTGTTTTTATATTGTTAATAAGTGCTCTTTCTCTGGTCTCACTGAGTCCAGCTCATTCTCCAAGCAAGCGTCAGTTAGCAACTTCTCGATGCGAGGCATTGATAAACTCCCTGAATATTCAGGAATGATTTCTAAGTGGAAGATTACTAATCTATCCTACGAAGAACTCTTTTGCGATAGCAAGTCAACTTTTGTTTATCTTGATCCCCCCTATGAGATCGGATCAAATCTTTATGGCAAACGAGGCAACATGCATAAAGGATTCGACCACGATCTGTTTGCTAGTGATTGTGATCGTTTTATCTCACATCAACTTGTATCATATAACTCATCGCAACTGATCCGAGACCGCTTCAAGCAGGGGTGGACAGCTGCTGAATTTGCACACACTTACACCATGAGGAGCGTGGGGAGTTATAATACAGATCAAGCGTCTCGCAAGGAACTCGTCCTTACTAACTATGAAATGTGAAGTCACCCTCTACGTAGCAGGAACTGTGTTTAAAGAACAGGTGATTGCTCGTAATTATGAAGAAGCAAGACAAACTGCTGTCGCTAGAAACCCTACCGCTAAAATTGTGAGTGTAACTGCTGTATTTAAATGAATATCTTTGTCACTGACGAGTCTCCTTATAAATCTGCTGCTGTCCTACCAGACAAGCACATCGTCAAGATGCCTTTAGAGACTTGTCAGATGCTCGCTATAGTCGCCTCAGACAAGTGGGGGCATGGTTATGGTACTTTGCCTAAGGCAGACGGTACACCATATGCTACAGAGAAGGGAGCGTTTCGTAATCACCCTTGCACCAAATGGGCAAATGAGACTGTACACAATGCTCGCTGGTTGCTGCAGCATGGGTTTGCTTTATGTGAGGAGTATGCAGCACGATATGGCAAAGTCCATACTTGTTTCTTGACTCTCCTTGCTGCTGACGAAATCATTCCCAAAGTATCATTGGATGACCATACTCCTTTTGTCTTTGCAGGACCTGACGAGTATAAGTATGATACAAGCATTGATATCTTCACTGCCTATAAGATGTATATTGCATCTAAACCTTGGGTGAAAGATAACTACTTACGATTACCACACCACAAACCTGACTGGATTTAATAATGTATCAATTGAAAGATTACTTGTACTCAATTAACCAATCGAAAAAAAGTATCCTAGATGATGATGTTGATGCTGAGAGAGGGTATCCTCCCTACATTGTCAACAGGTGCTTGTCTTCTTTCACTGATACTATCTTATACGTAAATGAGATGAATAAAAATTCTCATCTACCAAAGAAATTGCAATATGACTTTTTACTAAATAGTGTGAAACCGAGGAAGCGTTTCTCTCCTTGGGCACGAAAAGATTCTATTGATTATCTTGAAGTAGTTAAAGAGTATTATGGTTATAATGACGATAAAGCACTCCAGGCACTCAGGATTCTTACCAAGGATCAGTTAGATCATATTACCAAGGTATTGAATAAAGGTGGAAGAACATGAATGATGAAACTATAATCCAGTGGAAACAAACTGATATGGTCGAAGTGGTTCTTGGTGAACCAGATGACTTTCTTAAAGTTAGGGAAACTCTAACACGTATTGGTGTTGCTTCTCGTAAAGAAAAAAAGATCTATCAGTCCTGTCACATTTTACATAAGCAAGGTAAGTATTATATTGTTCACTTCAAAGAGTTGTTTGCTCTTGACGGTAAGAATACTAACTTGTCATTAAATGATGTACAGCGTCGTAATCGTATCATCCAATTGCTTAGTGATTGGGGATTAATTTCTGTTGTTAACATTGAAGCAATTACTGATCTTGCTCCTTTGAATCAAATTAAAGTTCTATCTTTCAGAGAAAAAGGTGAATGGACACTTGAATCCAAATATAATATCGGTCGTAAAAAAACTACGGTAGAGTAAACCGTAAACTTTAATAAGGAAAACCGTTATTAAAGAATAAACAGTTGTTGTTAAATAAGTATGTGAGAGGTTTGGGGTGGACACACCCCCCTTTTACGCAAGATGCCTTAGGGGTCTTAACGTAAACGTCGCTTATTTAAGGACATGGTAAATATCAACTGGGAAACTTATACTCCCTATTCAATCGGATTTGATGAAACATTCAGCAGACTTGAAGCTATTGCAGGAGGTGGATCAAATTACCCACCTTACAATGTGGTGGACGGACATGATGGCAGAACCCTGCTGGAAGTCGCTCTTGCAGGATTTTCAGGAGGAGATATTGAAGTTACAACAGAACGAAATGTTCTAACAGTATCTGCTAATAAAGCACCACCAGATAAAGAACGTAAATATTCTCATAAGGGAATCTCATATAGAACCTTTGCTCGCAACTGGCAAATGGCAGATGATGTAGAAGTGGAAGAAGTAAAATTTGAAGACGGTCTTCTCACAGTTATTCTGGTTAAGAACCTACCAGAGAAACAGAAACGAAAAACTTGGTTCTAAATAAAAACGAAAGGCACTTGACGGTGCCTTTTTTTAATGCTAAACTTAGAAAGAATTCATAATAACTATGGCAGTATCAATCCTAACTTTGAAAACTGGCGATCGTGTTATTGCTGAACTGAAAGAAATCTTTGATGGGGAGGGAGACGACAAGCGTGGAGTTTGCCTTCTTATGGAAGAACCTTATGTATTGAATCTTGAAGGTGGTAATCCGCAATACCTTACTGAACAGTATGGTATGGAATACCAAATCAAATTTAGTAAGTGGAATCCTTATTCTTCAGACTGGCAATTTAAGATGCCTTATGATTGCATCATGACAATTAGTAATCCGGAACCAGGACTACAAGAAGCATATGAAAATAAAATCACAGAAAAACGAGAAAAGCAAAATGACGGAACAGACACAGGAAACACCACAACTGAGAACGAATCATAATATTCGTTTAGTTATTCTAGACACCAAAGAAACAGTTCTTTGTTTGTTTGGTGAAATTCAAGATAACAAGGCTGAAAATGTTATTGGATATAAAATGATGTATCCATTTTCTCTCTCACTTGGGAATGTTAATGAAGACGGAACAATTCCTATTTCATATACTCGATGGTGTCCTTACACGCCGGTTCAGGATTTTAAGTTAACTGGTGATCATATTATTAGTGTTACTTATCCAGATGATGGTATCCTTAATAATTATGTTGGGGAACTTGAACAGTATGGCATTACTGAAGATCAATTATTCTATAATGTAGAGGAGACTAATGGAGATAACAGCGAACCTAATCAAGCTGCAGAATGAGTGGATCATCGCTCAGGTAGAACCTGCTGAGGGGGACACTTTACCAGGCGACCCTGACGTGTGGATGATCGAACCCTATGTGGTAGACTGTGAAGGTCAAATAAATCAATGGGCTCCTCATGCTGCTGAACGTGAATTCAACGTTAGGTCTTCTGACCTGACTGTTGTAACTAATCCAAGCAAGGCACTCCTTGCTCGTTATATCGAATCTCTTGAATGAAGTTTTACACTAGTGTTGAGCAAGCAGGCAATCGTCTGCTTGTCCGTGGTTATGAGAATGGCAATCGCTATAGCGTGAGGGTTCCTTTCAACCCCACGATGTACTTGCCTAGTAAGAATTATTCTGAGTGGAAAACACTAGAAGGTGATTGTGTAGAACCACATAAGTTTGGTTCTATTAATGATGCTCGTGAGTTTATAAAACAATACAAAGAGGTAGATGACTTTGACATCTATGGAAACTCTCGTTTCCTGTATCAGTATATTGCGGAGCAGCATCCTGAAGAGGAACTGAAGTTTGATAGCAGCAAGATTCGTGTCTTTACTATTGACATCGAGACTGCTGCTGAGAATGGTTTCCCTGACATCGAGACGGCAGACCAAGAGATTCTTGCTATCAGTATCAAGGACTCCTTCACGGGTCGTATAACGGTCTTTGGTGCTCGTCCTTTTAACAACCAGGACAAGATGGTTGACTACATGCACTTCAGATCTGAAGAGAGCATGATGGGTGCCTTCCTTGATTTCTGGCAGGAGAATTATCCTGACGTGGTTACAGGGTGGAACTGTCAACTGTTCGATATGCCATACATTCATAATCGTATCAACCGTATTATGGGTGAGAAATTTGTGAAGTTGTTGTCTCCTTGGAAACTTGTGTCGCAACGTGAGATCTTTATCAAAGGTCGTAAGAACTTCTCTATCGATATGCTTGGCATCTCGCAACTCGATTACCTTGAGTTGTATAAGAAGTTTACTTACACCAACCAAGAATCATATCGTCTGGACCATATTGCTTTTGTTGAACTCGGATCTAAGAAACTAGATCACTCAGAGTTTGACACATTCAAAGAGTTCTACGAGGGAGACTGGCAGAAATTTATTGAATACAACATTCATGACGTTCGTCTGGTGGATCAACTAGATGATAAGATGAAGTTAGTTGAACTCGCATACACCATGGCATATGATGCTAAGGTGAACTATGAGGATGTGTTCTCACAGGTTCGTATGTGGGACAACTACATCTATTGTGAACTGCTTAGGCGTAAGATTGCTATTCCTCCAAAGAAGGAAAGCGCAACTAAAACAGAGAAGTATGCTGGTGCTTATGTTAAGGAACCGAAACCTGGATTCTATGATTGGGTGGTGTCTTTTGATCTCAACTCTCTGTATCCTCATCTCATTATGCAGTACAACATCTCGCCCGAGACGCTACTCGACAAAAGACATTCAACAGCAACTGTTGATAAGATACTTGATAAAGAACTAGAGATTGATGGTGAGTATGCTGTGTGTGCCAATGGCGCTCAGTATACAAAAGAGAAGCATGGGTTTCTTCCTCAGATGATGAAGAAGATGTATGATAGTAGGGTCATCTTCAAGAAGAGGATGATTAAAGCGAAGCAGCAGTATGAGAAGACACCTACTGTTGAACTCATGAAAGAGATTGCTCGCTGTAATAATATCCAGATGGCAAAGAAGATTTCTTTGAACTCTGCTTATGGTGCTATCGGCAACGAACACTTCAGATACTTTCGTCTTGCTAATGCTGAGGCTATTACTCTTTCTGGTCAGGTCTCTATCAGGTGGATTGAGAACAAGATGAATGAGTATCTAAATACTCTTTTAAAAACAGAGAAGGTAGATTATGTCATCGCTAGCGATACCGACTCGATCTATCTTAATCTTGGACCTCTTGTTGATAAATTTTTTGCTAATAAGTCTGGCGATAAAGCAGCAATTGTTTCTATACTTGATAAGATCTGCGAAGACAAGTTGGAACCATTCATCGAATCCTCTTATCAGGAACTTGCGAATTACGTTTCGGCGTATGAACAAAAGATGAGTATGAAGCGTGAGAACATTGCTGACCGTGGTATCTGGACTGCGAAGAAGCGTTACATTCTCAACGTATGGGACAGTGAAGGAGTTAGATATAATGAGCCCAAGATGAAAATCATGGGTCTTGAGACTGCGAGGTCTTCTACTCCAGCGTACTTTAGGGATAAGTTATATGCAGCGTTTAAGATTATTATCGGCAAAACAAATGATGAACTTATCGATTTCATCAATGTCGTGCGAGCAGAGACTAGACTGCGACCTTACGAAGAAGTCGCTTTCCCCAGAGGAGTTAACAACCTTGCGAAATATAGACACCCACATGAAATCTATCAGAAAGGAACCCCCATTGCGGTAAGAGGTGCTCTACTCTATAACTATTATGTCAAAAAGCATAAGGTAGAGAACAAGCATCCACTTATTCAAGAAGGTGAAAAGATCAAATTCATGTATCTCAAGACACCAAACCCGTTGCATGAGAATGTGATTAGTTTCTTTGGTGAGTTGCCCAAGGAGTTTGGTATCGAGAAGTATGTAGACTACCAGACACAATTTGAAAAGTCTTTTCTCGAACCACTCAAAAACGTGCTATACTGTGTCGGGTGGCAACACGAGAAAACCATTACTATTACGAGTTTCTTTGGATGAGTAAGAGAATCTTTGTTGTGACATGGACTAACCATCTTGTCGGTCAAGTGGGACCAGAGGACATTAAGTGCTTTGAGGACTACAAAACTGCTATTGGGTTTTCTAAACTCATGAAGCAGTCTTATAATTATGTAAACTTTTACGAGGAAAATGTAGAAAAATGGGATTCTTAGATTCTGTAATTAAGGATAGTGGCAATGAGTTTGCTAGTCGTGTTAGTGAAGGGGTTGCTGCTGGCGACATTACATCTTACGTTGATACTGGTTCTTACATCTTTAATGCCTTGGTTAGTGGTTCTTTGTTTGGGGGTCTACCCTCCAATAAGGTTACTGCCTTGGCAGGAGAATCAAGCACTGGCAAGACTTTTTTTGCTCTCAGCGTCGTTAGTAATTTCCTTGCTGATAATCCTACGGGTGGAGTCATTTATTTTGAGTCTGAATCTGCTATCTCGCGTGATATGATTGAGACTCGTGGCATTGACAGTTCACGTATGATCATCATGCCTGTTGCAACGATCGAAGAGTTCAGGACACAAGCTTGTCGTATCCTAGACAAGTATGTGAAAGAACCTAAAGACGAGAGGGTTCCTATGCTATTTGTGTTAGACTCTCTTGGTATGCTTTCAACATCTAAGGAGATGGAAGATGTTGCTAATGACAAGCAGGTCAGGGACATGACTAAGAGTCAGTTGATCAAGGGTGCCTTTCGTGTGCTTACCCTCAAACTAGGACAGGCATCTGTTCCTATGATTGTTACCAACCATACATATGATGTTATCGGTTCTTATGTTCCGATGAAAGAAATGGGCGGGGGAACAGGTCTTAAGTATGCTGCTTCCACAATCATTTATCTTGGTAAGAAGAAAGAGAAAGATGGTACTGAATTAGTAGGTAACATCATCAAGTGTGAGGCGAAGAAGTCTCGTTTAACAAAAGAAGGTAGTAAAATTGAGACACGTTTGTTCTTTGATGAACGTGGACTTGACAAATACTATGGACTATTGGAACTGGGTGAGAAGTATGGAGTCTTTGAGAAAGTTGGAAATCGTATTAAGATTGACGGCACCTCTGTATATCCCAAATCAATTCTTGCAGATCCCGAGAAGTATTTCACGGAAGAAGTAATGGTTAAACTTGAAGAAGCAGCACAGCAAGAATTCTCCTATGGCAACTGAGCGCATTCAACAAACTATCTTACGTAATCTCATCTTCACTGAAGAGTATTATCGTAAGGTAGTCCCTTTCCTAAGAGCAGATTATTTTGAGGAGTATCATGAGAAAGTTATCTTTGAAGAGATCGCTGACTTCGCTGGTAAGTATGACAAAGTTCCTACTCAGGAAGTGTTATCGATTAATCTCCAAAATCGTAATGATCTTACTGACGAAACGTTCAGAGATTCGTTATCGTCAATACGAGGACTTACCGATGAATGGGTTGACTACGAGTGGCTCCTCGACGCAACCGAAAAGTGGTGTCAAGACAGAGCAATCTATCTCGCCCTTATGTCCTCGATCAAGATCGCAGATGGAGGCGATAAAAAAATATCAAAGGATGCGATCCCAGGTATCTTACAAGAAGCCTTGGCAGTATCGTTCGACGAACACATAGGACACGATTACATTGAACAAGCAAAAGACCGCTATGAATTCTATCACCGCAAAGAAGAGAAGGTTCCCTTTGATCTGGAAAAGTTTAACTATATTACTAAAGGTGGTATCTCTAACAAGACTCTCAGTGTCGCTCTTGCTGGAACGGGTGTCGGCAAGTCTCTATTCATGTGCCATTGCGCTGGTGCCGCACTCACCCAGGGGAGGAACGTACTCTATATTACATGTGAAATGGCAGAGGAGAAAATTGCTGAACGAATTGACGCGAATCTTTTAAATGTTTCTATCAAAGATATTGCTGAACTACCTGAAGTTATCTTCAATTCTAAAGTTCAAGAGATCTCTAGGAAGACTAGAGGCAAACTTATTATCAAAGAGTATCCCACAGCATCAGCACATGCTGGACATTTTAAATCACTCATAAGTGATCTGTCTCTCAAGAGAGATTTCAAACCAGATATAATCTATATTGATTATCTAAACATCTGTGCATCAGCGAGGTATAAAGGTGCGATTGTCAATTCTTACACGTATGTCAAGGCGATTGCTGAGGAGCTTCGGGGTCTTGCTGTGGAATGTAATGTTCCTATTGTCACAGCTACTCAAACTACTCGCAGTGGTTATGGCAATAGTGATCCTGACCTTACCGATACTTCTGAGTCTTTTGGTTTGCCTGCCACTGCTGACTTTATGTTTGCTCTTATCAGTACTGATGAACTTGAACAACAGGGTCGCATCATGGTCAAACAACTTAAGAACAGATACAACGAAACCGCTGCCTCACGAAAATTCATGGTGGGAATTGACAGATCCAAGATGAGGCTGTATGATGTAGCGGAGGATGCTTCTGACATCAACATCAACGAAGAGAACCCTGGTGAAGAGTTCTCACAATTTGCACAAACACAAAACCGACTATCTAAATTTGCTGAGTGGAACGTATGACTATTAAATTTGAACGCTATGAAGAATTTGTTTCAGCAGTTACTTCAGAGGCTTCTACAAACTTTGTTGACTTTGCTGATCGTATCGGGGATCTTGATCGACAAGGTGCCAATATTGAGAGACTTCTTACTGCTGGTGTTGGAATTAATGCTGAGGGCGGTGAGTTCCTTGAGATCATTAAAAAAATGGTCTTCCAAGGAAAACCGTGGAACGAAGATAATCGTGAGCATCTTATCATTGAGTTGGGTGATGTTATGTGGTATGTTGCTCAAGCTACAATGGCACTTGATATATCCTTCGATGAGGTAATTGAAACTAACGTCAACAAACTCAAGAAGCGTTATCCAGGTGGTGAGTTCAATGTTCATAACTCAGAAGTTCGTGCTGCTGGCGACAGATAATGTTCAGTCTCTGGATCCACCTACGAGCATTCTTTTCTGTTGTAGTGGTGAGTTGTGCTCACCCTGTCAACTGGGAGCATTGTGTTCGTGTGGACCAGTGGCTCTTGCCAGAAGTCAAGGAAGGGTATAGACTGTGGACAGGACAAACGCACCCCTATCAAAATGAAAAAGATTATCTCGACCTCCCCTCTAAATAGTTAGACGGGAGGTTTTTTTATGTCTAAGCAAATAGATTTATCTGGAATCGGTGGTGAATATAAAAAAGCAATTTATGACGTTATGGATTCACTTGGCAATGAAGAGTTTTCTTTTTATGAATTTGATATAACAAAAATTGCTGATCCAACTAGTAGAGCAAAAATTTTCTTTGCTCTTAAAGTAATTGTTCCAAGGGCAAAGAGAACAAAAGCAGCGTCTATGATTGGACAAAATGTATCCGCGAAAGGATATACTGCTGTTGATACTAAAGGAACTGGAAATCAATTAGACATTGATGTTAGTGGTAAAATTTTAAGAATTGATATTAAACCTCAAGGTGGTGGGTCTGGCGGTGGCGCTGCAGAAACTGCGAGGAATGAATCAGCACAATGCCTCTATGCTGCCCTTGCTTTCAATGTGTATCGTGGAACAATAGATGAAGACCTTCCTGTTTCTATAAGTGATCTTGAGAAAGCATCAAAAACGATTGATGTTGATGTTCCTTTTGAGAAATTACTTCCAGATGAATTGTCAAGAGAATGGCAGATATCTTCTATTAGGGGAGCAAATAAATTATGGGAAACGTTCCATAGTTCTGGAAAAAGTTATGTTTTTTGCAGAGGCGGCGGACCAGACGATAAAGAAATTAAAAAAGCATATCAACGAGCTAGAAAAAGTATGATGAAAGACCCTGATATTAGGGTAGTTTTTTCTTCTGAAGACAAATGGAATCCAGCGGATATCTGGATGGTATCATCTACAGTCAATGTAAGTGAGTTAGATGATTACAAAACGGTTGATACAATAAATGAATTCATAAAAGAAAAATATAAAGAAAGAGAACTGATTGGTGTTTCTCTTAAGAAAATAAAAAATCAAGCAAAATTAAAAATTTTGAACTATGATCCAAATGATAAGATGAAAGAACTTGAAGATGTTAAGTGGGGACAGTACTGGGTAAAATTTAAAAATCCTAAACTCGTTGGTGGCGAAGATGCCTTTCCAATGGATGTTTATCTTTATTGGAAAAAAGGTGGTGGAGAAGGAGATAGGTTTCAATCAAGAAATTTTGGTGGATCGTCATCTCCATCTTGGCAGATAGAAAAGAAAGGATCATCAGCAGCACAGGGTCGTTGTGGTGGCGGAAGTATTGTTGAAATTCTAAAATCTCTTGACGTTTCTTACACTGGCATTACAACTGGTTGGAATAATAAAACATTTTGGAACGATTGTAAGCCAACAAATAAATCCAAGAAGGGTGCTATTAATAATGAATTGGTTGAATTACTTGAAAAATACTGTACATCAGCAAAAGCGGGATATCCTGGAGATGTGCAAGCAAAAATTGAGGTTGCCAATAAAAGTCAATCTTACAGATATAGTAAGTTGATGGGTCTTCGTTTATTGGATTGTATTTTAACTTCTGGTAAGGGAGATGAAATTATGAAAGCACTATATTCTTATGCTGGATCTCAAACAGATAAGTCATCGGTTCATGTAAAACTGATGGACTGATGGACACTTCGCAAACTGTCCTATACTTCTCAACCACCAAGTAAAATCGTGTATCATAGATAGATGGCAAACGTCAAACAACTCAAGCACCTAGAGCACTTGGAAGATGAGATGCTGAACTATGGCGTTGATGGATGTAAGGCAGCAGTATCATTTCTCAAGGAACTGAGGAAGATGTTGGGTCAGCAGGAGAGCAGTGGTTTCATGCAAACCAAATGGGACGGCGCACCTTCTGTTGTCTGTGGTGTTGATCCTTTGTCTGGCGTATTTTTTGTCGGCACTAAGTCCGTATTCAACAAAACTGAACCTAAACTATGTGCTACTGAAAGTGCTGTAGATGAATATTACTCTGGAGACCTTGCTGAGAAACTAAAGTTTTCTCTACGCTACTTTAGTAAGTTGGGTATCAAAGGAGTTATCCAAGGAGATTTATTGTATACAGATTCTACCGTAAATACAGAGGTGGTTGATGGAGAAAGACTATACACATTTCGACCAAACACTATTACTTATGGCATCCCTACTGACCACGATATTGGTAAACAAGTTGGGAGATCTAAGATTGGAGTAGTGTTCCATACGCACTACACTGGCGATTCTCTTGCTGAGATGCAGGCAAGAGCTGGTGCTCCTATTAATACATTCAATAAAATTACTGAATGTGCTGTGATTCCTAATGATACTCCTATGGATAGGGTTGGGTTTTCTAAATCAGAGATGCAAAAATTCAACAACTACATCACTAAGATTGAACGCATGTGTGGTATCTGTGGTGATTTCTTAGATGAATTAGTTGCCAAGACAGGTACTACTGGTGATGCTAAATTTCACATCGCATCTTATCTCAAGCAGTTCTTTAATAATGAGATCAAGAATGCTCGTAGTATCTCCAACATCGATGAGACGATGTATGATATGTTGAACTTCTATGAAGAGAAAACAAGTAAAGAACTTGCCAAGATCAAGACAGTTGCGAACCTGACTAAGAAGAGAGAACTTGTATATGGTAGTCAGAACTACGTAGTAGATAATGTATACAAGTTCAAAGCAATGCTTACTTTGTATAAAGAACTGCAAGCAGTCAAGCAAATGGTTATAGATAAACTGGACCACCTGGAAGAGTTTAGAACATACGTTCAAACTGAAAAGGGATATAAGGTTACAACTCCTGAGGGATATGTTCTGCATAAAGATGGCAGCATGATTAAGTTTGTTAATCGCTTGGAGTTTGCATACAATAACTTCACCCTACAGAAGCAATGGCGTTAAATTGTAATACTTGCTACTTTACATTTGGTAGGTTTCAACCACCTACCACAGGACACAAAGATAACTTTGATGGGGTGAAACGTATCGCAGGTAGTCATGACTATCGGATCTATATCTCTCAGACGTTTGATACTAAAGGTAAGAACCCCTTACCACCTGATCGTAAATTGTATTACATGAACTTGATGTTTCCAGAACATCGTGGTAAGATAATATCTGGACCCAAAGATCCTGTTGCTATTATGCAGGACTTAATGTTGGGGGGATATAATGAAGTTGTATTTTTAGTTGGATCTGATCGTGTTAGTGCGATGCAGTTCTTACACAAATACAATGGCAAAGACTTCTCGTTCCGAAAGATCGAGATACAATCTTCTGGCAGCAGAGATGCTGATGGAGATACCTTTGCTATTTCTGGAACGAAGATGAGACGTGCGGCATTTGCTAATGACTTTAAAACATTTCGTTCTGGTATTCCCAGAGCATTGAATGACAAACAGTGCCAGAAAATGATGGAAGAGATACAAGAAAATCTACCTGCGAATTTTAAATGAAAGATTTCAAGAAACTACGAGAAGAAGCACTACGGCAACAACAGAGACAGGAAGAAATATTTAAAGAAGGTGATGCTGTTATGTCATCACGTACAGGAGAGAAGGGACATCTTCATAGAGTAGGTGGAAACTATGCTATCGTAATTTCTGAAGAAGGTAATATGTTTAGAGAATGGATTAGGAATATTAGATCTATAAATAATACGAGAAGAACCTCCTTGTTAAACGATGAAGTATCAGAAGACAGTCAATAGCGTTAACAATAATGACGAGTTTTCGTCTGAGTTGATGGAAGCATATGGTAAATGGATGGGTGGAGACACCTTCCAGAATACTACCATTAGCGAAGCAGCATTTGATGGTATGCCACAGCAGTCCAATGGTGCTGAAATTGAAGACACTACGGTAAAAGCAAAGAAAGCAAAGAAAACGGTCAAGAAAGAAGAAGTAGAAGTTCTTGAGCGTGAAGAGTATGAGATCGATGGCGAGATTTATGTCATCGAGAAAGTAAAGATGGATGGCGTTGATGACAACGGCAACACCTCATGCTGGAAAGGATATAAGAAGCAAGGCACCAAGAAGAAAGGTGGTAAAGAAGTTAACAACTGTGTAAAAGCAGGCGTTGAGTATGAAGGTAATGAACTTACAGAAAAGAAACTAGACAAGGTTGATCACAGCGAACTCAAGGGTAAGCATGACGATCGTAAGGATAAGGACATCGACAATGATGGCGATGTAGATAAGTCTGACAAGTATCTCCACATGCGTCGTAAAAAGGTCTCCAAGATCATTGGTATGTCAAAGAAAAAATGAAAACATTTAGACAACTTCGTGAAGATTGTGGCAGTAGTTGCCCCAAAGACTGCAAGAAGAGTTGCTGCAATAAAAAAACCAAGAAAAAAGAAAAGAGCACTGTAGAAGTCATGCCTACTGTTAATGACGGACAGAAGGGCATGGTTACTAAACCTACTAATGAGGCAAAGAACTATCAGGGTCCTTTGTATGCTCCATGGTCTGCTGTTGTTAAAGGCAGAGGTTTTGATCCGCTAGAAGAATCTTTTGAAACTGGTGTAGCAAAAGCAAGACGCGACTACCGTTCTGGAACACTTTTAAATTTTAAACAGTTCATGTCAAAATTGACATCTATTTTAGACGAGTGGGAGAAATAAATAGTTCATGCTCTATGACATGAACCAATGTTATCCTTTCTACTTCCACTAGCATCCAAAATTATTTCTGATGCTGTTAATAAAATTCCAGAAAATGAAGAACTGGGCGAGAAACTTGTTGAGATCTGTCTTGCTATTCTTGCTAAAGCAGTTAAGTTAACCAAGACTGACATGGACGATCAACTTCTAGAAGTTGTATCGAAAGCGATTGCTGCTCGCAAAGATTCTTGAGAATATAAATAACCATTAGGAAAATAAACGCTGAATAAACATGTCTCTATACGGAAGAACTGACAGCAATGCAAATAAAACCAAAGCTGGTGTAGGCATTGCAGCGTCAAGTCAAGCAAAAACTACAGTCTTCGTTGACGAGACTGAAGCACAACTAAACGAAACCAAGTCCCGTGGTATCACTGGTCCTGGTTGGTGGTCTTATTTCACCTATACTGATTCTTCTGGCGCAACCCGTCATAAGGCAGAGCAACTTATTTTTGTTGCTAATCCTGATGGCACAGAAACTCAGGCAGATGACACTATCGCAGCAGACGTAGCATCGGCAGTTACCATTACGGTTCAACCTGCTAACTCTACATCTTCCTCTGGTGCTGGTACTTACACCCTCACCACTACAACAACAGGAACACCTGGAGCACTTGCATATCAGTGGCAGCGTCAAACTGCAACTGGTAAGCGTTGGACTAACATCACTGCTTCTCTTGACACTGGCATTACCTATGCAGACTTCACGACAGCAACTCTTGCTTATAGTGCTCTCGCTGGCGACACTCTGGATGGTAACAAGTTTAGAGTCAAGGTCACCTCTGCGGGTGGTACTGAAGAAGTAATTTCTGATGGTGCAGCAACACTAACCTTCGGAAGTTGATGAATGAACTTCAATGAATTGACGCCAGATAACTGGCTCTTCTTTGCTATTCAAAATTATAACAACCCGTCGTCAGTAACTTATAGTGATTTTGAAGAAGACTTGAAGAGATTCAAGTATATCAAACGATTACTAAAACGATATGAGACGACGGGTGAGTTAAAAACACATCTTATTTTAAATCATGTGATTGTATTGTATAATGTGTTTGGTGAAGCAGGAACACCACTCCTGTTTTATAAGATTGAAGCAACATATTGGCGACAAATTACTGCTTTCATGTTGTTTCTAAATAGATTACCACCCAACTTTACTGATGCTGACGAAGAATGTCTAAAAAGTCTGAATCTAATTTAAATGAAATGATGGCAGGAGACGGTTCTGGTCTTCAATTGCCACCTGCTTTTGTTATGGTGAATCCTAGACAGCACCGTAAGTATAAAAAGAACAATCAAGATAAAGTTGATGGGCGCACATCCGGCGCTCGTACTCTCTTCGACCGTATACAAAAAAGAAAAATGAAAGAACAAGTAGAATCACAAATTGATGAGGCTATTGTGTCCGATACAGAGAGGGCACAGAAATCTATCCAACAGGGTAAGAAACTGAATCGCCAAAAAGATATGCAGAAAAAGCGTAAAGAGGCGAAAGAAAAAATGATGAATAAGTCTGGTGAGATGGATACTCTCATGAAGGCACGTATGTCTGACTTTAAAAAGAAGGCAAAGGACCAAGAAAAGAAAGTCCAAAAAAATTCTTATGAACCCACAGGTGAAATTATGACTGAAAATCAAGATGTAGTTCAAGTTGCACTAGACGTTGCGACATCAGAACTTAATCCACAAGGTGAAGGATCGTTTGCTAAGGTACAATTTGGCGATGGATCTACACAGAACCTTGATAACTTCTCAGCAAAACGTATTGCTGCTTGCTATGCTCAATTAGATGATACGCATAAGCAACAGTTCCAGTATCTACTGAACAAAGATGCTTCTTCATATCAAACAGCACTCAATTTCGCAGTAAGAAACGTATAGGTATGGCATTTGGTCTTGGTAGATTAGCAGTATTAGAATCAAAACTCGATATTTATGAAGACCTCTCGAAAGAGATGCTTGATAAGCTCGAAAGAGCAGTTGGAACAATCTCAGAGAACAGCAACAGAGTTGCTGTGATCTTGGAGCGCCATGAAAATCGTTTGGATGAATCTGAACGTGCCGATAAACTTATCATCGGTATGCTGGAAGAGATGAAGGAAAGACATGATAAGGATCATGAAGTGGTTCAGAATAGGATCAGTAAGATCCAGAAGAAAGTGGATACCAACGCAAAGTTTGTTATCGGTGCAGGAGCAGTCCTCGCGACCCTTGTGGCAGTATTACAAGTGGTTCCACCTCTCGTAAAATTGTTGACACCCCAAGCAAACGCTGCTATTATAGGACCAGCGAATTCTTAGTAATGAATGTCATTCATTGACGTAAAGTATATACAACTAGTATCCTCTCGTTTAACTCTTTTCAGTCGCAAGAAGGCAGACCTGTATAACTTCAGGTGTCCTTACTGTGGTGATTCACAAAAGAGAAAGAATAAAACGAGGGGATATCTTTTTAAGATCAAGAATGACTTTGTGTTTAAGTGCCATAACTGTGGCATGGGTAGAACACTTTCTAATTTTTTAAAGGACCAAGATACCTTTCTCCACGACCAGTATGTCATGGAGAAATTTAAGGATGGTAGGACTGGCAAGGGAACTACTGTACCCAATCCCAAGTTTGAATTCAAAGCACCAAAATTTGCAAAGAAAGATACAAATCTTGAAAAGATTTCTTCGCTAAATATATCTCACCCGGCAAGAGAATATCTTGAGAACCGAGGGATCAAAGATCTAGACTACTTCTACTATTGTCCTAAGTTTAAGGCTTGGACAAATGAACAAAAGAAGATGTTTGATACTCTTAGACAAGATAGTGCTCGCATTATTATTCCATTCCGAGACAAAGAAGGTAACCTGTTTGGATACCAAGGCAGATCGCTCGCCCCTAAGGCAAAACTAAGATATATAACGATCATGCTAGACGAAGAACACCCAAAGATCTTCGGACTGGATAAAATACAAGACGACAAACCTGTATACATTGTGGAAGGACCATTTGATGCTACCTTCCTCAGTAATTCTGTTGCTATGGCAGGATCTGATGCTGATGTTAGAACATTTGGTTGGAACAATTACATCTGGGTATTTGATAATGAACCACGCAACAAAGAAATCGTCAACCGAATCTCTAAAGTTATTAGCAAAGGGGATAAGGTAGTCATTTGGCCAAAGAAGATACAGGAAAAGGACATAAACGATATGTTCCTTGCTGGACACGACGTTCAGAACATGGTAGACTCTAATGTCTATGCTGGATTAGAAGCAACCCTTAAATTAAACGACTGGAAGAAAGTATGACAAACGGACATGGTATTAAAGTTCAGAAGCGAGACGGCGCTGTAGAGGCGTTGAACCTTGATAAGATCCATAAGATGGTAGAAGAGGCATGTGAGGGTCTAGGGGGCGGTGTGAGTGCCTCTCAGGTGGAAATGAGTTCGGGTCTCCAGTTCTTTGATGGAATTAAGACAAGCGACATTCAAGAAATCCTTGTTCGCTCTGCTAGTGATTTGATTAGTTTGGACAATCCCAACTATCAGTTCGTTGCTGCTCGTTTACTTTTATTCGCAGTTCGCAAGCAAGTTTTTGGACCTGATTGGGTTCAAGGTTATCCTACGGTGTTGGATCACGCACAGAAATGTGTTTCAACTGGTGTGTATGATGATAGTATCTTGCGTAAATATACTCAGGAAGAGTGGAACAAGATTGATTCCTATATGGATCATGATCGTGATATGTTGTTTACATACGCTGGTCTTCGCCAGGTTGTAGATAAGTATCTTGTTCAGGATCGTAGTTGTGGTGAAATGTATGAGACTCCTCAATACATGTACATGATGATTGCGGCAACTCTTTTCCAAAATTATCCTACAGAGACTAGACTGGATTATGTCAGACGATACTACAACGCAATCAGCAAGCACAAGATCAACATCCCAACGCCAATCATGGCGGGAGTTCGGACACCGCTCCGTCAATTTGCATCTTGTGTTCTCGTTGATGCTAATGACTCCCTCGATAGTATCTTTAGCAGCGATATGGCTATTGGTAGGTACGTCGCACAGAGGGCTGGTATCGGTATTAACGCAGGCAGAATTCGTGGCATCAATTCTAAGATTAGAGGCGGCGAGGTACAACACACAGGCGTTGTCCCCTTCCTTAAAAAGTTTGAAAGCACTGTCAGATGTTGCACTCAAAACGGCATCAGAGGTGGTTCTGCTACAGTTCACTTTCCTATCTGGCACCAGGAAATAGAAGATATTATTGTTCTTAAGAACAATAAAGGAACAGAAGACAATCGAGTGAGGAAACTTGACTACTCAATCCAAATTTCAAAACTTTTCTACGAACGTTTCATTGCGAATGGAGAGATTAGCCTCTTCTCACCGCATGACGTACCAGGTCTCTATGATGCTTTTGGTACTGATGCATTTGACGCTTGCTATGTGGACTATGAATCAGATCAGTCTATTCCAAGAAAGACTATCGGGGCACAAGAACTCTTTCTAGATATTCTGAAAGAGAGAGCAGAGACTGGTCGGTTGTATCTTATGAACATTGACCACTGTAACTCACATTCATCCTTTAAAGATAAGGTTAGCATGTCTAATCTTTGTCAAGAGATCACACTTCCTACTAAACCATTAGAGCATATTGATGACCCTAATGGTGAGATTGCTTTGTGTATTTTGTCTGCTGTTAACATAGGTAAAGTATCAAAGAAAGATGAACTAGAAGAAATTTGTGATCTTGCTGTTCGTGGTCTGGAGGAACTGGTAGATTATCAGGAGTATCCAGTAGAAGCAGCAGAATTGAGCACCAAGAATCGTAGATCTCTTGGTATTGGTTATATCGGACTCGCACATTACTTAGCAAAACAAGGAGAACACTATGATGATCCAAAAGCATGGAAACTCGTCCACGACTTGTCTGAATCTTTCCAATATTACTTGCTCAAGTCAAGCAACACCATCGCTAAAGAGAAGGGAAAGTGTGGATATTTTGATCGAACCAAGTATGCAGACGGTATCCTCCCAATCGACACTTACAAGCGTGATATCGATGAGTTCTGTGGAACGGAGTTGAATCATGATTGGGATTCTCTTAGGACATCTATCACCACCTACGGACTCAGGCACTCAACACTGTCTGCTCAGATGCCATCTGAAAGCAGTTCCGTTGTGTCAAACGCAACAAATGGAATTGAGCCACCTAGAGCCTTTCTGTCCACTAAAAAAAGCAAAAAGGGACCACTCAAACAGATCGTTCCTCAGTATGGTAGTCTCAAGAATAACTACACTCTTCTATGGGATATGAAGGGTAATGATGGATACATTAAAATTGTTGCTGCCATGCAAAAGTTCTTTGATCAGGCAATTTCTGGCAACTGGAGTTATAATCCAGAAAACTATGAGAACAATGAGGTTCCAGTATCTGTTATGGCAGGTGATTTCCTGAAAACTTACAAGTATGGATGGAAAACTTCTTATTATCAAAACACATATGATAATAAAGATGATCTACAGGAACTAACAGAGGAGAAAAAAGAATCTATCGAAGACTTATTATCCCAAATTCTAGAAACCGAGGAGGAAGACTGTGACAGTTGCAAAATTTAGAACAAATAATCAAATGCGTAGTCAAGTAGATGGTATGACAGTATTCAATACAAGTATTGTTGACAGCACCAAGCAAAAGATGTTCTTTGGACCCCCTCTTGGGGTTCAGAGATACGATAAGTTTAAGTATCCTGTGTTTGATAAACTTACACAGCAACAACTAGGTTATTTCTGGCGTCCTGAAGAGGTATCTCTACAGAAAGATCGCGCTGACTATCAAATTTTAAATGATGCACAGAAACACATCTTCACATCGAACCTTAAGTACCAGATCCTCCTTGACTCCGTACAAGGTCGTGGTCCTGGCATGGCTTTCATGCCTTATTGCAGCCTACCCGAACTTGAGGGTGCCATGAACATTTGGCAGACCATGGAGATGATCCATAGTCGCTCCTACACCCACATTATCAAGAATGTATATGCTGATCCTTCTGATGTCTTTGATAAAATCTTAGATGATGACAGGATTCTTGCGAGAGCACAGTCAGTTACTAGTGCTTATGATGAGTTTCTACAGGCAGCACAGGAATGGGGTGCTGGTAATCAATGGGAACATGCTTTGGATGAAGTTCCGACAGCACAGATAGAACTTCGTGAACTCAAGCGTAAATTGTATCGTGCTGTGGTCAATGTCTATATTCTAGAAGGCATTCGTTTCTACGTATCATTTGCTTGTTCATTTGCTTTTGGTGAACTCAAACTTCTCGAAGGATCTGCTAAGATTATTGGTCTTATTGCTAGAGATGAGAGTCAGCACATGACTATTACCAAGAACATTATTAAAAAATGGTTGGAAGGTGATGATCCTGAGATGGTTGAGATTGCTAAGGAAGAGGAAGAGAATGTCTACCAGATGTTCCGTGAGTGTGTAGAAGAAGAGAAGTCTTGGGCAGAGTATTTGTTCCGAGATGGATCTCTTATTGGTCTTAATGATAAACTTCTTGCTAAGTATGTTGAGTGGACTGCTAATCGTCGTTTAAAGTCTATTGGATTGAAGGCAATCTTTGATACTCCTGTTAGTAATAACCCTCTTCCATGGACAGAGCACTGGTTATCCTCTAAGGGTATGCAAGTTGCTCCTCAGGAAACAGAAGTGGAATCATATCTAATTGGGAGTATTAAACAAGATGTTGAAAAAGATACGTTCGCTGGTTTTGAGTTGTGATAAACTACTCTTTACCTGGTTGGAGGGAAGACCTTCTACAGACAAACCTACCCAGTCAGGAGGAGAGAGATCTCCTCTCAAGGGGTCCGTCAAGTCTAGCAAAAGCATTTCAACTACAGGCAATAAAATACAAATACGTGATCCATGGGACTGAATAAATAATGGAGGTTATATCATGAGTATGTGGCAGAAAATAAAGAGTATCCAAATCCCTGGATCTATCATGGCAGCGTCTTTGACGGGTCTCTTATTGGGGACAACTATGGTTTTGTTTACAAAATTACCTGTAGCACCGCCAACCGTTCCTACATCGGTAGAAAATACTTCTGGCAAAAACGAAAGCCTAGAAGTAATAATACTACTGGCAAGCGGCGAAGAGTTACAAGTGAGAGTGACTGGAGAAACTACTATGGAAGTTGTCCAGAGCTTAAAGAGGATATTAAACAGTATGGACGGGAGTCTTTTGCTAGAGAAATCCTCTCCTTACACACCACACCAGGACGAGTCAACTACGAGGAGACCCGCCAGCTCTTCGTTCATGACGTTCTGACGGAGGCACTTGACAATGGGACGCCTGCCTACTATAATAGCAATATCCTCGGTCGTTATTACAGGAAGGATTATTTCACCTATGATTTTTGAGACACTTACAGCATTTTTGATGCCACCCCCACCAGCAACTATCCCACCAGTGGTTCCTGTTGAGGCAGTGGAGTACAAAGAGACTTGGAAGTGCCCTGATTGCACCCCGTCAGAGCAGTTTGTTCTGACTGAACTCCAAGCACAAACTAAGATTACAGATCGCAATGCTCTCGCTACACTGATGGGAAACATCAAGCAAGAGAGTAAGTTTATTCCTAACATCTGTGAGGGTGGCGCTATTGTTTCATACACGAACTGCCTAAGTGGTGGTTATGGTTTGATTCAATGGACTTCTGCTCATCGCTACAGGGGTCTTGGAGATTTCTGTAATAAGTTTGCTTGTGATCCATCATCACTTTCGGGTCAAGTTCGTTGGATGATTAATGAACCAATCTTCCAACGTGTCCTGCCTGAGTTTGAAGGACGTGGAGACAGTATTCCTCAGTATATGACACATGCATACTACTGGTTAGGATGGGGAATCAAAGGTAATCGCGAGGTATATGCTTGGGATTACAGAGATAAAATGGTGTTTTCCTAAACATCTTGGGGGTAATACCCCACATGACTCAGTAGCTCAGTTGGATAGAGCAACTGCCTTCTAAGCAGTCGGTCGTTGGTTCGAGTCCAACCTGAGTCGCCAGTCGGTATGGCGGAATTGGTAGACGCGCCAGGTTTAGGTTCTGGTGTCTTATGACGTGGAGGTTCAAGTCCTCTTACCGACACTCGCTCGAATAGCTCAGAGGTAGAGCACCTCCTTTACACGGAGATTGTCGGGGGTTCGATCCCCTCTTCGAGCATTACTCATATGAGGTTAAATGCTTACTAATGTTATCTGCAAGATGCAAATTATGCAACAAAGAACTGACAAGCAATAGCAAGGTTCAGTTCTGTGGGTGTCCAAATCAGATGAAGGTTGTGGACGATACCGTGGGAGCAATTGATCTAGGTCAAGTGGTTCTAACGAAACATGACAAAAAGATCAAATATCATGGTATGCTGACACCTGATGACCTAAAATACCAGGAGGAACGACGCCAACGCAAGGTCCGCCGTATCACTTTTGAGGAACGCTAATGATTAATCTAGACGCTCGTTATCACGAATACTTACATAGCAATAAATGCTTTACTATTGATGGAGCATGTGAAAAAGTAATTGCCTACGGGTGGACAGATGATGGAGTGACCATTAATGGGTATTATGTCTTGACAAAGAACTATAAGCTCCAGTATAATATGAAAGAACAATGCATCTCGATGCAGCAACGCATCGGAGTGTAATCAACCTACTGAATATGAAAATTTTCCTAGACACTGCTGACTACGAAGCAATTGCTGACCGCTATAAGACTGGTCTAGTCGATGGTATCACTACAAATCCTACACTAGTTCGTAAGTCTGGTGTAGACTACGTGGAGTTCATTAAAACACTAGCAACCAACTTTGCTTTTGAAAGCATCTCTGCTGAAGTAGAAGGTGATTCCTGCTTTGAGATGCTTACCAATGCTATTAAGTATCGTGATATTGCTGACAACGTTACGATTAAATTGCCACTCACTGTAGAGGGTCTGAAGGCATGTAAAGAACTCACTGCTCAAGGTGTAGAGACTAACGTTACACTATGCTTCAGTGCTGCTCAGGCAGTGATGGCAGCAAAGGCAGGTGCCACATACATCTCACCTTTCGTGGGTCGTTTGAATGATAATTCCTTCAGTGGTGTTGAACTTGTTCGTGCTATTTCTGGTTTGTATTGTTCTCATGGTGTTCGCACCAAGATCCTTGCTGCCAGTTTGAGAGATGTCCACCATGTCTCCCGCTGCTTCCTGTATGGTGCTAATGTATGCACATTACCACCTGCTGTGTTTGACAAAATGTATAACCATGTCCTGACCGATTCTGGTCTGGCAATTTTTGAAAAAGATTTTAAGGAGATCAATGGTTGAAGTTCCGTTTGCTGAATTTGAGAAAGACTTCGATGCATACATGGATCGCATTGAAGCAGGTGAAAGTTTTATAGTTCGTAAACCAGATGGAACTGCTGTTATGGCAGTCCCTGCTGATGAATACAAAGAACTAACAGATCAAGTTACTGATACTGATTGGGAAGATATGATGACAACACATGATGATGCTAGTTAAAAAACTAATTGCTAAGTATGTTTCTCTAATCCAAAAGATTCCAGAGAGACACTACTGGCCTATCTTCGTGTTCCTGTCTTTATACTTCATCGTTCCGATGAGTGAGATCACAGTTACACTGACAGCAATTCTTTACTTCAAGTTTGAAAAGAAGATTGCTCCTGTGGTAGGTAAACTCACCAAGAGATTGCCTAACTGGTTAAGGTTTGGTGGTGGTCTCATCTTCTTCCTTGTGATGATTGATGATACCTTGTTCTACTTTGCCTTGATTGCTCTAGCATTCTGGAGCAGCAAGCAGGTCAGAAAGAAAACTGTCCCACCCCCTTTACATGACGATGAGGAGGTGCTACAATATGGAAGTAATAAGGAACCTGATGAAACCAACCGTCATTCTTGAGAGATTTCCTTACCGCTACGTTCAGTGCGGTCTTCTGGAGATCAACGGTAGACCTGACTACCGTATTCAAAAATATCATGAGTGGAAAAAGAGATACTTTGACATGTATTTCCTTGACAACCAAATGCAACTAGACACCTGTCTAGAAGATGTAGAGTATACCAAATGGTTAGATCCAGATGGTGTTCCTTGCTATGTCCGTGATACTGTAACAAACTAAGAGGTTATTATGAGCGTAAGATCACAAGTCCAAGCTGCTGAAGAAGCACTCCGTCAAGCATTGATTAACGCTCTTGCTGAGGGAGATGAAGATTGTTTGTCTGAACTGTTTACTCAGTATCAAGCAATCAGTAATCTGAATAAAAAAGTAAATGACTTAACTCATTTTGCTTATGATTCAAATTACAATTTCAATCTGTCGTCTGATTATCTCCCTCGTCCTGGAGGAGATTTAGATAATTTTGATAATGTTATTGATTTTGGTGGTAATATTAGTATCAATACTAATAGTGATGATACTATCACATTCAATTAGTCTCGGTAAGACTCTAAACTAGCCCTGGTGCGGGTGATGTTCTCGCCGCCTGGTTTCTGCATTCCAGTTAAAGATGTAGTGGTGGTGCCAAACCCCTTCCGTGTGGCTGTTTTCTTGTTTATCAGTTAAAATAATAAAACAAGTGGCGTGCATGTGCTCAGGGAGGTTTGACCACCTCCCTACATGCGGGTGTAGCTCAGTGGTAGAGCGTCAGTTTTCCAAACTGAATGTCGTCGGTTCAAGTCCGATCTCCCGCTTTAATAAATACTTCTAGCTTAGAAATAGTGTCTTCAGGACTGGAAGTATGTCAAAAATTCTTGCAAACCAAATTGCCAACTACGGGGACAACTCTCCAGTAGAGGTAAAGGAGGGTGTAAATATTCCTGCTGGAAAACCACTACAGGCAGCAGGCAATGCTGGTACTTCTGGTCAAGTCCTTACAGCAACTCCTACTTCTATTGAGTGGGCGACACCTTTTGATGGTAGTTATCTTAGTCTTACTAATACACCTACGATTCCTGCATCACAAGTAAATGCTGATTGGAATGCTAGTGGTGGTAGCGTTGCTGCTATTTTAAATAAACCAGTTGTTCCAGCACAACCTAGTGTTTCTGTAATAAATGCTGTAGGATCTGGTAATCTGACATACAATCAGGCGAATGGAGAATTTACATTTACTCCACCAGATCTTTCTGGTCTTGCTGCTAATACTAATGTATCAAACTGGAATGCAGCATATGACTGGGGCGATCATGCTCAAGCAGGGTATGCTGCTGTAGCAAATGCTGCTAACTGGGATGTGGCATATGGTTGGGGTGATCATGGAGTTGCTGGATATCTCACTGCTGAATCTGATACTTTACAATCAGTAATGGCGCGAGGTGCTACTACTTCTGTTCAAATTATTGCTAATGCTGGTGTTAGAGCTGATATTCTTGGCGTTGGTGGTGGTGTTGGAAATGGTGATGTCCAATTACAACATAATGATGTAAGTAATGTATCAACACTACAACATCTTAATGTTAATGGATCTCTTGAGATTAAAAGTGTTAGTGGTATCAATCTCAAACCAGGAAGTGCATCTGGTAATTCTGTAGATATCTACCATAATATTGATGGGTCTACTGAATTACTAAGAATTCAAACAACAGATACTGGTGTTGATATTTCTGGTAATCTTAGTGTTTCTGGCACAGTAAGTGGTGTTGATATTGAAGATCTAGATAACGTTAATATTGCTGGTGGACTACAAGATCAGCAAGTTCTTAAATGGGAAGCGTCGTCATCATCCTGGAAACCTGCTAATGATTTGGTTGGTGGTGCTAGTGGCATTCAATTTAATGATCTTTCTGTTGTTGAAAATGCTGTAGGAACAGCAGCACTATCTTATAATAATACTAACGGAGTCTTTACATACACACCACCTGATCTTACTCCTTATCTAACAACAGAAACTGATCCTGTTTTCTCTGCTCACGTATCATCTGGTATTCTACAGACAAATCTTAATCAGTGGACGGCAGCATATGGTTGGGGCGATCATTCTACTGCTGGTTATCTAACATCTTATTCTGAAACAGGCACTCTTGCTGATGTAACAGGTAGAGGTGCTACTACTTCTTCTAACCTAACTTTAGGGGGAACTGTACAATTTAATAATAATAGTGCCTTTGCTAATGATAAGGTATTAAACTTTGGTGCTAGTTCTAATGGTCGTATCTTATATGTTTCTGCAACTAATAGTTTTGATGTAAGAGTTCCTGGTGGTGCTGAAGATCTAAAACTTGGTGCTGGTACAGCAGTCAGAATTACGAATGAAAATGGATTAACTGATAGGGCAGTATTTACAGCTTCTGGTCTTACAGTTACTGGTAACTTATTATACTCTAATAACTATGCCACGACTGGAGATCTTCCAAACGCAACTACCTATCATGGTATGTTCGCTCATGTTCATGCTGAAGGTCATGGATACTTCGCACATGCTGGTGCTTGGACGCAACTATTAGACACTGGTTCTTCTCTTGGCGAACTTGCTGATGTTGCTACTACAGCACCAAGTGTGAGTGATGTTTTGACATGGGATGGTTCTAACTGGGGTCCTGCTGCTCCTACTGGTGGAGGTGGTGGTGCTAATGTAACCATCTCAGACACTGCTCCTGGTTCTGCTAGTGCTGGTGATCTTTGGTGGGAGAGTGATAAGGGACGCCTGAAGATTTACTACAATGATACTGATAGCACACAGTGGGTTGATGCTTCACCACCACTAACAAATGCGAATGTGCCTGTATATGTTGGTGAGGTAGAACTTTATCAGGGTGGAAATCAGATTACATGGTTGGGTAGTGGTGGCATAACAGCAGCAATAAGAGCTACTGAAGGTGGTGGTGGATTCCAAAGTCCTTGCATCAGGGTTACTTTCGCACAAGCATTCAGTGCTTCTGATGCTTATACAATACAAGCCACAGTATACAATCCTAGTACAATAGGTCATGTATATCAAACTTCTATTCGTAAAACTGGTCCGCAGTATTTTGATTTCCAGGTATATAATTTGACATCATCTGCTGTTGCAACTGACTTTAAAGTTGCTATTACAATCTATGCAATCTAAATACTACGGAAGGAGCATCTTAAGAAATGGCAATTAATTTTCCCTCAACAGCAGGGCAAGCAGTAGATGGAACATTTACCTATGTTGTAGCAGGTATTACTTACTCGTGGAATGGTGAGAGTTGGACTGCTGCAGGATCAGGTGCCACTGCTACTGATAGAACTGTCTTTAGTGCTACTAATGCTTCTGCTTCAGGTGGTGGTTCATTAGCATACAACTTTAATGATGGCGTATTTACTTTTACTCCACCAGATCTTTCCTCTTATTTGACATCAACTGGTGTTCTTAATACACACAGTGATGTCAACCATGGCACTCCTACTAATGGAGATGTGTTAGCATGGAATCAAGCAAATCTTAATTGGGAAAATACTGCTGCTGGAACTGGTGGTGGACTAGATGCTGATCTCTTAGACGGACAAGAGGGATCTTACTATTTAAACTCTACTAATCAGAATGCTGGCACATTACCTGCTGCTAGACTATCTGGATCTTATAATATTAGTGTTGATGGATCTGCTGGATCGTTAGCATCACTATCTGATGTTGGTAATGTTGTAGAGACAACTCTTACTACAGGACAAGTTCTTAGTTATAATGGTAGTAATTGGGTTAATCAAGATGCTCCTAGTGTTAGAAAAACTATTTCTTATACTGCTACTGGAATTCAAGATAATGTTGCTACCAACATTTCAATTACAACACCAAAAACATATGCTCTATTGAAGATAGAAACATCCCATGCTGTTTGGGCGACATTGTATTCTGATACAACTAGCAGAACAAATGATAGTACTAGATCAGAAACTACTGATCCAGTTCCTGGTTCTGGTGTGTTAGCAGAAATTGTAACTACATCTGCTACAACACAGTTGATTACTCCAGGAACAGTTTGTTTCAATAGTGGTGGATCTAACACTACGTATGCTAAAATTGTTAATAAGAGTGGCAGTCAAGTGAATTTACAAATTACATTAACTTTAGTTCCATTAGAGGATTGATATGGATAAACAATATGTTGTAACTCTCCATGATAAAAATGATCTTGGGAAGTTTTATAATGAGATGCAACTTACTGGATTTCCTTTAGTGTTGAAGCGTCCTATGAGTAGGAACACACACTATATGATGACAGAAGATCAGGCAGAAAGATTGCGTCAAGATCCTAGAGTATGGGGAGTTGAGGCAGTAGATAGTTTCCAAATTAAACGACAAGTTGTTAACAACGAATCTTATAATATTGGTGGAGACTTCTGGAAAAATGCTCCTGTAGGAACAACATTAAACCCCAATCTAAGGCAGTGGGGACAACTACATTGTGCTGGAGATCAAGCACAGAGAAGAAAGACTACGTGGGGTGATGGATCAGCAACAGAAGTTATTACTGATAACGTAGATGTATTTAATAATGGGAGACATGTTGATGTAGTTATCGTAGATGATCCTGTATCATTTGATAGTCAGGAGTGGTATAGTCCTTCATCAATACAATCAAGGTTTGTTGAGTATCAATGGTTTAACGAACTGAATAGTTCTGTTAGTTCTATTGATGATGACGGACAGACTCTTCCAACAGGAACAATTGTCTATGCTCCCAACCTCAATACTGCTCAGTATCATGGCATACATGTTACTGGAACTGCGACAGGTAGACATTATGGGTGGGCGACTGAGGCAAACATTTATAATATGGCAGTGACAGATTCATGGGATAGTGGGCAACAATTTCCTCCTCTACTTACCTTTGATTACCTTAGAGCATTTCATTTAAACAAACCAATCAATCCAGAGACTGGAAAGAAAAATCCTACCATTACCAACCATAGTTATGGTGGTATTAGGTATATGCCACAGAAAGGTGTTGATGGAAATGAAGAACCAATTTACAGATTAGATCTTGCTGATCTTATATCTGTAAATTTTCAGGGAGTGACATATAATTCAGGTTCTCCAGGACCATCTGGTTGGACTGAAGTTGGATTGGGATTAGATTTTGGTGTAAGATTTGGACTACCTGATTATCCATCATGGTCTGCATCTATTGCTGCTGATGTTCAGGACGCAATTGATGATGGCATTGTAGTTATTGGATCCGCTGGTAATGATAATCTACTAGTAGCAGAAGTTGGTGATGTAAATTACAACAACTATCTCACAATTTTTAAAGACGGAGAGAATGAATCCTTCTACTATAATAGAGGATCGTGGCCTAATACACCTGATAGCGGATCGATTATTGTAGGTGCCTTATCAGATCATTCTGATTTTAGGAGATCTACTTATAGTATGTTTGGACCTGCTGTTGATGTTTTCGCTCCGGGAGATCAGATACTTTCATCATATGGTAATACTGGATCTGCTGATACCAAATATGGTGGTGGTGGAAATTATTATGATGCAATTAGTGGGACTAGTATGGCATCACCACAAGTATGTGGTGTGATTGCATGTCTTGCTACAGCAAAAGAAAGATTCACACAAGCAGATGCTCTTGGATATTTAAATCAGCATAGCATCTATGGTGATATGACATTTGATGTTGCTGGTGGATTGTTAGATGACAACTCTTGTCGTCAGGGTAGTCCTAATAAGTATCTTCGTATTGAAAACCCAAGACGTGTGTCTGGATATTTGAGTGAAGTAGAGGGTAATAGATCTACTGGACTTACTTTTCCTAGAACTGCCACATTCAATAGACCATCTCCTACGCCAGTATCATCTCCACCACAAACATATACATTTACTGTAGGAAACAGCGGAGCATCACACTATACATTTACTGGCAGTGATAGAGATAACACTTTCTCTAATGATAATGATCCAACGATTAACTGTAATGCTGGTGATACATTAGTGTTTAATGTGAGTGCCTCTGGTCATCCATTCTATGTAAAAACATCTGCTACTACTGGAACAGGCAATCAAGTTAGCACTGGAACTATTACCGGACAAGGAACTGTTAGTGCTGCTGTCACATGGGACACCACTGGAGTAACACCAGGAACATACTATTATATTTGTCGGTTTCATGGTGGAATGGTAGGACAGATCATTATATCGTAAGGCATAAATAAACAAGAGCACTAGTATTCATTGGTAGTTAAATGGCTGACCGCTTTCCGTTAATTGTTAATGCAATTTCAAAGAAGATTGAAGAAATTGTATCAGGAGACAATTTAGAATTAACTGGCAACGGAATTGTTGTTAGTGGTGATACTGGTGCTGGTAAGTATTTGAGTAGTGATGGAACTACGGTATTTTGGGACAGTCCGGGTGATGTTTATCTAGATCAGTCTCAGGTAATAACTAATAAAATTTTTGAAGCGTGTGTTATTTCTGGTGCTCTTAATACACTTTCTGATATTCCAAATAGTTCCTTAGTTAATTCTGGAATTACTGTTAATGGAACTACTATTGCTTTGGGTGGTACTGTTATAACACCAGATAATAATACTACATATTCTATTTCTGCTCAAGATGGATTAACCGCATCTGAAAAAATTGTACGTTTAACTTCTGGTGGTAATATTGGCGCTGGTATTGACGATGATGTTACTTTTGGTGTTGCGGTTCCATCATCTGTTCCAACTGGTTCAAATGCTTTATCTTTATTCATTGACAGATCTGGTGAAAAAATTACAATATCTGGACATGTAATAGATAACAATACAATTACTACTATTGATGCTCCTGGTGGAACTGCAACTTCTGGAGCAATTAGTTTTACTTCTACTGGTGCTGCTACAGTTTCTATGACTGGAAGCACGGTTAATATTGATGCTCTTGATACAGATACAAGAACTAAAATTCGTGCAGGATCTGGTGGTACATATGGTCCTGCTGACACAACAGAAGGTAGATTCACATTTCTTGATGGAACTGGAACAACAGTATCTCAAGGTGTAGATGGCAGTGGTGATGCTACTATTACTTATACTTCTACAGATACTGTAACTCAAATTCGTGGTGGATCTACTGGAAGTTATAAACCATCTACTTCTGGAACAGCAACTACACAAATTTCTATTGAGGGTGGCACTGCTTTAGGAGGTAATGTACAAGTAACAGAATCTGGAAATATTATCTTAATTGATAGCACAGATACTAATACTGTTACGAAAGTTGGTAGTGATAACAATGGAAGTCCTATTGCACCACAGGCAGGAGACTTTATTCTCAAACAAGCTGGCGCTACAACTATTACACAGACTACAAATGGAAGTGGTCAAGTCGAAGTTGTAATTAGTTCAATTAATAGTGATACTGGTGCTAGTTTAACCGCTAATAATGGTCTTATATTATCAGGATCTGATTTTGGATTAAAGAATTATAATAATCTTAGTGGAAACACTGTGATGAAATGGGATAATGGTAATGGTCAGTTTGCTGATAGTATTATTACTGATGATGGTAGTACTGTTATTATTGATGGAGACTTAACTGTCTCAGGAACGCAAACTATTTTTAATACTAGTGTTCTTCAGGTAGAAGATAATATTATTGAATTAAGAAAAGGTAATAACTTAGTTGGATTTGATGGTGGTATTCAAGTCAATAGAACTTCTGATCCTTCTGGTGTTATTACTTCATATAAAGGATTCCAATGGCATGAAAGTGGTGGATACTGGAGATCTTGGGATGGTTCTGTTGAGCAAAGATTTGTAACAGAAACAGAGACGCAAGTTTTAACAAATAAAACTTTAACCAATCCTACATTTACAACACCAACACTTGGTGCTGCTACCGCAACTTCAGTCAATGGTTTGGAGATTGCTACTACTGCTTCTGCTGTTTTTGATCTCCAGTCTGGTAAAACACTTGATGTTGATAATGATTTAACGTTTACCTCTGATAATTCTACAGGAAATGTAAATGTAAACTTTAGAGTTGGTGGTGATGTAGCATATAAGTCAGATACTCTAGCATCATTTGCTTCTACGACAGCAACTCAATTGAGAACATTAATCAGTGGAACCACTGGTATTGATGATCTTGTTTTTCAAACTAATCCCGTTATCTTAACTGGTCTTACTACTACATCTACTGGTTTCTCACTAATTAATTCTGGTGCTCAATCTATTCAGTTTGGTGGTGCTGCAACTCAGATTGAAATTGGTAATACATCTGGTACTACAACTGTTAGTGGTGATTTAGTTGTTGAAAAAGATCTTACAGTTGGTGGTGCTAATACAGACCTCTTAACTTGTAATGCTAGAATTGATGTTGCTAACTCGGACATCTTGATTAGAGGTGGATCGAGTGATCCTATGACTGTAGGTAGAGGAAATAGTGAAGTAGCATCTAATACCGCGATTGGTAAGCAAGCATTATTATCTGTTGTTTCTGGTTCTCAAAATACTGCTGTTGGATATGAAACTGGATTAACAATAAATTCTGGAGCTGGAAATACTGGGTATGGATATCAAGTATTAAGATCCAATGGTGTTGGGGATCTTAACACTGCTATGGGTCGTGCTGCTATGATCTCCAACCTTTCTGGGGATGGCAATACGGCAATTGGTTCTAACGCACTTCAAACAAATACCACAGGAGATGCTAACGTTTGTATTGGATACTATGCTGGATTTGCTGCTACTGGATCTGGTAATGTTTTGATTGGTCCCGCTGACAGTTCAGATCCAGTTAATGATGCTACTTATACTCCGCCAACTCCTGGTGGTAATAGACAACTTGTTATTGGATCTGGTACTGAGTTCTGGATTAAAGGTGATGCAAACTTTGACGTTACTATTAGCAATGATCTAACAGTTAACCGTACTATTACAGTTAAGGGTGATTTAGTTGTCAATGGAACTACAACTACTGTAAAATCTAACGTTGTTGAAATTGCCGATAAAAATATTGAACTTGCCAAAGTTGTAAGTACTACATTTACTTGTTCTACTGCTGATGGTTCTGCAAATATTACATCAATCTCTCCAACTCTAGGATTGATTCCTGGTATGGTAGTTACATCTAATACAGGTGGAGTTAGCGTTCCTAATGGCACAACGATTGTATCTATCACTGGAAACAGTGCTGTGCTTTCCAATAATGTAACGGGAACTGGAACACCAACGTTTAGTGCTATCGGTCCTTCTGATACTGCAGCAGATGGCGGTGGTATTATTCTTGCTGGTAATACACAACACACTTTCTTATGGTCTAATGCTAATGATGCTTGGCAGTCTTCTGAAGACATGGAGGTTGCTCAAGGTAAGACTTACAACATTATTGATGGTTCTGGAAATGCTCGTGAAATGCTGAGTTTGACTCAGATCGGACCCACTGCTGGTAGTGGCGTTGTTGCTGGTCTTGGAACCGGTGTTACTAGTTCTGCTCTAACTTCTATTGGAACTTTAACTGCTCTTGAAGTATCTGGTAATGTAGACATTACTGGAACAGGATATCTACAACTACCTTCTGGAACTAATGCTGAACAACCAGGAGCTTCTGGTCAACCTACAGCAGCAGAAGGTATGCTACGTTGGAATAATAGTTCCAATGTATTTGAGGGATATGATGGTAATGTCTGGGGTAAGATTGGTGGCGGTGCTGCTGTTCAATCTGCTGCTCCTTCTCCTGCTAACCCCGGAGACCTTTGGTATGACACAGACGACGGACGCATGTTCGTATACTATACTGATAGCAGTTCAAGTCAGTGGGTTGATGCCTCACCAAACGGAATGCCAACTGATCTAACTCTTGATGGCACACTAACTGTTGATGGAACTACTAATTTGATTGGTGATCTTTCGGTTGGAACTGAAACAACAAATAGTAATGCTGGATCACAAACACTTTCTGTTGGATCACTTGCTGCTGGACAGTCTGGTGGAATTCAGATTTGGGCAAACTCAACAAATGGAAATTCTTTTGTTCAGTTTGGTGATGGAACTGCGAGTGCTGATCAATACCGTGGATATATCAATTATACACACTCCAATGACAGATTGGGATTTGGAACAGCAGGAGAAAACCGTTTCCTTATTGACAATACTGGAAACATTGAACCAGGAGCAGATGCCACACAAGATCTTGGTTCAGCAACTAAGCGTTTCGCAAACATCTACTCTGCTGACCTTCAACTATCTAACGAGGGTGCTGCTAACGAGGTAGATGGAACTTGGGGTCAGTACACTATTCAAGAGGGTGAGGAAGACCTGTTCCTGATAAATAGAAGGAGCGGTAAGAAGTACAAATTCATGCTTCAGGAGGTAAACTAATGGCACTATATGTCAACGGCACAAAGATGTTAGGTGCCCTTGCTAGTGATCCAACTAGCAACAACACTGAAGGAGATCAATACTTCAATACTGTAGAGAATGCTTACAAAATATATAATGGCACTGAGTGGGTAGAGCTCTTTACTGACTATGTTCCATCAGGTTCCACCACACTCGGTTAAGAAATAATGGCTGTTAATGAATATCTAACAAGAACTCCTACAAACTCTGGCAACAGAAAATGCTGGACTTTATCTTTTTGGGTCAAGAGGAATGCTGTAGCAGCAAATCAAAATCCAGAGAATACTAGTGGATCATTTTTCAATTTTTACACAACTCAAGGTGCATCACCATATCAAGCAGTAGCAAGTTTTAATAATGATGCAACAATACAAATTGGTAGAAATGAAGGTGGTTCTGATCACCAATTAAATACTACTACCAAATATAGAGATGTTGGAAATTGGATGCATCTATTAATTAAATGGGATGTATCCAATCCTGTGTCTCAAGAGAGATTGCAATTATATGTAAATGGTGCATTAGAAAGTAATGTAACTGGTACTTATCCTAGTCTGAATTATAACGGTGCAGTAAACACAACGGTACAACATACTATTGCCACTGTTATAGCTGGTGGTGTTCCATATGCCCCATCTGGTCCATCCCAACAATATTTTGACTGGTTTTTTGTAGACGGTCAAGCACTCACATCAGAAGTGTTTGGTTTCTATAAAGAAGGAGACGGTTATATATCTGCTGGTCATTTAGAAGCAACTGATTTTAAACCAGGACAATGGAGTCCTAGAGCACCAAAGTCAATCAAGTATACGATCAATCGTAGTGGTGGATTTGGAGTCAATGGATTCTATCTTCCTATGAATGATAGTTCTAATCCTGGTGCTGACTTCCACTGTGAGCCTAATAGTATTATCAAACTGAAAGGAGAGGACTTACCACAACCACGTAATGGTGCTCCTACAACTTCTGATGCTTATGTCAGTCAGTTAAGAACAGACCCTTATGCTGCTAACTTGGTTCTTGCTGTTCCTGGTATCACATTAGAAAATACCAATACAGAATTAGTTACTAATGGTGATTTTAGTAATGGAACAACTGGATGGACTGGATTGTCGGGTGGTTCCCTGTCTGTTGAGGGTGATAGATTAAAAATTACAGAAACAACTAACGCATTAGATGCTTATGCTGTTAATAGCACAGCAATAACGACAGTAGTTGGTACAAGATATACAATCAAGTGGACTTTCCATGAAGGAACAAACACTACATTTACCGTTCGTTTTGGAAATAGTGGAAACCAGTCATTAGCATATCTCTCAAACAGTGATTCTGCTGGGCAATTTTCAGATCCAGGAACTTATAGTTTTGATTTTGAAGCAACAGCAACACAATTAAATCTATCATTTATTGTTAATCAGGCTAACTCCTATGGTTATATTTCTAATGTCTCGGTAAAAGAAGCACTGCCAGTAAGAGATTACTCTGCTGATATCAAAGGTAGTGGAACTAATAAGACACTTACAGCAGTTGGTAATGCTGGTGTGGGTTATGAACTTGGTGGATATTATGGAAGTGCTATGACCTTTGATGGTAGTGGTGATTATCTTGAAGTAGATACTCCTGTATTAGGTTCGGGTGATTGGACTATTGAAGAATGGTTCAAACAAGAACCTGGAACAACAATGCAGAATTATTGGGATGTTAGTCTTGGTGTTAATGGAGATTCTAACATTGAAAATGGTGCATCAATCTTTCATAGCACTGGAGCTGGAGGATTCGCCACTGGCGAGGTAGTATTTATTTCTGCAGCGTCGGGAGGATATAGAATTTATGGTGGTCAGGATCTCAGAGATGGTTGTTGGCATCATGTTGTTGTAGAAAAATATAACAATATAGTGACACTATATGTTGATGGAGTAGCAAAAACAACATCGGAAGATACAGCAAACTATAATTCCACATCCAATACACGTATTGGTACTAGTAATTTAGGACAAAGTAATTATTTTGAAGGTCAAATACAAGATGTTCGTGTTTACATAGGTGTAGCAAAATACAAAGGTGGTTTTGATGTTCCCAAACCTTACACACCAGTAGGTATTGAGGCATTTAGAACAACTGATGATACTTGTAAGAATAACTTTGCTACTTGGAATCCATTGACTGGTGCTGGAACTGCTGTTGATGATAATGCTGCTGCTTTGAAGGATGGAAATTTATATTTTGATACTTCAAATCAATCCCAAGTTACTTCAACAATTGGAATGAATTCTGGTAAATGGTATGCTGAATACCATTTGATAGGTTCTAGTGTATCAGGTTATCTAGGTGTTACTGGTGATGGAAGAGCACCCATAAACAATCAAGGTACTTTTAATGCTTTTGGACAGTCACTTATAAGACCTGGAGCAGCAGTAGATAATAGTTTTACAAAAAATTGGACTGCTACAACTTTAACAACTATGAATCCAGCACTTGGTTATAGTTCTGGTGATGTGTTTGGATTTGCTCTTGACCTTGATAGTTCTCCTAAAACTTTAAAGTTTTATAGAAATAACACATTAATACACACAGATTCTACAATAGGAGATAGTGGACATTACTATTTCATGGCGTTTAGAACAAATGATGGTTCAAATGGTGTGAACTGGGCTGATGTAGTAGCAAACTTCGGTCAAAACCCATCATTCTCTGGAACTACAACAGCAGGAACAAACGCAGATGATAGTGGTAAGGGACTGTTTAAGTATGCTCCTCCAACTGGTTTCTTAGCATTATGTGAGGATAACTTACCTGCTCCTGCTATTGCTGATCCTGGCAAGTACTTTAAGTCTGTGCTTTATACTGGTAGTGGAACTGCTGGTCATTCAATTACTGGTGTTGGATTCAAACCAGATTTTGTCTGGTTGAAGGGAAGAACTGGATCTAGTCTTAATCATATACTAGGTGATATTGTTCGTGGTCCTCAGAGGACACTATTTACAAATAATGCCCTCCAAGAATATACAGACAGAGGAATAATTAGTTTTGATGAAGATGGGTTTACTCTTTTATCTGCTGGTGGTGATGAAAATAATACTAATGCTCCATATGTGGCATGGTGCTGGAAGGCTGGTGGTGCCGCAGTATCAAACACTGAGGGAAATATTACAACACAGGTGAGTGCTAATCCAACTGCTGGATTTAGTATTGTAAAGTCAAATGGTCCGGGGACCTCTGGACATGGATTGAATAGCACACCAAAATTTATTATTCAAAAATCTTTGACTGCTGGAAATTGGAATGTTGCACATCATAAACTATATGAACCTGGCGGTACGGGCAAAATACTGCTTAATCTTACTGATCCTGTTGTACCATCTAGTACAACATATATGCACAATGCTACTGCTACAACATTTGATCCATTATTTTCGGCAGAACAAATTGCTTACGTGTGGGCAGAAGTAGAAGGATTTAGTAAGTTTGGAAGTTATGTTGGAAATGGAAGCACTGATGGTCCCTTTGTGTATTGTGGATTTAAACCTGCTTGGGTACTGGTAAAAAATATAGACACTGCTAACAGTCATTGGGTGTTGTGGGATTCTTCAAGAACACCTTATAATGAAATGCAAAATGCCTTACGTCCAAACAGTATCGACCCAGAAACTGCTGGTTTCCAATTTGATTTTCTTTCTAATGGATTTAAAGTAAGAGATGGTGAATTGTCTGTAAGCGAAAGCGGCGATACTTTCATCTTCGCTGCTTTTGCTGAGTCGCCATTCCAAACAGCTAACGCTAAGTAATAAATACATCAGGGTATCTCTAATCTAAAGTCAAATGGCAATTGTATTTCCAGCAAGTCCTAGTGTAAATGATACTTTTACAGAAGGATCTATCACATACAAATGGGATGGTGCTAAGTGGATTGGACTGGGTGTTACTCCTGCTGATAGATTAGTTGAAGGTAGTAATAAGTTAGAGATTGATGGTAGTAATAATCTAGTTTGGACTGGTGATAATGTTGGTATCGGGACTGATAATCCAGGCGAAAAACTTGTAGTTCAAGGTCCAGTTGTTTGTAAGGGAACCTTAAGTGCTGGTCAAACTTCTGCTGGAGTATTGGATTTTAGTGGAAATGATTTACGAATACGATGTTATGGAGCAACTACAGGATCTGGTGCATTTTCGATAAGAACTGGTGGCGGCGCGGGAAATGCTGATACAGAAGCACTTCGTATAACTTCTGATGGGCGACTCATCACAAAGGAAGACATATCAATAGAAGGAACTGGAGATAAGACTCTCTCTATTTATTGTGAGGATACAGGTGTACAAGCAACACCAAAAACATTTATAAACCTTTATGGCGAAAATACTGCAAACGAAAAAAAATTACAAGCTCAGATAGCGTCAGCTCCTGGAGCAGTTGCATCAAGTGCAGGGGAGTTGCATTTTTCAACAAATAACTCCAGCTCAGTCATTACTAGGAGAATGACTATTAACCAAGATGGTAATGTTGGTGTCGGATTGGTTGCTCCAAGGGTGCCCTTAGAAATTAATGCAACTCATGATACTACGGCTGGTAACCTCACACCTGTTTTAAGACTTTCTACAGGAAACTCTTATACTGGACTTAATACTGGTTCTGCTCTAGAGTTTGGAACTACAAATACCTTATATCCAACTTGGGTAAAAGGTAGAATTGGTGCTGTTTATGATAATGTCACTAGTTTTGGTGGAGAGATAGTATTTCATACAAATAATGGATCCTCTCAGACAGATCTGTCTGAGAAGATGCGTATAACTGCCGGTGGTGAAATTGGAACTCAATTGAAGATCACAATGAGAGAAAACCTCACTGATGCTTTCTCTCTTGATAGTAATGGAGCAAATGGATATTTTAGAATAGTAGATGAATATGATACGTTTGAAAGACTTCGTATACATGGAGATGGAACATTCAGTCTAAACACAACTGGTGCGTCTAACTACGACCAAACAGATAACACTCGTAATCTTGATACTACTAGTAGTAGTGTTGGCGGCAATTTTGCTTTCAGACGAGATAAAGGAACCATGATTATTGCCAACGATGCTAATACTGGTTGGTCATTGATGTATATTAATAAGTTTAATTGGGTTAGTGGTGATGATAATAGGTGGGCCGCCTTCTATCTAAATGGTTCTCCTAAAGATACTATTATTTGGAATGGTAGTAATGTTATCTTTGGTGGTGCCTCAGATTATAGAATTAAGAAAAATGTTAGAGATTTTACTAGTGGTATTGATAAGGTAAAACAACTTAAGGTTCATATATTTGATTACATTGAAACTGATAGAGGTAATAACCATGTTGGATTTATTGCTCATGAATTACAGGAAGTAATTCCAGAAGCAGTTGGTGGTGTAAAAGACGGAATGAGAAAAGATGAACAAACGGGTGAGGATGTGATGGATGTTCAAATGGTTGAGGCTGGAAAAGTAACACCAGTTCTTACAGCAGCACTTCAAGAAGCGATTGCTGAAATTGAAACACTGAAAGCAAGACTAGATGCTGCTGGTCTTTGATAAATAAAAGAGCCTAACTCTTTACTTATGGATAATCCAAAGAAAGAGGAAGCCAAAAAGGAAAACAAATTTGAGTGGGCGGATGAGGGTGTATCAACTCTCGTCCGAGTTATTATTCTTGGTTGGTCAGCAGCAATTTTGACCCTTAATTATGTAACTGTTCCTGGTGTTCCTCAGAAAAATATCGATCCAACTTTTATTGCCAGTGTTTTTACTGGAACTCTAGCTACATTTGGTGTCATGCCTTCTAAGAAGAAGGATGAATCAAAGCAAGCACCTACATTGGAGAAGAAAGATGCAAAAATTGATTAATGGTGTCGCGTTATTATCTGGTTTAGTTTCTTTAGCTGTCTTAGGGGGTGGTGCTTATCTTTACGTTCAAAAGGATACATTAATCGAGCAATCAAGGGAGAGAGTAACTGCTGCTATCACTGAAGCAATTACAGAAGCACTACCATCACTGGTAGATGCTGCTGTTCCAGGTGTCCCTGAGATGACTGGTCCTGCTGTGCCTAGTCCCACTATGCCATTCTAACCATGAATAAACTTAAGATCGTCGCCGCTTCAGTTGGTGGAGTATTTGTTGTAGCACACATAGGTCTGCTTGGATATGTTTTCAGGCAGGAACCTGAACCTGTGATTCAACCTCCTACATTTAATCTCCCCCGTGGTCCTTACTCTTCTTATAGGATTAAGGCAGGTAAGGATGGTTATGAGATTGAATTCCGTGCTGACGATCCTAAGGTTTTGGAATCACAAAAATCTTTATCTTCTGATGTTACCAAGAAAGGATTCTTTGGTGGTGGCACAGAGAGTCGCCGTGAATGGCGTACAGATCAGTTCACCCGTGAGGGCACTAGGAACCTAGGAGGTGCAACTGACGAGGAGGGAAAGTCTGCGAAAGACATAGAGTGTATCGTGGCGGACGCTGGGGCACGATCACAAGGTGCAATGGCAGGTAGTGCTATCGCTGCTGGAGTCGCCGTTCCTGCCGCTATGAGCATCCCCTATGTGGGTTGGTTGGCAGGTGGATGGGCACTGCTACTAGGACAGAAAGCAGGGTCATCACTAGGTTCTACAGTTGGATCAGTATTTAATGACTGCTAACTGAGAATCTTCTGAGAATTGTTAAATAACTCTGAATATTATTATAATATTATCATGGCACAATCGACCTATAAGAAGCAAGCAAAGAAAGACGCAACTGAAACATTTTTCTTGTATGTATTCTTCCATTCTATTTGGACAGGAATTTTTAAATTATTTGAAGACTAATGCCTGAGATACCCATCATTACAGGTGGAGATATTCGTATTAATGATATTGAAATTAATACTATATCCACCTATGACTTTAATAACACTTCAACATCACTACCACTAGCAGCTCCAGTAGTTGTAAACATTGGTGTGCCTGTGGTTGATATACCAGGATGTGTTGAAGCGACTGAAACTAATACTGCTAAAAATAATCAATTAAGAGAGGACGATCCTAATGGTGTGGTTACGTTTTGCGATTCTGGTGTTCCCAATTTTAATCCTCTTTCTTTTGAACCAAACCAGATGATTATGACTGGTCCACCTCAGGTGGATAACAGAACACCAGATAAACCTACACCACCAGAAACAAAAACAGATACACCACCTCCACCTCCACCATCTTCTGCTAATGTAGAATGCCCTACTAAAGTGCAGCAAGCACAGGAACCTGTAGGAACATTAGTAGAAGGTTTTAGAAAGGAAGTTGTTGGTTATAAACTCATTGATAAGACGTGTGTCCAGATAACAGAACCAGTTCCTCTACCTACACAAATTCTTGCTGGTCTGCCTAGTGGTGGACAGGTAATGCAGGTAGGTGGTATTGCTGTCATCGCTACATCATCAGCACTACTAGCAAAACCGCTGGCAGATCTGCTATTGAAAGCAGTCAAACCAGCGGTTAAGAAAGTTATGAAAAAGATTGCTACCTTACGTGGTAAGAAACCTCCTATTTTGTCTGTAGGGGAGCGCCTAGCAGAGCAGCGTCAGATGAATCATGCTGTGAAGGAGCTTCGTTCTGTCTTCCCGAGGAGGAAGAAGAAACGCTAGGGATGTTATGATAGTGTGGATGTCTATGTCCGGGAGGATTGTTTACCAACACATCAGCACATACTTTATAGTAAGGACTCTTTGGATGGAATTGAATTCCTTTTAACTTTAACTCACCACAATTCTTAAGTCTTGCAATTTCAAAGTCTAATCTTTTGTTGGCAGTTATTTGCTGCATCATCTCAATGTTAGAAGATGCTGCTTCTTTACAAAGGTCTTGCAGTTTCTTATCAGTGGGTGTGCTCCATGTCATAGAGAAACCTACACCTAGACTGTAGTTATCTTTCTGTCCTGTTCTAGTCCTTTTGTAGAAACTTACATCACCAGGATTATCTAAGATACCATCTCCCATTGGATTCCCGTCAGCATCGTAGGCACCAAAGTTATCGGTTACATCATATACTGGGTCATCGTAATAACCTTCAAACGGTTTGGAAGCAGAGACACTACCTGTTACATACGGAGTGAAATTGCGAGTGGGACCTTGACATTGTATACCTCCACCGTAGGTGTTTGTAATGTATGGTCCCTGAAGGACTTGAATAGCTTGGTTTGTAACGGAGCCTGAACTATTAGCCACAGGATTAGCAGTAGCAGAGACACCACCAACAGTTTCAGCATAAGAAGGATTAGCAAATAATAATGTTACTGCGAGAAGATACTTGTGGTATCGGTTATGCTTGTAACGTCGGTTTCTCTTTGAATAATCGTTTGGTTGCTTAAACCAGGTCCGCGATAAGTTTCTGTAAACTGAAACGCTGCTCCTGGTACTGTTTGTGTGAACTGTGGTTTGTTTGTTGCTCCAGTCCATGATGAAGTCACTCCATTAATAGTTACATTAGTAGCACCTGTTCCTGGTGATAGGTTTCCAGATGCTGATACACCAGTGCCAGTAGCAGAATACTGATACCCAGTGTTATAATCCATAGAATTTATAGTCTCAGTTATCTTCTGAGTGGTCTCCGTCCTGCTCGTCATTGAGCCCTGTGTGAAATTTGGGACCACGGGGACCGCCAGGGCAGGAGCAAGTGTGACACTTACACCCACCACAGACATCACAGACCAACGAATCATAGTATTCATTATCTATCTCCTTAGTCAATAACAGTAATCTCAGAAACGAATTGTCCTGTTGCTGTAGTACCAGCACCACCAGCCGTCACGGTTAGAGCACCTGACGTTCCGACAGTACCTGCTAGAGAACCAGCAGAACCAGCAGTGTAAGAAGTTACATTACTGAAGTTGGGAACATCTCCTACAGTAGGAGCAGCAGTTGGGATAGCATCACCTTGGGTAAACGAGGTGCTATAAGAGAATGACTCTCCGTTAGTTGCTGAAAGTTGATTTGCTGAAATCGTGCCAGGAGAATATACTCCACTGGTGATTGTGCCAGTTGAGATCACCCCAGAGGTTGTTCCATCTGAGGTGCCAACATTCGTGCCTGAAATACTATAGGAGTTGCCCACTCTTACGGCAGTTGATCTAGCAGCGTCAACAGTTAGTTGAACACTAGAAGATTGTTTTGATACAAGTCCACCTGCTTGAGCAGCAGAAGTGGTCATCAGTAGCATTACGATAGGAAGGATTTTCTTCATAGCGTATAATTTCGGATCCTCATATATTTAGTTGGTGTGCCTATGTTCAAAGTGGCACACATCACTTGACAGATCTTAAGAATTACTATATACTATGTAAAGATTCATTACGAAACGTATCATGACCGTTACAACCAACGAACAAGGACAACAAAACTTGTTTGCTAAAGAACCTCAAATGTATATCTCTAAGACTGACGCAGAGCGTTATGGATATGAGTCCTATGCAGAGAAAGCAGAGAAAGCAAACGGTCGCTGGGCAATGCTTGGCATTATTGCTGGTTTCCTGTCATATGCCATCACAGGCAACTTCTTTTTTGGAGTAGCTTGACAATGGCGGCATCATTCTTTACAATGGTAAGTGTCGTGTTCATAGTAGCACTGGCATATTCTGTAGAACAACTTTCTGAAACTTACTAATGGCTTTTAATATCACTGCTAAGGCACCTGATGGAACTGAAACGTCCTTCCCATGTGAGGATGATCAGTATATCCTTGACGCTGCTGAAGAAGCAGGTGTAGATATCAATTACTCTTGTCGTGCTGGTGCTTGTTCATCTTGTGCTGGCAAACTAGAGAGTGGTTCTGTTGATCAGAGTGATCAGTCTTTCCTGGATGATGATCAAATTGAATCTGGTTTTATTCTGACTTGCGTATCTTATCCTACTAGTGATTGCGTAGTCTTGACTGAACAGGAAGAGAGTCTTTATTGATGGAATTTACACAAGAAGATCTTTGGGATCAGATTGCAACTCTCGGTTGGGATGTGCGATATGATAACATTGTAATTGAGATTGGTGGCACAGTAGTCTCTGGTATCCACCAAGGTGAAGAGTATAATAAAAAGTGGGCAACCCCCTACGGTACTCGCAAATATAATAAGGATGCGTTCATCGTTATCAAAAACCTTTCGCGCACTCCTTTTGAATCATCTAAACCCATGGATAGAGAGCACAAACCTCCTCACTCACAGGAACCCACTGAACCACAAGACATTACTGTTAACATGGACGGTGGAGTTGGCGGGTCATGGGAAGTTAAAGAGGAAGATGTCAAATCCTAATCAACTCTATGAAGACATGGAGAAACTAAATGCCCTATACGAAGAACTCTGTTGGGGGCATCATGATGAATTAGTATTCACTCATGAAAATGGCAGAGTCATTATCTACAACAAATCACAGGAGCAAAACAAATGAAATTCGGATTCACACCTGAGGCAGAGATCCTCAACTCACGTCTAGCAATGCTTGGTTTCATCATCGCTGTTGGAACTTATGCTACTACAGGACAAATCATTCCAGGAGTATGGTAAATGGACACCAGTAACTTTCTAGCATTAGTAGTTGGATTCATGGTAGCAAATTTTTTACTATATCTTATCAAAGAATCTGATGATGATAATGGTGGAGGTGATGGCGGTATCATGACACCTATCATGGCACCTACAAATTAAATAAATAAAGACATATCGTCGCCACTTAAAGAGACCTCTGCCACATAACAGAAGGTCTCTTTTTTATTGTCCATATTAAAATAAGTAATGATTGATACACAAATGTTCCATATCTACGACAAGGAGACTAGTAAACCTGTCAAAGTGTGTATGACAGTTGAGGAACTGGAACAAATGATAGCAAAAAGAGAGGTAGATTGGAAGCACTGGGAGGTAGAAACGTGCTATACTGATCCCAGTTCGGAAGACCCCTCCTACTAGTTGAGTATAATCACTCATCTTTCAGGGGTTGACGGGCATAGCACAACCTGCTATACTAAATACATCGGCAAGTTAAGGAATCAAAACATTTCTTAACTGTTCTTAACACTCCTCAAACCAAGACCTATAGGGTGTATAAAAACGTCTTTCATATCCTGGACTTAGGGTGTCTAGGAAATAGTAAAACCATCATTTCCCTGATGATCTTACTTTTTTGTTTAAAACAATGGCTTCAACTCTTTCAAGGCAACAATCAACCTCTTCGTGGGAATCATTCTGCGAGTGGGTAACTTCTACCAATAACCGCCTCTATGTCGGTTGGTTCGGCGTACTGATGATTCCAACTCTGTTGGCAGCAACTATCTGTTTCATCGTCGCCTTCGTCGCTGCTCCCCCTGTGGACATCGACGGCATCCGTGAACCCGTCGCTGGTTCACTCATGTATGGCAACAACATCATCTCTGGTGCAGTTGTTCCATCTTCCAACGCAATTGGTCTTCACTTCTATCCCATCTGGGAAGCCGCATCACTTGATGAGTGGCTGTATAACGGTGGTCCTTTCCAACTCGTAGTATTTCACTTCCTCATTGGTATCTATGCATACATGGGACGTGAGTGGGAACTTTCATACCGTTTAGGTATGCGCCCCTGGATCTGTGTAGCATACTCTGCTCCAGTAGCAGCAGCATCGGCAGTATTCCTGGTCTATCCTTTCGGTCAAGGTTCATTTTCTGACGCAATGCCACTTGGCATCTCTGGTACATTCAACTACATGCTTGTTTTCCAAGCAGAACACAACATTCTGATGCACCCCTTCCACATGTTGGGTGTCGCAGGTGTATTCGGTGGTTCACTGTTCAGTGCAATGCACGGTTCTTTGGTTACATCTTCACTCGTTCGTGAAACGACTGAAACAGAATCACAGAACTATGGTTATAAGTTCGGACAAGAAGAAGAGACATACAACATCGTTGCAGCACATGGCTACTTCGGTCGTTTGATCTTCCAATATGCTTCATTCAACAACTCACGTTCACTGCACTTCTTCCTCGCAGCATGGCCTGTAGTTGGAATCTGGTTCACCGCACTGGGCGTAAGCACCATGGCATTTAACCTCAATGGATTCAACTTCAACCAGTCCATCCTCGACGGACAAGGACGTGTCCTCAACACATGGGCAGACGTGCTCAACCGTGCCGGTCTCGGCATGGAAGTCATGCACGAGCGCAACGCGCACAACTTCCCGCTTGATCTTGCAGCAGCTGAGTCCACACCTGTGGCCTTAATTGCTCCTTCTGTCGGTTGATCTTTCAACCTGTGGTATAATTCAGGGGTCTTCGGACCCCTTTTCTTTTCTTCATTATTGTAAAGTTTTATGTCTACTGATCTAATCGAACTGCTCACCTACTACGTGATCGGTGGTGCCCTTATCATAGGACCACCAGCAATCTTTCTTATCATTGCTATGATGGCAGCACTTCAAAATACGAAAGGTCGTATGGTAGGTTATAAAGATCATAAAACATATGGTGATATCTCATTCTACGAGAATGCACCAAGTGATCAAACAAAATTCTTCTTGGAACTTAATAACTAAGGTAAACAAAAAATGACTACAAGTACACTTACAACACCAACTAGGGGGTGGTTCGATGTCCTGGACGACTGGGTTAAACGGGATCGCTTTGTCTTTGTGGGTTGGTCTGGACTCCTACTTCTTCCCACTGCTTATCTTGCCATTGGCGGTTGGCTTACTGGGACAGCTTTTGTTACGAGTTGGTACACCCACGGTCTTGCTAGTTCCTATCTTGAGGGTGCTAACTTTCTTACGGCAGCTGTCTCGACGCCTGCTGATGCTATGGGTCATTCTCTTCTTCTACTTTGGGGTCCTGAGTCTCAGGGGAATTTCCAGCGGTGGTGCCAACTTGGGGGACTCTGGAATTTCGTGGCTCTCCACGGTGCCTTCGCTCTCATTGGTTTCATGCTTAGGCAATTTGAACTTGCTCGCCTGATTGGTATCAGACCTTACAATGCGATTGCTTTTTCTGGTCCTATTGCTGTATTCGTCAGTGTTTTCCTCATCTATCCTTTGGGACAGTCCTCTTGGTTTTTCGCGCCGTCCTTTGGTGTCGCGGCGATCTTCAGGTTCTTGCTGTTCCTTCAGGGTTTCCACAACTGGACGCTCAACCCCTTCCATATGATGGGAGTTGCTGGTATACTAGGAGGAGCACTGCTCAGTGCTATCCATGGAGTTACTGTAGAGAATACATTGTATGAAGATGGAGAACAAGCAAATACCTTTAAGGCGTTTGATTCGACACAGGAAGAAGAGACTTATTCTATGGTCACTGCAAACCGCTTCTGGTCGCAGATCTTCGGTATTGCATTTTCTAACAAGCGGTGGCTTCATTTTTTCATGTTGTTTGTGCCTGTTATGGGTCTATGGACATCCTCTATTGGCATTATTGGTCTTGCTCTCAACCTTCGTGCTTACGATTTCGTAAGTCAGGAGATCAGAGCAGCAGAAGATCCCGAGTTTGAGACCTTCTACACCAAGAACATTCTTCTCAATGAAGGACTACGTGCATGGTTGGCACCAGTTGATCAACCACATGAGTCATTCGTATTCCCAGAAGAAGTTCTGCCAAGAGGTAATGCATTGTGATCAAAGCACTCTTCACTTTTATGTTTGCTGCAGTGATGTGGGTTCAAGTCCCACAGTGGCAGGATGATTGGTCTAAGTGTGCTGTAGATGTACCTGACGTTCAATGTCATTGGTATATCACAGCACCCGATAGCACAATGGGTGAAGGATTCAGTTGGGCGAATGCCCCTTGGTTCAGTGCTGAAGGTCTCCTAGACATTGGAGAACTTCACAACACAGTTCAATCTTTACAGGAGGCATGATGAATAGTTTTGAAGTCACGCTATACTTTATATGCTTCGCTCTTATTGCTGGTGGTGCCTTCGCTATGATGTGGGCTAACATTCAATCTATTAAAGTAGAAATGAATAGACCTAAACCACGTCATCCTGAAGCACCACAAGCAGGTGAAGAATTGATGTATGTAGATCTGTCCAGAGAAAAACTGGAAGATCTATACAATAAATAAAAAAAAAATAAATTATTATGTCTTGTAATCTTCGCGATAAAATGTTAGATGCTCTACTTGCTGATGCCCAAGGTAATATTGCCAAAGCAAAAGCAAACGTAGAAGTATACCTACACAACCCTGTTGGTATTGGTGAGCACCCTGATGTGCTTGCTGCTATTCAGGAACAACTAGATATCATTGCTCATGAAGAAGAACGTATCGAAGTTATCGGTAAGCACTTCACTGCACCTTTCTAGAGGATGTTGTGGTGCTGGATGTCCAGACTGTCCATTCAGACCACCTCCTAAACCGACACAGCACTCCTTGACGGGAGTGCTTTTTTATTGTATACTATGAAAGTTAAACGCCCTATTTCTATGGAAGTAATTGTAGAAGGCAAGGTCAAAACTGTATACGCTGGTGATGATGCTGATCGTGTCATCATTGAGTATCATGATAAGGTGACAGCAGGCAACGGTGAGATGGTTGATCATCCTTTAGGAAAGGGATCCCTCTGCTGTAGTATCTCTGCTCTTATCTTTGAGAAACTTGCCAAAGAACATATCCCAACACATTATATTAATATGGTTGGTGCTAACAAGATGATCTGTAGGAAAGTAGACATCGTTCCACTGGAAGTTATTTGTAGGAACCGTGCTGCTGGATCTATTGTTCGTGAGACAACACTACAAGAAGGTTATTCACTACCACATCCTATTGTTGAGTTCTTCTTGAAGGATGATAACAAGCATGATCCTCTGTTGACAAGAGATCGTGTGCGTCTGATGGGATATGATCCTGAACCTTTTATTGACTTGACTCTACGTATCAATGACATTCTCCGTTCATTGTTCTACATCTTAGGTATTGATCTGGTTGACTTTAAAGTCGAATATGGATACACCGCACATGGTGAGTTGCTACTTGCTGATGAGATCAGTCCCGATAGTATGAGATTGTGGAAGATTGGTGGTGATGAAAGATTCGATAAGGATCTATTCAGAAACGATGAAGGTGATATTGTCCCTGCTTATCGTGAGATCCTTGAGCGTCTACAACCACTTGCAATCCAATGAACAAATCATCACTTCTTAGTCAAAATATTATAGGTGCAGTTATAATTCTCCTTGCAGAACCTTTGATACTTATGTTGATATGGAATGCTTTCATACCAGGTATTTTTGGATTACCAACTTTGGGATACTGGTCTGCAATAGGATTGTCTGTAGTTTGTAGTATATTATTTAAATAATGAAACACCACATCCCTGATGAGATTAGAAAACTTGGTTTCGATTGCTTTAGAAGTTTGAATGCTGCTGAGAGAGCAGTTGTTCTTCTTGGTGAAGATGAGTATCGTAAATCATTAGACCTTGACAATGATGATGCTGAGTGTTGGAAGATACCTAGTGGAGAATCAACTACCTTTGTTGGTTGGAATCCCATGTGTATCCCTACAATGGATTACATCGTATGGAAACTAAAACGTCGTGAACAAATTGCTAAAGGTGAAATCATTGGATAAGTTATCTAAAGATGAGATGAGATCTAAGATCAAAGAGTTCTCTGCACTTCTTAGAAGTCAAAGAGAACACTGGGACAAAGAAGACCAAATTGGATTCACATATTCTTGTGATCTAATCTCACAATCACTCATTACATTATACATTCGCTTAGGTAGAGACTAATGGACTACAAAACTTCTGGCGTTGACATTATCAAGGGTAGATCCTTTGTAGAGTATCTAAAGGTATTGGCACCTAAGATTGATGGTGGGTTCAGTGGAATGATGGAGATCCCATCAGGATATGAGAAACCTGTGCTGGTATCTGGTGCTGATGGTGTGGGAACTAAAATTAATATCTGTAGGATTGCTGATGATTACACCACTATTGGTCAGGATCTCGTTGCTATGTGCGTCAATGACGTTATATGTTCTGGTGCTAAACCATTATATTTTCTAGACTATATTTCTGCCAAAACACTGGATGCTAATGTCAGTGATATTGTGTATGGGATTAATGTTGGTTGTACTATGGCAGGGATGGAACTGATTGGTGGGGAAACTGCCGAACATTTCAGAACAAATGATTACGACCTTGCTGGTTTCTGTACTGGTATTGTAGAAAAGAATGACGTTGTTGATGGCAGTAACATCAGACCTGGTGATGTAGTCATAGGTATTGAGAGTAGTGGTCTTCATAGTAATGGATACACACTGGTCAATGATATGCTGTGGAGAAATTATATTTTCTATAAGGAGATGCCCGAGCTGTTGGTTCCAACTACCATCTATGCTCGTCTGATCCAGCACCTGTTGGATGAAGTTCCTATCCTAGGCATGGCACACATCACAGGTGGAGGACTGCCTGAGAACCTCCCACGATGCCTTCCAAGGGGTCTCACAGTTGACGTTGACTATTCTGCTTGGGAGAGACCAGAACTCTTTACCAAGATCCAGGAGGCAGGAGACATTGCTGAGGAAGAGATGCGTAATGTATTCAACTGTGGTATTGGATTCTGTTTAGTTGTGCCACCAGATGTAGCAGAACTAACTCAGACCTTGATTTCTGACACACCTTATGGTATGATGTCTTGGGTTATTGGAAAAGTACAATGAAGATTAAAGTTTATTCTACACCAGGGTGTTTCTACTGCACCAAGTTAAAGGAACTATTTGAACGTGCAAACATCACTGACTATGATGAACAGATTTGTACTAGTGGAGACGAGGTTCGTGTAGATTATCCTGATGCAGGTTCTTTTCCTTATGTTATTATAGATGGAAAAGAAATTGGTGGTCTGGTAGAGACTGCTAAATTTTTCGTAGAAAAGAATTTAGTATCTTCTAATAAAAAGTGAAAGATCTTAAAATAAATAAAGGCATAGAACTCATGCTTCGGGGGGCGAAGGAGGAAAAGGAAGAAGCGAAACCCCCATCAAAAGGTATCGCTATCACTAGGTTTTTTACCCTACTAAAGCGAAGAGTCTATTTCAACTTTGAACTTTTGTGGGACAGCAAGCAAATTTAAATTGGAGTTGAACCAATGACGCAAGCAACCATTGTTTATTTCTCGGCAACTGTTTCTTTTATATTTTTATGTGTAGGTGTGATTGCTGGGTGGACAGCAAACGAAAAACTCCATGAATACATGTATCGTATGCAGGAAGACAATATTCATCCAGAAATGTTAGACGGAGACGGTCAATGGATCAACGAAGAATTACTCTCAGTTCGCTTCGTAGATGAAGAGGAACTTGAAGAGGAATAAATACACTTATGACATTAATTAGGTTATGCAATTATTACTGAATGAAGTGCTGCAAAAAATAAGCAACGCTAAAACTAAGGCACAAAAAATTAAACTTTTACAGGAACATAATTCTCCAGCACTTAGGCAAATTTTAATTGCCAACTTCGATGAGAGCATTATTTCTATGCTTCCGCCCGGTGAAGTTCCTTATGAAAAGAATGAAGCACCGGAGGATACAGAGCATACGAAACTTGTTCACGAGTATCGTAAACTTTATCTCTTCTTTAAAGGCGGAGCGAATGTATCTCAAAGTCGTCGCGAAACCCTATTCATTCAACTCCTAGAAGGTCTCCATCAAGGAGAAGCAGAAGTGCTATGTCTAATGAAAGACAAAAAGATCGGTAAGCGTTGGAAGATTACTAAGCAGTGTGTTGAAGAAGCATATCCCCAGATTCAATGGGGAGGTCGCTCTTGAACTTACTTCATGAAAATTGTGATCCTGAATTAGCAAAAGATACATCACTACCATGTACTGCTTACATCATTGAGTATAGTGTTGAAGGTGGTGTTCAACATGACATTGTTATATCTTCCAAGCAATCAGAGATATTTGATCATTACTGGGACAAGTATCATAGTGTAATTAGTATGAAACAAACAGAGGGTAGAGCTAATCCTAAACTCTGGCAAAATCCTAACAAGAAAAGCAAATGAGTGCAAATCAAACTGGTAACTGGTGTATTTTTTACCGCAAACTATCTGAACCTACAGTCTGGCATACAATGAAGACATGGAGGAAGGACGGTGTTCTTGTGTCTGCTAAAACTTATGACGATGTGTATAAGTTTGGTAGATTTAAAGAAGCATTTGATTTTGCTAAGAACCTAATCACTGGTGCCGGAACAGTTCCTGTTTATGACGCGCAGGTCAAGAGAGTTTGTCATGCGAGAGGAGATGCATTTTATCTTGCCGGAAACTGACTTGCGATCATAAATAAAGTATGGTATAATTACCATACGTTCATCCCCCGCAAGGAGGACGCAAGTAAGTCGCGGAACGGAGCCGTTCATCCCATGCTAGAAGTATTATTCTATTCATCACTCACATGTGCTCAAGCTGATGCAGTTATGCTTCGGATGAGAACAAATGAGAATATTCCTCCTGAATACAAGGTGGAATTGATTGAGGTCATGAAGGAATCAACGCCTGATTGCTACCCATGGGACGCACACGACTGAAGGAACGGGGATTAAAAACCCTAACTTCAGGAGACTGACAAATGAACACACTAAACATAATCAAGAAGCAGATCAACAAAGCATCTGCCCTTCACGACGCACAGATTAATCACACCTCATATCGTGGTGTTGAGTATACTACACGTTGTGTCGAATTAAAGGAACCCCACGGCACATTCTGTTATCGTGGTCGCACCTACAGTAAGTGAGTTACTTGTAAACTTGTAAAAGAAGGGTTAACACCCTTCTTTTTTTGTGCCTATTTATTTTTAAGCATATTTACGGATGCTAAAATATGAGGAAACCCTTATAATTAGTTATAGAAATGAGGACTAGTGATGTAAGAAATAACTCTTCGTTATGATGTAGTTTTATTCTATACTAAGGAGGTGTATCATGCATAATCTAATACCATTCAATCAACTACATGAGTGGAGAAATTTTGAATCATCTGTAAAACAATCACAAGAGGAACTAGAAACAATTAATGAATACTATGAATGCTTAATTGAATGTCGAGAAGGTCAGTCATTATGTAAACGTATTTGTAGGAGAATCTTAGCATAACATCATCACGGGGGGTTGCGACCCCTCTTTTTTTGTGCTATGATGTGTTGATATTACCCATAAATATATGGACATAGAGTCTGACTGGAGATACAGTGATGAACGTATGAGTCTTCGCGCAGATGTGTTTATTAAATTGAAACACTACCTGAAATTAAAAACAGGAAAGCATCTGTATGAGTTCTGTCATCACTGGGTATCTCAAGGCAATAAATCAACGGAGGGTGCTGAAGAAGCATTCCTTCAATACTTAGAGGAGGTAACCCATTGAGGTTTAAGGACACAATTAAAGTAGCAAAAAAAGCGATTAAGCTTGCGGATAAGAATCCGATGATGTATACTGATGAAGAGATCCATTACATGCGATTGCAGTTACGTGCTGCGAAAGCAGGTCTCAAGAAAAAACGTGAAATGATGAGCAAAGGATTCAAGAATGAAGCAACAACATGGGTCAGTCCGTCTAGTCTCTATAACTCCAGAAGCGGAGAAGATGATGGGGTACGTAGCGAGGGTGAGCAACCCGAACAACCAGGACAACCCGAAAGTATCGGGACTCCTTAGTTATTGTATCAAACATAATCACTGGTCTGTATTTGAACAAGCGTTCATGACACTGGAGATTGAAACTAATCGCGGAATCGCAGCTCAGATCCTGAGGCATAGATCGTTCACATTCCAAGAGTTTTCTCAGCGGTATGCTGATAGTTCTATGTTGACTGATAAGATTCCTCTACCTAATTTGCGTCGTCAAGATACAAAGAACCGTCAGAATAGTATTGATGATGTGGATCCTTTTGTTAAGCAGGAACTTGAGATTGCTATCGAGCGTCACTTTGATTCTGCTATGGATCTTTATCAGCATATGCTTTCTGTAGGGATTGCAAAGGAATGTTCGCGTTTTGTGCTTCCTTTAGCAATTCCCACCAAAATTTACATGAGCGGATCAGTTCGATCATGGATGCATTATATCGATCTGCGTTCTGCTCATGGAACACAGAAAGAACACATGGATATCGCTCAACAATGTCGCGATGTATTTGTAAAAGAATTACCTATTTGTGCTGAAGCACTGGAGTGGTCATGAAACTATTAACGTTAGAAGATTATGAATTAGCAGGTCAAACATTTTGGCCTAAGTATTGGTACGTTGCCAAAGAACTTGGTGAGGATGCCAAACCTGAGCAAGTCATTAAAGTTATGGAAGCAATTGGTGGTGTTGCACTGAAGCTAGCACTCGAAGAAAAGGGAGCAGGTCCATTTGGATTTAATAAAGTAAAGGAGGGAGACGATGGCGACTTACCCAGTGATTAACAAAGAAACTGGTGAACAAAAAGAAGTAAGACTTAGTGTTCATGAGTGGAGTCAGTGGAAAGATGACAATCCAGAATGGGATAGAGATTGGAGTGATCCATCTACATGCCCTGCCTCTGGTGAGGTTGGTGAATGGAGAGACAAGATGAGTAGAACACATCCTGGTTTTCATGATATAATGAAGAATAAGATTGCTCCTAAGGCACCAAGAAACAGAACCATCACACAAAAGTATAACTGACATGCCAGCTAGAAAGAAGACTACTAAAGCACCTGGACAAGGTATGAATGCGAAGCAGAAGAAGCGTCGTAAACCCATTGATGAAGCATACATGGTTCCAGTCGAACCTCTTACTCACAATCAACAAATCATGTTTGATGAGTGGGACAAAGGTAAGATGATCTATGCCTATGGTGTAGCAGGAACTGGTAAAACTTATGTTGCTCTTTATAAAGCACTTAAGGATGTACTCAATGAGTATACACCTTTTGAAAAAATCTATATTGTTCGCTCTCTTGTCGCTACTAGGGAGATTGGTTTCCTTCCTGGAGACCATGAGGATAAGTCTTCTCTCTATCAGATACCATATAAGAACATGGTTCAATCCATGTTTGAGATGCCTGATGATGCATCATATGAAATGCTCTATGATAACCTGAAGGCACAGGAAACTATCTCCTTCTGGTCTACTAGTTTCATACGTGGCACTACACTAGACAATGCTATCGTTATCATTGATGAGTGTCAGAACCTAAACTTCCATGAACTAGATTCAATCATCACTCGTGTGGGACAAGACAGTAAGATCATTTTCTGTGGAGACGCAGCACAAACTGATCTTCAAAAGATCTCTGAACGTTCAGGTATCCTAGACTTCCAACGCATCCTACAAAATATGGATGAGTTCTCACTGGTTGAGTTTGGTGTGGAAGATATCGTTCGCTCTGGTCTTGTCAAATCTTATATCATTAATAAAATTAATCTAGGTCTATGAAACTGTTCAATCATGTGGGACTAGATCCTATTGAAATGTCTGCTGAAATGGTGGGGGGCAAACGTGTTTATCTTACACCAACAGGACATCACTATCCATCTGTCACCACTGTGATTGGCAACAACGCAGCAAAGAAAGCAGGCATTGCTAAGTGGCGAGCTCGTGTTGGCGAGAAGGCAGCAAATGCTAAGACAACTCGTGCTACTGGTCGTGGCACAAAGTATCACTCTATTGCTGAAGATTATTTTAATAATAATCTAGACCTAAAGAAGTATAAATCGCACCCACTTCCTGTACTAATGTTCCATCATAGTCGCCCTACTTTGGACCGTATAAATAATATTTACTTACAGGAAGCGGCGCTCTACTCTAAACATTTAGAAATTGCAGGGCGTGTGGATTGTATCGCTGAGTTCGACGGTGTGTTGTCTATCATTGACTTCAAGACTGCTGCTGAACCAAAGCGTGAGAAATATCTTTACGATTACTTCGTTCAAGAAACTGCATACGCATGTATGCTACAAGAAAACTACGGGTTGAGTGTCAAACAACTCGTAACTATTGTTGCTTGTGAAAACGGAGAGACTCAAGTTAAGGTGCTTCCACCTAAGAAAGAATTCTTTATGAAACTAATGAGTTATATCTCGGAGTATCAAGAACAACATGGACAAGAAACAATTATTAGAGGATAAGTTTATGACAGCTGCGAGATTCTCGCAGGAAGTGGAGAAGATTGCACTTAGCAATCCAGATATGAATTATATTGATTCGGTTATCCACTATTGCGAAATGAATGAGATTGAACTAGATAGCATCAATAAGTTGATCAGCAAACCATTGAAGGAAAAACTCCGTCATAATGCACAGCAACTCAACTTCATGAAAAAAACCAGTCGTGCCAAATTAATGTTAGTATGAGCTTCTTCCAATCCGAACTTGTCCGTGGTGACATCCAAGAAATGGTAGAACTACAACAGTTTTGTTTTAGATCTGCCATGAATTTTGTTCTTCTTGACGAAGAGAAAAGACTTCAATACTTTGATGCTCTTACTACTCTTATTGAAAAGCAGAAAATATTTTATGCTCGCATCAAGTTGAGTGATGATCCTGAAGCTGTCTCTGTCCTTGAGACAATGAAGCAAGGGGTTGTTATGCTAGGTGCTACACCAGACACACCCATCGAGCAGATGTTTGATGAGTTGTTAGAGAAAGTGTCTTACCTCAAGCAGAGGTATGAGAATGGTGAGGGACCACCTGACTGGGCACCACAACGACCACCAGGTTGACACCCACCCCATCACCTGCTATAATAACTTCGTTGGGCAGCACAGTACTAAGCGTAAGACCCAACACGTAAACCAAATCCAATTTAATCCAAAAATCCT